GGAATGCCGCGGCGGCCTGGAGCTGACGGTGTCGGCGGCGGGCGAGGAAGCGGGCGAGCATCGGCTGGGTCCTTTCTGGTGGTCAGGCGGCGAGCTGGTGGATGGCGGCGAGGTTCTGCTGGGCTTCGATCTCGGCGGGGCTCCAGTCCTCGGCGCCGTGTTCGGCGCGGTACTGGGGGCCGGTGGTCGGCTCGTCGGTGGCGGGGGTCGGGGTGTCGGTGTCCATGGGGCCTGCTCCTTTGAAGGCGGGGTGGTCGGTTCTGGTGGGGAGCCGCACCCGTGGGGGTGGCGGATGCGGCTTCCGACCAGCCGGGACCCGCGGGTGCGGGGCCCGGAAGGGGGTCAGCGGCCGCTGTTCTTTGTGTTCTTGCGGCACTGGTGCCGGTCGGCGACCTGCTGAACGTTTCGGCCTTCGGCGATAATGCGGTGGCCGCAGGTGCGGCATGTCATGGAGACGGGGCCGTTGCCTGCCTGGAACCAGTCGAAGATGGCCATGTCGGTCCTTTCGGTGGGTGGTGGTCTGGTGGTGCTGGGGGCGGTCTCAACGTGGGGGTGGTCGTTGAGACCGCCTCCGGCATCACCGGGCCGGGTTGGGGCCCGCAGTGCGCGGGCCCCGCGGGGCGGTCAGGCGGTGGGCTGGCCGGTGAGGCGGCCGATCTTCGCGACGTGCGCTTCCTGCTCCGCGATCAGGCGGGCGGTCTGGGCCTGGAGGCAGCGGTCCCAGTCGCGCCACTCGCCCCGGTAGTCGGCGGTGTAGTCGTCGTGGCCGTGGATCTCCCAGTCGGTGGCCTCCGGGTGGCCGGCCAGCCGCAGTGCCTCGTCGTGGCCGTAGCCCTCTTCGTGCATGTGGTCCCAGTGGATCTGGGCGATCTCCTGGGCCTTCTCGTCGAAGGCTGCGGCGGCGGCCTTCAGCTCGGTGTGGGTGTCGATCAGCCGGGAGACGGCGGTGGCCCACTCCTTGGCGGCCTCCGGGTCGCGCAGGTAGGCGTACGCGGCGTCGGTGGCGGTCTTTGCCTGCCCCCAGCGCTTCCACGCGGTGGCGGCCTTCCCGTCGACCAGGACCTTCTTCAGCGCGGCCAGGTGCTTGGCGTTGCGCCACTCGGTGCGGGCCTCGGCGTAGACCTGCTCAAGGAAGTAGCGGGCCTTCTCACGGAGCTCGTACTCCTCCTCGGTGCCCACCTGGCGGCCGTCGCGCTCGTCCTCGTGGCGCCAGCGCAGCTTCGGGTCGTTCTTCCAGCGGTCGTACGGCTCCTCGGGCTCCGCCTCCGCGCCGGTGTACGGCTTGAAGGTGTAGCGGTTGCCCCAGCCGGACGGGTTGGGCTCGACGTTCTGCAGGTTCGCGGGCAGGTAGGGGGCGAGGCGGGCGTTGAAGATTTCCTTGAACTCGTCGGCGGTAACGCTGAAGGTCGTTCCGAGCATGGCGGAGGTTCCTTTCGGGGTTCAGTCGTTGGTGATGGCGGCTGCGGCGTTGGCGGCGTGCTGGTGGAGTTGGTGGTCATCGGCGAGGTGGTGGACGAGGCGTTCACCGCACAGGCGGGCCTCTTTCGCCTGGTCGGGGTCAGAGCCGGATGTCGGTGATCGTCAGGGTGTCGTCCGCCTTGGCGTGGGCGCCGCAGGAACTGCACTTGAAGGTCGTTCCGCTGCCGGTGGTGGTCTCGTTGGTGCTGGTGCCGCAGCACTCGGGGGTCTCGTCGGGGCTGAGTTCGTCGCCTTCGGTGAGGTCGGCGAGGTCGATCTGGTTCATGTGCTTCTCCGTTCGGTTCGGTTGGGCTCGGGGTTTCTGGTGGGGAGTCGTCCACCGGAGGGGGTGGTCCGGTGGACGGCTTCCGACCAGCCGGGACCCGCGGGGTGCGGGGCCCGGGCCGGGGGTCAGGTGGTGCGGGGCTTCGGCTCGGTCGTGGTGTCACGGGGGTTGAACTTGATCCGGGAGGCGGGCTTGGAGACCGGTGCGGGTTTCTTGGCGGCGGTGCCGGTGATCCGGGACTTTCGGGTCAAGACGGGGTCCTCTCAGGGCTGGTGGTCGATGGCTGCTGCGGCGTTGGCGGCGTGCTGGTGCAGGTCGTGGTCGTCGGCGAGGTGGTGGACGAGGTGTTCGCCGTGGAGGCGGGCCTTCTTCGCCCGGTCGGGGTCGATGTGGGTGAGGGCGGGGTTGGTGTCGGGGTTCGTGATGAGTGCGGTGAGGTGGCCGACGACGGTCAGGACATCGGCACCCGCCGACCCGGCGAGGACCGCGGCGAGAGTCTGGGAGGCGTCGGCGGTGTAGCGGCCGGTGAGGACGGCTTCGGCGATGGTGCGGAGCGCGGCCCGCAGGTCAGCGAAACCGGGGAGCCAGTCGAAGCCGTTGAGGTCGTCAAGGGTGTCGCCGAGCTCGGTGTCTTCGACCGCCGCGGGCGCGGTGTGGTGCGGGTTCACTGCTGCTCCCCGTTCACCAGCGCTTCGGCCTCAGCGATCACGCTGTTGATCGCGTCCGGGTCGGCATCGGGGAGGCCACCGGTGCGGGGGTCCCACAGGCGGAGCATGTTCCCAGCGGAGGCGATCGCCTCAACGAGGACACTGATCTCACGCGGGGAGACCTGCAGTTCACCAACGGGAGTGCCGGTGGGGCCGTACAGCTTGATGGTTCCTGCGTTGTCGGTGTCCTCGGACAGGGAGTAGAGGGCTTCGAGGATCGCCATCATGCGGAGGTCATCGTCGGAGAATTCGACGTCGCTCATGACTGGCCTCCCCCGGTGATGACGGAGAAGCGGGCCTTGGATGCGACGTGGGAGGCCGCGGCGCGCGCGTCGGCCAGAGCGTTCGAGACGCCGGCATCCACGCTGTCCTGCGGCTGTGCTTCCAGGAGGGCGACGAGTCGGGTGATGCCCGCCCAGGTGAGCGAACCGTGGAACGCCTCCGTGCCGTCCGGGGTGGCGAGGGTGACGGTGAGGTAGGGGGCGGCGTTGGGGAGCGGGTTGAGGTCGCTCATGGCGCGGCCGAGGGCGATAGCGGCCTGGAGACTGCTCGTGATGCGCTGCTCAGCCATTAGATCGTCACCGCCTTCAGGACGCGGTCGGAGCCGGTCCAGACGGCGCAGGTGTGGCGGCGCTCGCCGGTGAAGATGTCGAGGATCTCGACCGCGAACTGGGCCGCGCGCCGCTTCAGGATGCGGCGGGCCTCGGACGGGTCGTGGATGACGGTGAGGACGCGGTAGGTGCCGGCTGCGTTGTCGTAGACGGTGCCCGGGGCCCGCGGGCCGAGGTCGGCGGCGACCGAACGGCGCAGCGCCTCATCGGCCTGGGTCGTGGCATTCGCGCCAACCGGGTGGACGTTGTCCATCGGTCGCGGTGCCGCGGAGACGGCTGTCGTGAGATCCTTCATTCGGATCGACCTCCTGATGTAGCAGGTAGGGCCTGGTCCGTACACGCGGCTCCCGGTGGTGATGCACCGGGGGCCGTTCTGCGTGCTAAGACCGTCGTGATTGACTAGACCCACCATATCTCTGGGCTAGCCCACCTTGTCAATAAGCTAGCCCAGAGTGTTCAATGGACTTACACGACAGGAGGCATGAATGCCGATCCCAAACGGCCCGACGACCTACCGGGAGCTCGCTGAGCTGCTGAGAGGTCAGATCGAGGGGGGTGAATACCCGCCTGGGGCACCCCTACCGTCCATTCCGGAACTGATGGATCAGTGGAAGCTCGCGCGACAGACCGTGCGGTCCGCCATCAATCAGCTCGCATCGGAAGGGCTTGTCAGAACGGCTCCCCGCAGGGGGACCGTCGTCCAGGCCCGTACGGAGCGACGCCGCATCGCACGCAGCCAGGTAGTCACCAGGAGCAGTGCGGGCATGTACGTCTTCCCGGCCGCCGGATACCCGGACGAGGTGTGGCAGACCCACGGGACGCCGCACCGCTCGCAAGAGCCGGCGCCTGACCTTGTGGCCGAGATCTTCGGTGTCGAGGCGGGCAGCCCGGTTCTGCGTCGTCGTCGGGTGATGTCGCCCGAGGAAGAGCCGCCGTTCCAGATCGTCGATACCTGGCTGAGCCCTCAGGCGGTCGAGGACGCCCCTCGCATCGCGGAGAAGAGCACGGGTCCCGGTGGGTACCTTGACCGTCTGGAAGAGGCCGGCCATGGGCCGATCTCGTGGACGGAGACCACCAGGACGCGCATGCCTTCTGAGGAGGAGGCCCGGCTCCTGGAGATCTCCACGGCGCTGCCGGTGATGGAGTTGTCCCTGGTGGGGACGTCTGGTCGCACTGGAGACGCACTTGAGGTGACGATGCGCGTTATCCCGGGTGACCGTGTGGAGCTCGTGGCGGCCCTGGTGCGTGATGAGTCTGCGGCTTGGCCGCGAGGGGAGGGGGTGCGGTAGCAGATAGGTGACGGCCGACCGGTGGTTCAGACCGGCCGACCGTCGATGGTCGCCACCCTGCGAAAGAAGGCGACCTTGTGAGCCACCCAGCGATGAGTAGTCACGAAGAGGAGCCTACTAGTGAGCCCCACTAGTACCTACTCGGGCGTCCCAACGATCAGGGGCATCCGATGAAGAAAGACCGAGACCTTCCGCCTGCTGTCACATTCCAGAGCGGCGCAGACCTGCTCATGCAGTTGAAGATCGTCGACAGCATCACACACCAGGGCATCCGCTACATCGCGGACCACCACTCCGCCTGGCCGTTCGGGCCGGGCCGCAGCCACGCCTACTGGACGATCGCCAACGCCACCGTCATGGCGACAGAACCGTTCCTCACGTTCTTCCGCGAGCACCCAGCCGCAGGCCGCAGAACCGGCAAGCAGCGCTCTACCGAGGACAGACAGCAGTAATGGTCACCGGGCATGAGATCGCAGCTCTCATCACCCCCGGAAACGCGGAACGGCCGGCATACGGGGCGCAGCACCCCTGCCGACCGGTCCAAGCACAACCAGCGGATTGCAGGCCGCTGGCCATCGAACAACAGATGCTTCGTAAGGCAGGTCGTTCATGACCACAGTAGCGCCTCAACAAAAGTCGACAAGAGGCACCCACCGGTTGCCGCTCCGAGCATCGCGCCAGGACGGCCCTCGGGATTGGTTTCGCGCGCTGGCCCGTGACGGTTCCGTAGACCCGACGGACAAGGCGGTGTACGCGGCCATCGCGTCCTTCGTCGACCCCAAGACTGGGATGTCGCCGTCCGTCACTGCCGATGTCGGCAGCACTGTGCTGCCGGAGAACATCCCCACGCGCAAGCGGCTTGCTTCGTGCATCGGGAAGTCCATCTTCACGGTAGACCGCTCCATTAAGCGCCTAGAGCAGCGTGGCCTCATCCTGGTCCACCGGCACACGCACCCCGAGAACACGAAAGCGCACGCCCCCTCCCAATACGAACTGCTGCCGTACCGGCCACAGCCGACCCCGATCCCGAAGCAGACCGCCACAGTCGCCCGGAAGCGCCTCCCCATCAGCGCGACCAAGCGAACGCGCATCATGGCCCGAGACGGTCACAGGTGCCAGAAGTGCGGCGCCACCGAAGACCTGACCATCGACCACATCCAGCACTGGTCTCGCGGCGGTACGAACGCCGACGACAACCTCCGAGTCCTCTGCCGCTCCTGTAACAGCCAACGCAGCGACGGCTCTCTTGAAGGGCTCGACTCGTGAACGAATCGACAAGCAGCGGCGCTAGCGTCTCCCGTATCCGCGGTATCGCGAAGCTGCTCGAACAGGTCCGCCAGCTCGACTCCACCGACGAGCCGTTCGAAGTCGAAGCCGAGGACGAGCTGCCGTTCGTGCAGCTCGGGCACTGGGTTGCGCTGTCGGGCGTGAGCGCCGGCGCCTTGGCGCTCTACTGGATGCTCGCCCTGCACCTGAACCGAACCCGTGGTGACCGGTACGTCTGGCCGACCACGGACATCCTCGCCCACATGCTCGGCTACTCCCGGGGCGACAAGATCAAGCGGTTCGTGGATGAGCTGGTTGACATCGGTGCGATCAGAGTTATCTCGGTCCCTGACCTGCGAGGGCCGCAGAAGCGAAACGTCTATCGGCTTCGGCGTACTCCGCCCGAGGGATACACCGGTCTGGTCTCCCTCAAGGAGTTCTACGCCCAGCTGGATGAGGCGTACGAGCAGGAAACCGCAGGTGATCCCGTGTCCCCCCAAACGGGGGGACACGTCCCCCCTCATTCGGGGGGTGACGTAGCACCCGAACCCGGGGGGCACGTACCCCCCCGGGCGGGGGCGGTAACTACAAGAACCTCTAACTACATGAACGAGAAGGACGCGCCTTCGGCGCGTAGCGCCGCTGACGGCCGTAGGCCTTCTACAGGTAGTAGAGGCAAAAAGGTCGAAAGCGGCGTTGCCGCGTCCAGCAAAACCACCCCTCCCCCCTCCACCACGACAGCCCCCACCAAGGCACAGACCAGCAGCAAGGCGAAGCACAGCCGCCAGCAGCTGGAGACCGCCCGGCAGGTGGCCGCCGCCTACCCCGAGCAGCTCGGCGTCCGCCTCGTGCCGGTCCTCACCGATGCGATCCTTGCTGCGCTGGCCGGCGACGTGCCCGGGGCGGAGCGGACCGTGGCCCAGCTCGCCGCCCGTATCCAGCAGCGGTGGAACCACCACGGCTACGCAACCGCCTTCTACCGGGGCGAGATCGAGCGTCCGATCGGTGCGGCGGTGGAGATGGTGCGGCCACTGAAAGCCACGGCCCGCTACGGCTGCGCGAATCCGCGCTGTGAGGTCGGTGTGGACGTCGACACGGGCGCGGACTGCCCCGTGTGCCCGCAGCGTCTGGCGGACCGTCAGCGGGCCCGTCAGCAGGGCGTGGAGGCGGTTCCCGGGCCACGCTCCGGAGAGTCCGGGCCGCTGAAGTGGGTGTGTGGGTCGCCGACGTGTCGGATGGCCGTCAAGGGGCCGCGCACCGAGTCGGGTCTGTGCCCGGGCTGCATCGCCGAACTCGATCGGGCCGGCGCCCCCATCACCCAGGCGCCCCCGCCTGTACCGCAGCCGGTCGTCAGTGGGCCGGAGGACACCGGGGTGGACGAGGAGACCGCCCGGCTACGCGCGCGCTACGCCCGCCAGTACGGCAGCCCCGAGCAGGTTGAGGCGTACTGCACCGGCGCCCCGTTCTGAGAGCAGGAGACCCATGGATCAGAAGACCACCCGCAAGGAAGCCCCCCAGATGAACCACGAACTGGCCGCCCGGGCAGACGAGCAGCAGAACACGGGTACCGACGCCGCCGTCCGCGACTACGTCCAGGCGCTCCTGCGCCAGTTCCGCGCCGACGAAGACGTCCGCCAGGCGGCCATCCGCAATCTGGAGAAGGCCGGTCGGCGCATCATTACGGGCGGGCAGACCGGCGTTGACGAATGGGAGATCAGGGACTGGCGCAGCGGCGAAATCCTTGCCACAGGGTCCGACGGCCTTGAGGGCTACGACGCCACCTGCGCGCGTCTGGACCCCAACGGCACCTGGATCCACGTCGAAAGCGTCCCCGGCGAGCCGACCGACGTGCCCCGTTCCGGCCTCCCGTCCAGCCTTGCCGATGCGTTGCAGGACTGGCTGGGGTCGATGGGGACGCCTGATGAGGATGTCGCCCAGTTCGTGGGATGGGCCGTCGAAGAGGTTGCCCGTCATCGGGAAGAGGACTGACCCCTAGCGCCCTGCCGGCCCGTGCTGGTGGGGCGTTGGCATGTCACAGATCAGCGACACCTCTCGGCGTCCGCACCTCGTGGCCCGCATCATGCCCTTTACAGCCTCTGGGGGGACATCATGCGCAGCCGTACCATCACCGCGACCATCCTGACCGTGCTCGCGCTCACCGCGACCGCCTGCACCAGCAGCGACGGGGACGGCGGCGGGGGCGGGAAGCCGGCCAAGCCCACCGCGGCGGCGAGCAGTAGTACGTCGGCTGCCGCGACCCCCACCGTCGACGAAGTCACCGCACGCAAAGCCTGCATCAGCGCCTGGCTGAAGATCCTCGACAAGCCCGGCGACCCCGACCCCGCCGACCAGCCGACCGTGTGCGAGCAAGTCCCCGGCCAGGCGGCCGCCATGTACGCCGAAGCCCTGAAGGAACGCAACGCGGCCAACCGCAAGGAGCTGGACGACTGCCTGGACGACCCGACGTGCACCGAGATGCCCATCCCGTAACGAGTCAGCCCTCGTACGGGGTCCATGGGCCGGGCGGTGTGGTCGATCTTTCGCCGCACCACCAGCAGTCGAACCAATCCAGGTAGAAAGTGGAATTCCAGAATCCGCCACGCTCTGCGAAGGCCACGCACTCGGTCCCGCACCAGCCGCACGTAAACACGAACTCCACGCCACGCCTCCCCTGACAGGCCCCCGTCACCCCGGCGTACAGGGTCCCGCGCCCGGGCGGGGCGCGGCAACAAGAGGGCATTGACGGTGGTGGCTGCCAGACTGCCGTCCATGACCTCGTTCGGACAGATCACCGTCACCGACCTCAACGGCTGGCAGGCCCGCGCCCTGCGCGTCCTCACCGACCTCCAGGACGCCGGCCTCAAGGCCAGCCGGGAACCGCTGGACTGGACGGCGACCCGCAACGGATCGCTGCAAGGCGTCATCCCACGCTGGCAGCCCCGCCTCACCGACAACGACCGGCGGGCCATCTTCGACGAATGGGTCCACGTCCTCGACGGCAGCGAGCCCCGGGAGACAGTGCGGTTCGAGGGCGGGACCCGGCTGACATCCGTCTTCGCGGTGCCGACGAACCGCGGCAAGGTGAAGGGATCCATCGTGGTCGACTTCGACGAGCCGGACGAGGACGCGTAGTTGGGCGGCGGCCTGTCAGTGGCTCCTGGCAGACTCCCGTCATGAACAAACCGGCACAGTACTTCGCCGCCTGCACCCCGAACAGCCACCCGCACCCCGACGGCCGCGTCGAACACGGGTACTCCATCACCATCCTCGACCAGGACATGCAACTGGTGACCAGCGTGAACCTCCCCGGGTGGGAGACGTTCCGGCCCGAGGAAGTCGACCAGCAGCTGGCCATCACGGGGTTCACCGTGTCCGACAGTACGAATCCGTGGGCGCCGGCCGGGCCTAGGTACATGGCGACCGTTCACGCTACGGGGGAACAGCCTTCGTGATCGGTGTCAGTCTGTAGGTGCCCTGGCGACAGGGCGAGTCCGCGAAGCGCCCCCATGATCCGTTAGGCCGGGGAGGGGAGAAGCTGCCAGGCCCTCGGGAGGTCACTGCCCGGGGGCTTTCTGGTGTCCAGGAGTGGGAGTTGGGGCGACAACTTCCCGCATCACCATGGCTATGCAATGCGTTATGGGTTACAGTGGAGCTACCGCCGCATCCACCAGGGGGAACCCAATGACTACCGCTACCCAGCCCGCCGTCACCCTCACCAAGGACGCCGTCACCCTCTACGACATCGAGCAGGGTGTGGTCTGGGACCAGATGAGCCACCGCCAGACCCTCGCAGAACTCGCGGGCAGCAAGAGCGTCGGCGACACCGTCCAGGAGTACGAGACCACGGATCGCAACGGGCACCCCATGCGGGTCGTCCTTCAGGTCGGCGCCGAGGCGTACTACTCCGAGGACCAGGGCGGCATCTACGAGTTCACCCTCTGACCCCCACCCCTACTGCTGCCCCGGCCCACCCCTCCAGGGCCGGGGCAGCCCCCTACCCGAACCCGGGGCAACACCCCGCCCGAACCACGGCAACCTGAACACCCCGACCCTCAACGGGAGTCGCCCCATGACCGAACCGGCCACCATCGGCAACCTTCCCGCCTCCACCGCCCCACTCGCCGACGGCTACCCACACGTCCACGGCACCTGCCCCGCCTGCCACCACACCGCCCTGTTCCTCGGCGTCGGCGGCCACATCACCTGCGCCACCGACACCTGCCCCGACTCCGACGCCGCGGGCAGACTCCTCGACACTCCCGACGGCGAAGACGACGCCATCCACGACTTCCAGCCCCCGGAGGCCCGATGATCCGCGAGGACAAGTTCCTGATCTCTCGCAAGCCGTTCGCCGTCAACCTCGACAGCTTCCGCCGACGAGAGCGGGAGCCCGGCAACAGCTGGGCCTGGTTCACCGTCGACGCCATCTGGTTCCGCGGGACCAAGGACCAGCCCGTCGCCTGCATCGGCGACCTCCACACCCTGATCGACGACCCCGAGCCAACCACCGCGCAGGAGTTCCTTGAGCGGTTCACCGACGGACGCTATGGCGGCAACTGCGAAGGACGATGGAACGGCACCGGCTACTGGGGAGCCGAAGACCTCGACATCCAGAGGCAGCACCTCGCCGTCCTGAAGCCGATGCTCGCCAACTACCCGGCCCGGCCCGACGGCTGGGACGGCTGGTGGACGTTCCAGACCCCGAAGGGGCGGCGCCCCTGATGCACGCCGGGATATCCGACCTGCTGTGGATGTTCTACGCCGTCATCGCCTGGCACGCCCTCTACGCCGGCGCTGCGGCCACGATCCTCGTCCTCGGCGTCACCGCGGTCGTGTACAGCGTCCGCCACCGCACGACACCCCGCCCAGACGACTACAGGGAGGCCGCATGACAGCGTCCGCCCAGCTCGCCCTGGACGTGCCGCTTCCCAAGCCGCCCCCACCGCATCCTCCGACGTACTGGGAGAACCGCGGCCCCCACGACTGGCAGCCCGTCCTCATCGTCCTCCGCTACGGCAACACCCGCGGCATGCCCGACCCCGCGTTCCCTCACGTACGCACGAAGCCGTCCGCACCCCGCAACGTCTGCATCGAACGCGCCGACGGTGAACGGCTCGTCGTCCCCGTCCGCACCCTCCGCCGAGAGAACCCCAACGCCGGAAGGACCAGCCCGTGACACCCCCAGCTCGAGCAGCCGGCACGGGGCGAGACCGCATGCCCCACCCGCCCTCGCTGGATCCCGGCTTCGTGGCGACCGCGAGTGTCGACGCGATCCGGGCCCAGTACGAGCGGGCGCAGCGCACGGCAGACCTGTGGGACGACCGGGCGCGAGCCCTGTTCCTGCTGCTCTGCCAGCGCGAGGAGCAGACCACCCAGCCCGAGAGGACCAGCACGTGACCGGCACGCACTACGGCAACGACCAGATGGGCGCCCCCACCCTGCACCGCGGCCGCCTCGAGAACTGTCCCGCCCCCGACCGCCAGGACATCCTCACCGACCAAGCCGAGGAAGACACCACCCCGTACTGCACCGGCGATCGGTGCGGAGACTGCGAAGCACCCGACCCTGGTGACACCTACGGCGAGACCGACTGCTGCGAAGCCACCTGTGGCTGCTGCCCCCGCGTCAACGAACACGGCAACTGCGCCCTTGCCCCCGGCTCGGAAGACAACTCCAAGTACTGCGACCAGCACGGTGAGGGCTGGCTGTCTCCGCTGAACGAGCGGGCGCAGCGCATGTACGACGTCCTCCGCAACGCCTAACCCGAGAGGACCAGCCCGTGACCGAGCAGCACGAACCACCGACCCACTGCTTTATGTGCAGCCACCCCGTCGAAGCCCACGACCAGGACGCGGACGGCAACCGCCCCTGCCGCTCCCCCGGCCACCCCAAGGGCGTCCCGTGCGCCGACTGCCGTGCCCTGCTCACCTCCGAGTACCGCAAGCGCCTTCAGGACGAACGGGAACAGCCCGGCTTCGAGAAGGCATGGCACGCGTTCCTCATCACCCGCGACGACGCTAGTCAGGCGTTCGGGGAGCACGCGCCTGTGTTCTTCACCGATATTCACCAGTCCGCTCTGGCTTCCGCGTTCATCCACTTCCGGGCAGCGGTACTGAAGCCCCTGGCGGACCTCCACAGCCCCGTACAGCACATGGGGCAGACCTGGTGCCGTGAATGCTCCGTCCAACGCTCTACGGGCCCGCACAGCGAGGAGTGGGTGGCGTACATCCCGCACCCCTGCCCCACCATCGACGCGCTCACCGAGAGGCTCCGCCCGTGACCGAACAGCCGTGCCCGTTCTGCGAGATCAACGTAGGGCACCTCCCCGCCACGTTCGTCGACGAGTGGTGCGACGCCTTCGCAATCGTCCCGATCAACCCCGTTGTCGACGGACACGTCCTCGTGATCCCGAAGACGCACACCCCCGACTTCGGCCACGACCCGGACGTGACCGCGGCCACGATGAAGCGCGCCGCCCAGTTGGCGCAGAAGTCGGACCAGCCCATGAACCTGATCACCAGTCGCGGTCGGGAGGCGACACAGTCCGTGTTCCATCTCCACGTGCACCTCGTTCCCCGCGCGGAGAACGACGGGCTGGCCCTGCCCTGGTACAGCGGCAAGCACTCGAAGAGGAGCAGCGCGTGACCGAGCAACTGCCTGAGACGACGCTGCTGGTCTGGTACTGCGGACGATGCCGCAAGTCCTGCAAGGTCCAGCCGCCGGACGCCGAGCAGATCGCCTGCACGTGCGACACCCCCGTACCGAGCCTGCGCCCCACCCGTATGACCGTCATGCACGCCCCGAAGCGGCGACCGGTACGGGCCATCAGCGACGAGGAAGGCAGGCTGCGGGCGCTCGGCCGGAAGGGCACACGCGTCCGCGTCACGTACGAAGGCGAGATCGCGGACGCCTGGGAGTGGTCCAACGGCATCTCCCGCGGCCTCGACTTTGTGGTCAAGTCACCCGACGGGCGCACCCACACCGTCAACGGCAGCCAGCCCGGCCTACGCATTGAAGCTATCCCGGCCGACGAGGAACCTGCGGAGTGAGGCGCCCGATCCGGAAGCGGGACCTGCAGGCCCGCATCGAGCGCCTGGAGAAGGCTCTCGGTACGCCGCTCCCCGCCCCGCTGCCGGGCCAGCAGACCATTCCCCTCCCCACCATCGGCCACCACGTGTACGAAGGCTCAGGCGGCGACTGTGAAGCCGAGTTCTTCGCCATCCCGTGCGGCCAACCCCGCGACGCCCACCACCACCCGTAGGAGTAGCTATGGCCGACGACCCGGAGCAGCGGACGGAGGCGCTCGCCGAACTCCTCTGCCACGCCTACGAGTACGGCGGCGGCCTCGAGGAGCAGCAGGCAGAAGACCCGCAGCGCGCCCAGGAACACCAGGGCGCGGCCGCGTTCCTGCTGTCCAAGCTGGAGCAGGCCCCGTTCAACGAGAAGCGGGCCGCGTTCCGCCGCGGCTACGACCGCGGCACCGAGAACGCGAAGAAGGCGGCCGCCGAGCACACCGCCCAGCTTGAGGCGGCGCTCGCCGAGCTCCGTCAGGACCGCGACCCCGACAGGCTGCGGGCCCGGATCGCCGACCTGGAGTACGTCGTCCACGGCTACGGACGTCTCCACAAGCCCGGCACCGACCTGCGCGGCCAGCTCGCCGACGCCCTGGCCCGCCTTCAGGCCGCCCAACGGGAACTCGCCGAGCTGCGGGGTGTCCAGCCGTCCGACGCGACCGGGGAACGCCCCTCGGCCTGACTCAGGCGGCCTTCTCCACGTTGAGGTCCCGTTCCGGCGAGGTAGCCCACCGGAACGTGAGCTGGGCGACCGTCGCCTGCGGAAGGACCCACACCGCGCGGATCTGGTCCAACTCCCGCTGCAGCGTCCGCTTCGACATCTGCAATCTGCGGGCTACCCCGTCCTGTGTCTCCCCCTCCGACAGGCAGCGCAGGATCGCCCGCTGCCCCTCCGACAACCGTCCGCCGGCCGCCGCGGCCTGCCCGCCGCGGGTGCGGCGTTCCCCGTGCCACGGGCGGGCACGCCGCCACTCCTGCTCGAACGCGTGCTTGCAGAAGCCGACCATCGCCCGGTCCGTGATGATCCACGCCGCCCCGTCCGGGGCGTCGGGGATCACGTAGTTGGAGATGACCGCAATCCGTTCATCGACGATGACGACCCGCTCGAACGGATCGGCCAGGGTGCGGAAATGGACGCCGCGCGGCGCCATCGTCGACGCCCACTCGCAGGTCACCGCATCATCGCGGACACCGTCCTGGTACAGGGTGCGATAGGTGACACCCCGCTCGAGGGCCGCCGTGTCGCGGGGGACACCGAGTTCCATCTGGGCGCGGGTGCGGGGCCCGTGCGGGTGCGCGCCGAGCAGTTCGAACTGCGCGCCCTCCAAAATGCTGCCGATCCGTTCGTTGATCTCCGCCCGGTCCGCGAGGAACTCCGATCCGGTGCCGGCCCGGTGTCGTGAGCCCGCGAAATGCACATCCAGTTCGCGCACCATCTGCGGCAGGCCCCGCAGCAGTTCCACCTGGCGTTCCAGGTGGGCGAGCGCGTTCTCGGCGATCGGCCACACCGCCTGCGTCGGCGGCAGCGCCACCGCCGTCGCCCCGTCATCGGTGAGGCCGGCCATCCCCCACGCCCGCAGCCTGGCGAACGCCTCCCCGTCGTCCGGGCCGGGCTGCCCGCCCGTGGTGAGCCGGCCGAACAGTTCCACCGCTTCCGGCGTCAGCCCCGCCTCAGGGAATGGCTGTCCCTGCACGCCAGCACGCGTAACCCGCTCTCCCATCAGTCCCCCCGCAAAAAAGATCAACACCGGCGGCTCGTACACCTGTTGGCGTATCCGTGCCAGTCACCAAGACGACAACAGTTTCGGTTGAAACGATGCCGCCACATACGACAAATTCTAGCTACGGGGCCCCTCCCGGCACCCCCGAACCGTCTCCCTACAGGTAACGGACAGGTCCTGGCCTGCCCATCCACCTCGTAGGGATCGCAGCAGACGCATTCGGAGCCCAGGACTGCACAACCGCCGGGAGGCCCCACTAGTCCACTCACCTGATCTGTGAGCAGACATCCCCGGGGAAGGAACCACCATGACCCACAGCGTGCGCCGTATCGGCGCTCTCATCGCTGTCACCGCGGCCGCCCTGGCCGCCCTCGCCGTCACGGCCGCGCAGACCGGCCCGGGCGCCAGCACCGGCACCGTCACGCACGCTGACTCCGTGTGGCGCGTCGCCGTCCCGGCCCCCGACAACGAGCCCAACCAGGCGGCGCCGGCCAACGAACCGAACCAGGACGCCCCGGTCGACGGCACCACCGACCAGCCGGATATCACGCCGCAGGACTCGGTCTGGTAGACGGCCCCCAGCCGGTCTACCCGGGGCCCGGACGGCCTGCACGCTACCCGCGGGGGGAAGCACCGTGCAGACCGCCCGGGTCCCCACTCGTTTTCACCCTCCAGAACCCCTCCCCCCAGCCAGGCCCGGTCCTAGACTGTGGTCTTCAGCAGGGAGGCCGCCATGGACCCAGTCGACGCCCACCCCGAGGCGATCAAGCCGCGGCCCGACTACCCGCCCAAAACCCCGCCCCCGCCGAAGAAACCCCCGTCCCCGCCGCCACCGGACCCGCCCCGCAGCGAAGCCGAGACACTCCTCGCGGGCCTGCCCGTACCCCAGCGCGTCCACCAGCGGCCCGGGCTGCCCGTCATGAAAAACCGGCAAGGCGCCTCCTGGACCATGGAGACCGGCGCGTGGATCCCGAAGAAGGCCGCCGCCCACATCACCGGCCGACTCGCCGACTGGGGACTCCAAGCACCGAAGAGCATCGACGACGTCGTCCACCTGCTGGTGACCACGGTCATCGCCGACGGGGGGCGCCGCATCAGCGTCCACCTGTCCGAGCAGGACGGCCGGATCATCGTCCTCGCCCTCAGCCACCAGGACCCGGCCACCCCGCTCCCCGACGAAGTCCTGGCCGCACTGCGCGGGATGGGCGCGGCGTCCTGCGGCACGGAGACGACGGGCGAGGGCCGGCAGGTGTGGGCACTCCTTGACCTCCAGTCGGCCGCCGCCTGACTAAATCCGGCGGAACCGGCACGCCCGGCCCGGCTGGGCTGACAGAGTGCTTCCCGTCTCCGGTATGACGGCGTGCACGGATGCCCCTGCAACAGTCGTGCACGCAGAACCGGTTCGTCTGCCCCGCGGCCTCCCGTGAAGCCCCGGGGCAGACGCACAAGCTGGGGGAACAACCACGCCGGTCAGCGGGATCGTTGAGCCATGCCACTCTGGAAGCGCCGCCCTCGCCCCACGCCCCGTCCCGACCTGACCCGCATCGCGGTCCTCGAGCACGATCTCCTCGGCATCGAACCCGACCCTGGCACGCCCGCAGCCCACGCCGTCGCCCTGGCCAAGCCCGTCGACCAGGACGCGTGCCCGCACGAGGACGTCATCGACGTCACTCTGCTCGGACAGGCCCGCTCGACCGGCATGTGCCAGCGCTGCGGCGCCGACATGGTGGAGAGCGACGAAGGCGACTGGGAACGCCCCTGAACCCCGCGGGCGTGCTACCGGCCGCCGCTCGCCTGCCCGTTGTCCTCGTTATCGGCCGGACTGCCGACCTCGCCACTACCCCCACAAGCACCGCAAGTCACCGTGGTCTCGTTCCCGTCGGCGTCCCGCACCGTGATCTGCCCACCCTGGCAGTTACTGCACTTCGGCACGCGCCGCTCCTGCTCTTCCACGCGCTGCTGCTCAAGAAGCCGCCGGGACAGGCTAAACAGCCGGTCGTACCGCCAGTCCTGTTGTAGGGCGGGAATGTGCTCTCGGTCGACCCAGCCCATGACGTGCCCCCTCGTGTCAGGGTTCAGCGTCCTCCCGCTGGCCGGGCGGGCGCAACGGGCTGACCCTGCGCCGCCTCGGCCGCCTCCAGGGCGGCGAGCGGCTTGCACACGTCGCACACCTGCACCTGAATCCCCATCGCGTCCTCACGGAGCGCGAGCCGCGCCTGGTGCGCGTCGTACGTCGACCGGTCGTCCGCAGCCACCCAGCAGTCCGCACGGATGGATCGGCGAGTACGGGCAGCCCGGCACCCGCATCACCCTCGTCGACACCACCACCGGCACGACCGTCCGGGAGTGGCCGCCGGCCGCCTGACACACGAAAACGGGCCCGCCCCACCACCGAAGCAGCGGGACGGGCCCGAAAGCGGGGAGGCCCGATACGGCCACGCTACGCGCTCACCCAGTCACATAACGGGGGAACCGGGCATCCACCCTGGCCGCCAAGGCCGCAGCCGTAGACGGGTCCGGTCGGCCGCCCTCCCCCACCAGCAGAGGCAGCAGCCGGTCTGCGGGTACGACGCCGACCCCCTGCACCTCGAAGCCATCCCCGGCGACCGGGGCGACGTGCACGACGATCAGCCGCCACACCTGCACCCCGACCGCGTCCGCCACGCACTGCGCCTCCACGTTCAGGCTCCGCAGCTCCCGGTCCATCGGTGTCCGCCCATGCCACAACCGGCCACCCTGCGCATGGACGGTGGCGCCGCCGCGGGCGTGCCGCATCTTCGAATCGAGCAGGAACAGACGCCCGCCCGGCGACACCAGCAGGTGATCAGCGTTCGCCGAGTGCAGGCCCGGTATCCGCCGGTCGTGCCCCACCCACCAGCCGGACGGTAAACGGGACAGCAGTTCCACTGTCCGCCGCTCACCCTCGCCTCCCGCGCCCCAGGCGGCTGCCTGAGCGTCCGCACGCCGGGTGTGGGCGGTGACACCCATCCGGGACAGGAGAGGCCGCCACACACCCCTGCGGGCATGCGCACGGATCGCTGCACCCTTCGCTTCCGCCGAGTTCTTGTACGCGGTCACCGGCCCTCCTCGGCAAGGAGATCGTTGAAGCCGTCCAGCGTGGCCTTCAGAACGCCCGCCGCCACACTCACGAGAACGGTCGCGCCCTCCCGGTCAGCAGCGATCCGCTGCCACTTCGCGACCAGCGCCTGCGCCTGCCGCACCTGCTGCTCGGCCGTCTCCGCGCGCCGCCGCAACACGTCCGGGTCGTCGTCCTCCGGCCGATAGCCGGGCGCCAAGTAGCGTTCGTACTTCGCCCGCCACCCCACACACGCCTCACACGTAACCGCCGTGCCCTTGGGCAGCGCGCCCTGCCGCATCGAATTACCGCACAGCGACATGCCCGTCGCCCATGCCTCGAAGGTCGGCAGCCACTCGTACACGGCCAGGTGCACCGAGTCCGGCTCGGTGTCGATCGGCATCGCCGCGACGGGCACCAGGTAGCGGAGGTTCTTGTCCAGGTCCTCACTCATCGGGGTGTTGGTCGCTTCAGTCGCTCGCTCCATCACGCCCCGGCCTCCCCCGCCTGCTGCGTCTCGTCGGCCGCCCGCAGTTCCCGCGCCTGCTGGTGGAGGAGGTCGGCTTTCCACTCCCGGCCCTGCGCCCACCCGGCAGGCCGTGCCGGGGCACGCTCGGCGGCCGAAGCGTCGGCGGCGGCGTCCAGGACGTCGGCCACACTCACGCCGAGCCGGTCGGCCGCGTACACGGCGACGGTCTCGGCGAGGACGGTCTGCACGTCCCGACGGTTGACGGCGGGCGGAGCCTGCTGCGCCTCGTCGACCATGCGGCGCGCGACGGACGCTGCCTCGCGCCACTCCTGCGCTCGCTCTTCCAGGCTCGGCCGCATCTGCTCCTCGGCCAGGTCGGACAGTTCACCGGCCCGCTCCTGGAGCGCCGCGACGATGGCCGCTGCGACGCCGCGGTCGGCGGCCCGGTCGACGGGCGCGACGAGTACGGCCAGGACGGCGCCGGCTTCGCCGTAGTGGTGCGGGCGTATGGCGTTGGTGCCGGACAGGCCCGCGTTCCAGTCGTAGCGGGCGATCGCCACCGCGATCCGCTCGCGCAGCACGGGCCGGTCGGCAGGCGCAGGGAGGACGGCCAGGACGGCGTCGGCGATAGCCACGCGAAGGCCAGTCCAGTCGCCCTTGCCGAGCCGATCGTCCAGCCGCGCGTGAACAGCACCGTCGATGCGGTCGCGGAGGTTCTGGTCGGCGGGCTCGGGCGGGGCGGCGTGCGCACGGACGCGCATGACGGCGGCGCGGGCACCGACAGCAACGTCATCGTGCTGATCGCGGTAGTCAGCTTCGATCGCGTCGCACTCGGCAAGGACGCCGACCTGGTCGACGGGCGCAGCCTTCAGGTACCACTCGCCTTCCCAGGCGATGGCCGTCCGGTCCGCCAGGGCGAACAGCTCGGGGCCGAGGACGATCGTGTCGCCGTCGGGGTGCGGGTACGCGGGCTGCTTCAGCGACTCGGCGTGATGCCCGTACTCCAGGCAGGGGCCGGGTTCGCCAGAGCACTGCGTCGGGTCGGACTGCTCGGGCTGGATCGGCTGCGGCGCAGGGTCGTGGGACTCGTCGGTCATGCAGGCGATGCACGGGGATGTGCAGCTGGCGGGCGTCGGGTCAGTGGTCATGGTCATCTCCTGGGGTCGATGCGAGGCTGTGCCGTGCACCGCCCGGCTAGGACCCGGGCGGTGCACCTGCGAGGTCACGGGGCGGGTCAGACGATGGGCAGGCGGTAGACGTGGACGGCGTACTCGTCGTCCTTGCTGGCCGGTGTCCAGACCCACGGGCAGAGGGCGCCTTCGGGCTCCCACACGAACTGCGACCACTCCGGACTGAACTTCTCCAGCGCCACCTCATCGAGCGCCAGGCCTGCGTCCTCGGCATGCTGGCGCGCGACCCCCTTGGCCACGTCCAGGTCTTCGGTCACGACGATCAGGTCCTCGCTGTCCTCCCCGATCACCGCGTACAGGACGCCGCCCTTCTCGTAGATGGCGTTCCGGATGTCTGCGATCGGGGCGAACGGGCCCATGGGTAGCTCGGGTACCGGCCCGATCTCGTCGAGGAGTTGCAGGCTCTTCGTGTCGGGCAGTACGTCCGGGTGGATCCACAGGTTGGAGCGCTCCCCGTCCAGGCGGATCAGGTAGGCGCCGGTCTCGTCGATGCCGGTGATGACGCCGGGGTACGGGGTTGGGCTGCTGGCATAGCCGGTGAAGATCACGCGGCGGCCGGGCTCAGCGGTAAGGGACGTGGTCATGTGCTGCTCCTTCGGGTCGGGTTGGGGATCACGGGGCGGGGTGGGTGGTGGCGGTGTTGGCGACGTGCCGGTAGCCGGTGCTCGTCGGCCGGAAGCGGTCGAGGCGAATGCGGGTTCGACGGCCAGGCTTGGCGCTGCTGACGGGAGGGCGCGGCTGGTGAAGCGTGACGATCGCGTGGGTGTCGTTGATCTCGACAATGCGGACCTGTCGGCCTTCGCTGCGCGGGTCGTTGTCTTCCCAGATCTGGCCGACGGCGGGTGCGGGAGTCTCGGTGGTCATCGGGCTTCTCCTTTAGTCGAGTTGGGGTGGATCAAGGTCGGGGTGGGGTGGGTGCTGGCAGCGGGGTACTACACGGTCATGGGTTCCAGGTGTCGGGGCCGGGCACCGTACGAACACGACGCCCCTCGTGTCGGGTGGGCCAGATCCGGCCCACCGGCTTACGCGAGCGCGGGCAGGGGGGCGTGCCGTGCTTGTACAGGACACCCCGCGACGACATCGCCACGTCCTGAGCGCAGGCCGGGCACGGGATACGAATCACGGGGCTGCCTTCCGGGCGTGCGCGCGACGGGTCCGGCCGGCGCGGGCGGTCCGGGCTGCACGACGGTGCTTCAGGAAGTCGAAGAGTTCGGCGGCCGCAATCGGGGCGAGGACCGCGGGGGCGGTCAGCCAGAACGGCATGTCCCACGTGTCGGCGCGTAATCGGTAGGCGATGCCGACGCATGCGGCGACGGCGGTGGCAAGCAGGGTGAACACAGACCCTCCCGGGCGTGATCGGTCTTTCCCGCCGGTGGCAGTGTCTAAGATGTCCGGATTTCCGGGGTCCGGTAGCCGCGGTTTGCGTCCGGGGAGACGACGACGTCCTCGAGGGACAGCAGCCCCAACGCGAACCCGATCGCGACCGCATGAGCGCGGTCCGCGGCCCGGAGCTTGCGGCGCAGGACCTGCATGCGCGTCTTCACGGTCTCTTCGGCGACGCCGAGCTCCCGGGCGATGGCCTGGTTGGTCATGCCGTTCGCGGCGAGGCGCAGCGTCTCCTTCTCGCGTGCGGTCAGGTACGTACGCGGTGCGGCGGCGAGCGCTCGAGGGTGGGCGCGGAGCGCGCTGAGGGATGGTGCGGGCCCGCTGCTTGTGGCATGCGGGCCCGACAGAACAGGTGCGGTCACGCGCTACTCCTTGATGTCGGGGAACAGGGCCTGCGCGCGGCCGTGCGGGCACGGCGTGCCGTCGGAGGGAAACCACCAGTGCGCTTGGCATCCGCCGTTGTGGTCGAGCTGGCATGGCTCGGTCTGGGCCAGGTCCTGGACGAGCTGCTCAAGGTCCTCGCGGCTAGCGACCTCCCGGTCGGGCTGCACCGTCTTGCGGTAGCCGGCCACCAGGCGCTCGATGGCGCCTACGTGCTCCTTGGCCTCGGCCGCCTCCCCCTGCTCCGTCAGCGCGACGGCAAGGCGGGCGCTGTGCAGGATGGCGCCCAGCAGGGCGCGCGGGTTGGCGGGCTTGGTGTCGCCGTCGAACCGTTCACCGTGCGCACGAGCAGCGCACCGGAACCAGGCGGCCCACGTGTCGTCGTCCCAGTCGTCGCTGTCTGCGGGTGCGGCACGGAGGACACGGCGATCGTCGTCGGCGGTGTAGATGTCGGTCATGGGGTGCCTCCTCAGGCGGGCAGGTAGTAGGTGCGGATGGCGTGCTCGTCGCCCTCGGCGGCGTCGTTCATGAGCCAGTCGTAGTCGGCGCCTTCCGGCTCCCACTCGAAGACCGACCACTGGGATTTGAGGCGGTCGCTGGTGAGGTCGGCGACGTACCAGCCGTGGGCCTTCGCATAGCTGGTTATCGCCCGCATGGCGACGTCCCGGTCCGCGGTGAGGGTGAAGAGATCGCCCTCTTCCAGTTCGAACACCGGGACGCCTTCATGCGTCTCGGCCTTCAGCGCGACGGCGGTCGGCGTGAACCGGCCCATGGGGAGCGGCGGCACGTCGACGACCTGGTTGAGGTAGCGCAGGCCAGCGCACTCCCGGTCGAGGCGGATCTTCAGGTTGGAGTTGCGCCTGCCGTCGATCCGGATGCAGGCGAGGGTGACGCCGGGGTAGCCGGGTTCGAGTGCGGTGATGATCCCGGGGTGCCACACGGTCGGCTCGTCGCTGTGGAGGTTGCTGTAGTAGGCGAACTCGATGCGCCGGCCGACAACGGCCTCGGCGGGAACAGCCTGGGCGGGCAGGACGGGCAGGTCGGATGTGGGTGTGGTCATCGGCGGGTCTCCTTCGGAGTGTTGGTGCGGCGCTAGAACGGGACGTCCCCGCCCCAACTGGCGTAGGCCAGCGTCAGCTTGGGGATCGCGTCCCACCGGGATCGATCACGGCGGTCCTGAATGCGCAGCCACCGTCGGCAGGTGTCGGTCTTGCAGTCCGCGCAGTACGGCTCCCCGGACTCGCCCGTCGCGTCCGGCGCCCATGCCGTGACCGCGTGGTACTTCGGCTGCTCGCGGGTGAGGCGGGCGTGGCGGCGGGCCAGCATGCGCTGCTTGATGACCGTGTCGTCGGGCGCACGCCACTGGTGGCCGCCTTCGCCGAGGAGGAACTGGCGGCCATGCCGGTCGCGGGCAATGCCGCAGTCGGCGCAGCCGTAGGGGGTGAGGTCGGGCAGCATGACGGCCTTTCAGGGGCGTTGTGCGGGGTGTGGGGTGGGGCCGCGTCCTCGCGGGTGGACGCGGCCCCAGGAGGCCTCCCAGGGGGCGGGAGGCCGGTCAGGTGAAGCAGGAGGAGTTGTCGCAGGCGCCGTCGGCCTCGTCGAACATCGGCAGCAGGTCGACACCGTCCGGGATCGCCTGCGCCAAAGGCCGCGCGAACCGGGTCAGATAGACCGGGTCCTTCGGCTCACCGTTCTTGTCGAGCAGCGTGCCCCGCCGCTCAATGACCGTGGCCTCCAGTTCGCAGGCCTTCGCGAACAGGTCGGGCCGCTCCCGGCGCAGGCTCTGCCATTCCTCGGGACGCTTCATCGGGCAGAACCAGCACGCCGACTTCGGCGGCAACGGCAGCCCCGCATCGAGGATGATGCGCTGGCAGTCCGTGCGGCGCAGACCCAGCTCCAGCAGCGGGTACACGGTGTTCTCGACTGCCGAGTTCCTGCGGTTGTTCGCACGGTGCATCTCGTCGACACTGATCCCGATGCCGACGGTGGCGGGCTGTTCGGCGGTCGCTCCCATGCGGATGAGCTGCTGCTCGATCAGCTTGATCTTGAAGTCTTTGGTGCAGTTCCGGTTCCCTGGCGCCCCGTTGTCCATCCGCATCGGGATGTCGATGGTGCGGCTGGGTCGCATCACCTGCTGGTAGAGAGAGCGTTCCTCTCCCGTGCGCTTCATGACCCGACGCAGTTCCACGATCTCCAGGCCGTGCTGTTGCGCGTACGGCTTCGCGACGGTGTCGACATAGTCGAGGGTGCGGGGGTCTTCGCTGTCGTCGCCGACGTTGGCGAACAGGAACGTCTTGTAGGGGATGCGGCCCTGCGCGGCGAGAACCAGGAGCGCATTGGACTGTTGGCCGCCTCCGTAGCTGATGACGGCTATTCGATCCGTGGTGGGCATGGGTGGGGAGCCTTTCGGTTGGCTGCTGTGAAGGGCCGGGGAAGGCTCGGTCCTTGGAACGGGGGCCTACTGGCGGTAGTGGTCGGACGGCTGGTCGGGTGGACCTTCGGTGCGGATGGCGCAGCCGTCTTCGTGGATGCCGGCCTGCTGTTCTTCGGGGGTGGCGGTGCAGTCGCACATGGGTCACGCAGCCTGCGAGTACAGGCGGCGGGCCATCTCGGCGAAGTAGCGCTCGCCCTCGCCGACGTTGGTGATGCCGGCGTCGACCATGTCGCCGAGGAGACCGACGAACTGGTACGGGGTCATCGCGTTGATGTGGGCGACAAGGTTCACGTCGGCGCGGCAGTCGTCGATGTGCTTCTCCCAGGACCGGAGTGCGGCGCCGGCGGTGCGGAAGATGGCCTCACGGTCGGCGTTGTACATGCCCGGGTTGTAGCTGGCTTCGGCGATCAGGTTGATGACGTCGCGGTGGCCGTCGACGGTCCACTTCTTGCTGTTGAAGCGGCGGGTGCGGGGGCCGATCTGAAGGTAGGAGCGCATCTCGCGGGCGAAGTTCTGGCCGGTGGTGGAGGCGGCGGCGAGCTGGGCCGCCTTCTCCTCCTTGCGTTCGGCGGCGATCAGGTTGTCGGCCGCTTCCTGGGCGGTGTCGCCGTGGCCGGCGAGCTCGCCGCGGGTGGCTCGCCACGTCATGTTGGGGCGGAGGCGGAGGGTGATGTCCGAGGCGGTCCAGGTCACGGCGTTGGTCGAGGTGAGGGGGGTGTGGGTGCCGTTGATGGTGATGGCCTCGGTGTTCATGCGTGCTCCCTTGGTGTGCCCTGGCGATGACTCCAACGTAACCTATAACGCATTGCATAGCAATGGCTTTGTGGCATGAGAAAAGGGGCCCGACCCCGAAAGGCCAGACCCCACAACCTCACCGACACAAGATCAGAACGGCGGAGGCTCATCCCCCACTCCCCCACCAGCACCCCACCCACCCTGCGCCGGCTGCTGCCCACCCGGCACCTCACCCCACGGATCCCGACGCCCCTCCCGCGACGACTGCGCCCGCGCCTGCTCGTACCGCTCCCGCCCCTGCCCACCCCCGGCCTTCGTCACCTTCGCCGTAGCCGACCGAAGACTCACCCCAAGCTCCTCAACATCCAGCTCGTACACGGTCCGCTTCACACCCTCACGATCCTCGTACGACCGCTGCTTGAGTCGGCCCTGCACGATCACTCTCATCCCACGCTGCAACGACTCCGCAGCGTTCTCCGCGGCCTGACGCCACACCGAACACGTCAGGAACAAGGACTCGCCGTCGCGCCACTCATTGGCCTGCCGGTCGAACGTCCGCGGCGTCGACGCCACCCGAAACTTGCAGACCGCCGCGGACGACGGCGTGTACTTCAACTCGGGGTCGTCGACTAGATGCCCGCACACCGTGATCACCGTCTCGCCACTCATGCCGTACTCCTTCTCTGCTCAACTCGCGCGCACGGCATCGGCCGGCGCGTCCAACTCGGTGTGGCCACAGAAGTGCGTCCGCGAGGCCCGCTTCGCCTCGAGCGTCTTGCCCGGCGCCCTCAACGGGCCCCCGGCATTGCGGTAGTTCCGGCCGCTCAGAATGTGATTCATCGTGTTCCGCGGAATGCCGTACTTCATGGCGAGCTGCGGCGCCGTGACACCACCCGCCGCGAACAGCTCCCGGATCTCCACGATCTGCTCGGCCGTGAACGTGCAGCGCGCCGGAGCCTTCAACGGGAACTCCTTACCCTCCCTCTCGTACTGGCGGCGCTGCCGCGACACGTACGAGGCGGTCGTGCCCTCCTTCAGGTTCCGCTCCCGGTCGATGTCCAGGTACGACATGCCCTTGCCCACGGCCAGCGCGATCGCCTCGACCTTCTGCTCCCTGGGCAGCCACACATCGCTCCCGGTAACCCACAGCTCCAGGTCGTTACCCGGGTCCTCAGGCTCCTCCTCAGGGGCGTCACCGTCGGCCAGCATCCGCCGGTACGAGGCAAGCACGTCGTCCACCGCAGTCCGACCGATCCCCAATCGGGCGGCGATCTCCTTCAACGAAGCGCCCTCGTCCCGCCAACGGTGAATGTCCTCCGCCCGCGCGAACGCCCGCTCCTTCGCCGTCCCGCTCCGCAGACACGCAGCCGTCGGAGGCTTCCGCACCGGCACGTCCTCGCCGGCCAGACGGGCCGCCAACCGCATCGTCGACTCACCCAGGCCCGGCTCGGCCACGTTCGCCACCGACTGGCCCACCGCCTGCGCCTCCAAGGCCAACAGGCGTGCCTCCTCGGCGTCGTACGGGCCATCGATGCGCTCGTCGACGAACAGCTGCGTGCGCTGCTCCCCTGTCAGGCCGGCACGGACCCCGTCCCGGTTCCACATGGTCTGCCCCTCCTCCGCCATGCGTGCTCGCAGGCATTCGTCGAGAACGGGGCAGGACAGGCACGTCTTGTGGGCCTTGGCTGTGAGAGCCGGGTTGTCGCCGTCCCACCACTCCATGGGCCGGTTGAAGCACGCCGAGCGGTCTTCCCAGGAGGTGGTGAGGGATTCGGGGCGGCGGCGCCAGTCGGCGGCGTGGCTGACGGCTTGTGCTATTGGGCGGCCAGTTCCGTTAATGGTGTGGGTGGTCATGTCGTGGCTCCGGGCGGGTTGAGGAGTGCGAGGTGGTCGGGGTGGATGGAGTCGAGGTCGGTGATCCACAGGACGAGTTGGGAGCCCTTGACGGGGGTGCCGATGCGGGGGTCGGGGCCGAGGAGGCGTTCACTGTTGTCGTCGGGGAGGATTCCGGCGTCCACCAGGCCGTCGACTGCGGCCTTTGCTGACGGGGCCCAGTTGCCGGGGTCGCGGCGTTGGATCTGGGTGTCGGGGTGGATGACGAAGTAGATGTGGGCGCGCTGGAGGGCGGGGATTTTGCTGTGTCGTGCGGTGGCCCAGGCGGCGTTGCGGATGACTTTGACGAGTTCGGCTTTGCGCCTGAAGTGGAGGCTCTGGTTGGCGTTGATGAGTTTGGTCTTGGGCGGGAGGGCGAGGCGCCAGGATTGGGGGCGGGTGATGCCGCCGTGGCTGGTCTCTGGGCTGGTCGTGGTCATGTGGGCTGCTCCTGGGTTTGGGTGACGGCGATGGTGATGGGGACGGCGCCGTCGGCGGTGGCGGAGCAGAAGATCCAGCCGCGCCAGTCGTGGTCGGCTCGGGGGTAGTTCGGTGGCGGTTCGAGCGCGGTGAGGTGGACGTGCTCGTGGTGGGCTTGGTCGACGTACAGGTCGTTGCGGAGGAGAAGGTTGACTTCGACGGCGAAGGGGGTGAGGGGTTGGTGTCCGATGCGGAGGAGGTCGCCGTTCCAGGCGCGGAGCCCGGGGTGGTTGCGAACGGGGTCGCCGAGGGGTTTGGTGCCGTGTTCGGCTTCGTGGCGAGCAAGTTGCCGGGCCTGCTCTTCGGCGGCGGCGAGGGCGGCCGCGTAGCCGGGGGTGGTCTCAGGCATCGAGGTCGCCGCCCCAGCTGGCGCGGCGCAGGTTGCCCATGGCGGAGTCGTGTCGTCCGTCGTGCTTGTCGGGGAGTTCGCAGCGGGTGTAGCCCGGTCCGCCGTACTCGGCATGGCACTGGTCCTGGGCCGACTCGATGGTCATGCCAAGTCGGCGGGCGAGTCCTTGGAAGGCGGTCTGGGCCTGCTGGAGGTCGGCCTTGGCCTGTGCCAGCTCGGTCTCGAGTTCGGTGACGCGGGCTTCGGCCTGCTGGCGGAACTCGTGCGGGGTGGGGCGGTGTCGGCGCTGGATGGTGACCGTGTAGGAGTCGGTCGGGTTCTGGCCGTCCTGGAGGTCCAGGGACACGGAGGGGGCGGTGATCTCGGTCTCGAGGTAGTTCTCCGCGTCGTGGCTGTCGAGCATGGTGCGCATGGTGGCGACGAGGGTCAGGAGGATCTCGCGGGCGGGTTCGAGGGAGAGCGTGGCGACGCCGTTCTTGATGTTGAGGCCGCGCATCATCGTGCCGTCGGTGAGGATCTCGGCGGCGGTGTCGGCGAGGGCGTCCATGGCGATGTCGCCCATGAGTTTCCAGTCACCGTCGTTGAGGTGGTGCCACTCGTGGTGGGTGGTGCGGAGTGCCTGGGTGATGGCGTTGCGGGCTTGGAGCCTGCGCTTGTGCTTCTGGGCTTCGGTGAGTTCGGCGGTCACGGCTGCGGGTGCTCCTTCGGCTGCTCGTTGTGGGCGCGGTCGTGGAGGCCGGCGGTGATCTGGTCGCGGGATAGGGGCTGGGTCTCGAGCGCGGAGGCTTCGGCGCGGCGGATGCCTTCGCGGAGCTGGAACACGGCCGGGGCCTTGGGGGCGGGCACGGGGGCGGTGCCGTGGTGGATGGCCTTGTTCCAGTCGTATTCGCGGCCGCCGTCGTCTCGGGTGGGCTGGGCGTGGACGGCGGTGCAGGTGCGGGTGAGGGTGCGGGCCTCGCGGAGGTCGGAGGCCGAGTTGATGGGCCAGCCGTGTATGGCGCCGTAGGGGCAGGCGATGTGGGCGGTGAAGTGGCGGTCGGGGGCGGGGTTGTGGATGAGGAGGGTTCCGTCGGTGAGGTGGGCTTGGGAGCCGTTCCAGGCGCGGACGGGGATGGGGAGTTGGAGGGCGGCGGAGGCGAGGGCGGCTCGGACGGCGTACTGCTCGGTGGCGCTGAGCGGGCCGACGATGCCGGAGGGGCGTATGGGGAGGGGGTGTCGGAGGTCGACTGTGGTGCCGCGGTCAGGGGCCGGTGGGGTGGTCTTCTTCGCGGCGCGGGTTCGCTGCGGTGTGGCCGGGGTGGTTTTCTTGGCCGGGGTCTTTTTCGCGGTGCGTGTGCTCACGGTCGAGCTCCGATCGAGGGTGTGGCGGGGTGGTGCTCCGTCGGTTGTGGGGGTGGGTGATGAGGAGTGCTGTGGTGATGCCGAGGGCGAGGGCGATGCCGTCAGGCCACGTCACTGGCTCGGCCGAGGGCGTCGTCCAGGTCCCACAGGTCGATGCTGTGGTTGCCGTGGTCACGGGCGCGGTCGGCGAGGTCCCGCGCGGCGCTCAGGCGGCTCTCGGCGGCGTCGCGTTCGGCGCGGACCGCAGCCAACTCGGCGAGGAGAGTGGGCACGTCGGTGCGGGCGTGGGCGGTGAACTCGGCGTCGGCCTTGACCTGCTCCCAGTCCTCCTCGGCGGTCCACTCCGTGTGGGTGGGGTCGTTGTCGAGGGGCTCCTCGTCGAAACGGGCGATGCCTCGGCGGGCCTGGTAGCCGTGACCCGTGTCTTTGAGGTCGGCGGCGATCTCGAGGAGGCCTCCCCCGCCGAACTCGTACGTGCCCCACGGGCCCGGCGTTGCTGCGTCGACGCGGGTGGTGATCGCGGTTTCGTGCTGCGGTGAAAGGCGCTCGGTCATCGCTGGGTCTCCTGCTTCTCGCGGAGGGCGGCGGTGACGCCGATCTGGTGGAGGTAGCCGTCGGCGTAGCCCTGGGCGTAGAGCGGGTCGTGGTCGTCGGCCATGGCGGCGCGGGCCATGGCGCGGCGGGCGGGCAGCTTCTCCAGGGCGGCGTACTCGCCGTCGGTGTAGCCGGTGTTGTACGAGTTGTCGCCGGGCTCGTCGGTCGGGACGGGGGCGATGGTCTGGATGGTCATGGCGTCGAGTTCCGTTCCGGGTCAGTGGGTGTGGATGGGGGCGCCGTCGGATTCCAGGGCGAGGGCGTGGACGTGAATGGGGGTGCCGGTAATGAAGTCGGTGCTGGTGTGGAGGGTCCAGAGGCGGACACCGGGGCCTGCGTCCTGGCTGGTGGTGGTGCCGCCGAGTTCGGTCTGCCAGGCGGTGAGTTCATCGAAGCTGGCGGTGAAGACGTGTACGGCGTCGTCTTGGGCGGTGATGCGGGCGTGGGGCAGGTTGTGGTGATCGGCGGCGACTTCGACCCTGTCGGCGGTGGTGAGCATGTGGGTCTCCCCCGGGGTGGGCACCCGGGAGCGGCGGCGTCGTGGTCCGGCCGCTCCCGGGGAGCTGGTGGTGGGTCAGGCGGTCTTGGTCATCGGTCCGAAGTCACGGACGATGAGCGGAGCCGACTCGCAGTGGCGGACGATGCTCGACCCGGCCGCCGGGGTGTCCTCGTCGGCGCGCTTGATGTGCTGGAAATCCAAGATCCCGCCGAGGAACCTCCACGTGTCGCCGTACCGGTCCAGGTACTTGCCGTGGTCCGTGAACTCCTCGCCGTCGACATTCACGTAGACGTTCACCTCAGGCTCCGGCTCGTCGGTGATGTCGGTCCAAGTCCCGCCGCTGTTCCAGTCGTCGAAGGTGCGCGGGTTCGGCGTCCAGATCCACGCGTCGTCGGCGGTCCGGAGCCTGCCGTGCCAGCCGTAGGCGCGGGGCTCACCGGTTCGCGGGTCGGTAGTGACCTCGGTGCAGTAGAAGCGGAACCGCTCGTAGCCACCGGGCCAGCCAGCGCGTGCGGCATAGATGCGGCCGGTTTCGAAGAAGGAAGTCATCAGGTGGTCCTCTGCCTCAGGTGATGGGGCGGGGGTGGTCGTGGCCGCAGGGCGGGCACTGGAGGGCGCTCAGGTTGCAGTCGGGGGCGTTGGGGGCGGTGACGACGACGCCAGGCTCGTGGGCGTCGAAGATGGCGCCGCAGCCGCAGCCCTCGGTGAGGCAGTCGCAGACGGCGATGTCGTGGGAGTCGGGGGCGGCCATGCCCGCGGTGTGGGCGGCTTCGTCCATGGCCTCGCGGTACGCCTGGCCGGTGCCGGCGTGGTCGGCGCGGTTCATCCAGTGGTCGAAGGCGTCGCGCTGGGCCTGCGTCAGCGACGTGTAGTCGGCGGCGATGGGGAGGGTGACGGTCTGGATCGGGGCGTGCGTCATCACGGCCACGGCGGGCTCCGTTCAGCGCGAACTGGGGGTTGCCGCAGGTCAGTTGTGGTGCGGCGACGATGGAACTACCGTAACCCATAACGCATTGCATAGCAATGGGTGCGCATGATGCGGGCATGAGAAAACCCCTCACCCGGGGTCCGGGGGTGAAGGGTCACAGGTGATGCGGTCGAGCCGGCCGGTCAGTCTCCGAGCATGTGGCGGGCATGCAGCTCAAGCAGCTCGCTGTCGGAATACCAGCCCTTCACGGACGTCAGCCCTGCCTGCTTCGCCCACCGTCTCATGGTGGACTCCGGCACGTGGTACCCCGTGGGGACCAGCAGGGCGCAGAACTCCCCGATGGTGACGGAGTCCTGGCGCCCGTCGGGGGTGGCGGTCGGACTGAGTGCGGCTGTGGCCATGGTGCGGCCTCCCAGATCGACGGCGTGCAGGTTCGCAGCTGACCGACGCCGATACGGGACCGGACCTGGCTGGCCCGGTGGTGGATTCAGTTGTGGACTTGCTACCTACGACTCGTCACACGGGCATCAGGTTGCACGTGCGGCGAGTCTTTCCTGGCGCTCGATGTGCTCGTGGGCCAGGTGTGCGAGCGTCCAGGTGGATGCCCGCCCGTCGGGGGTGCGGCAGTTGTGGTTGCGGCACACCGCGCGCTGGACGGCGTCGCGCCAGTGGAGGCCGACGGTGCCGCAGCCGGGGCAGCGGTGCCGGCGGACGACTTGGGCGTCGCCCGTCATCGTCGCGTGCTCCAGGTACTGCCGGTAGATGATCGTGTCGCGGCGCCGCTTGGCCGTGTCGTCGTCCGTGGCGGTGTTGCGGACGCACCAGTCGTAGACCGCGGCCGCGGTGTGGGGCAGCGGTTCGAGGGTGCCGGGCGATTCGGCGTGCATGTAGTCGCGGATCTCGCGGACGGACGCGTCGATGTGGGAGACCGTGTCGATGTTGAGGGGTGCGGTGTTCTCGATGCTGCGGACGGGGGCGGTGCGGCCGGTGCGGCGGCCGGCGGGGAGTTCCACGAAGTGCTGGACGAGCTTGGTGAGTTGCGAGGCTGCTTGTGCTGCTGCGCTGTCCGTGTTCTCCATGGGCTTGTCCCCGTCCCCTGGCGGCCGCCCCCGGGTGCGCGGGGCGTCCGTACTGGGTGCGGGGCGCGCGCCGGGTGGGCCGGATTCTGTTACTCCCGGTGATTCCGGACGCCCCACTATGGCACTTGTGGGGCGGAAGTTGAACAGAATGTGGTAGATGATCAGCTCTGGGTGGCTGGTCTTCACATCTGACGTCCGGTCAAACGGTAAGAACCCCCGGCATATGCCGGGCGATCTTCACTGGTCGGTCACCAATCCTGCCGCGCGCCGCGCCCCCTCCAGCAGTCCTGCCAGCTGTGTCTGCTGCGCCTCGTCGACGATGCCCTGCGCGCCCGCGCCGGCCGTGACCTTCGCGGCGATCCCCATGGCGACGTCGAACGCGGCCCGCGTCCGCGGGTCGGTCAGGCTCATGTGCTCCGCGTTGTAGGTGAGTTCGATCATCTCGGCGAGCGGCCGCAGGATCGCTTCGTCACCGCGGCCGGGGTCCGGGCCGGAGTCTGGGTGGTGGGGTTGTGCTGGGCTGGTCATGTCGTGTCCCCCGCTGCGAAAGGGCCGGCTGACGCGTGGTGTGAGTGGGATGATCCGGGCGCTGGTCGGGGCGCCGGAGTCGTTCCTTCCGTCCATCGGTGGGACGGGTTCGGCTGAGGGCATGGGGCGTCTCCGCTCCTCTGGCAGGGAGTGGGAAGGGTCCTCGTCACGCCGGTGTCGCAGGTCACCGGCCCCTTTCTCGCGGGCGCGGCTGCCAGTCCACACGCGCGAGGCTGCCACTGTGGCAGGAGAGGGGCCTGGCTCGGTAGACGCATCGGCGTTTTCACACCGAATCGTTGGCCAAAGGTGGCGGCTTTCGGCCTTGGCTGCTATCAGCCGGGGTGGTGACGGTGTGTCACACGCGGAAGGGTGCGGCCCGGGTGCGGGCGGCGGGGGCGGGCATGCCCGTCCGATGACGGGGATTGTAGGCCGGGACGCCGCCACGGGGGAAGGGGTGTGCCGTGGTGCACCAGCCCGGGGTCCGGGGGCTGGTGGGGCGCCGGGCTGCGAGGCCCGTGGGGGTCCCGGCGCCCCGCACCGCGGGGCCCGCGCGGCCACCCGCACGGCCCGTCTAGGGCATCGTAGATATATGCATGTTGGAAGCCTTGGGCAACGGATTCACTCCTCTGGGTGACTCATAAACCCTGTCAATAAGCGGGTTTTCGACTGGAGTTGACCGGAAACGAAAAGAGGGCCCCGCTCCCCCACCGGCTGGTGGTTCAGAGCGGGGCCCTCGCGTCGGTCAGACGGCCTAGGAGACCGTGGTGAGGAGTTCCTTGAGTTGTTCGTCGTTGCGCTCCGCGGCCTGCTTGAACAGGTAGGAGAGCAGCGTGAAGAACTCCGGGTCGGCAACACGTTCCCGAATCAGCCGTGCCACATACCCGGGCTGATCCCATGGGACGGGCCGAGCGTTCTGCTCCGCGGTCGTCTGCTCCTCAATCTCTGGAGCAGACGACAGCTCTTGCCCCTCCGCGTCCGGGGCAGGATGCTCGGTCCGCTGCTCGGGAAGCCCCTCCCCTGCTCCGCCAGCCGCTGCGGCGCCCGCGTTCAAAACGGCGTTTTGAACAGCACCGGCCCCCGCGTCGGGTTCCGACGCAGGCGCGGGGGACTCGGTCTTCAAAACGGCGTTTTGAGAAGCTGCCTTCTTACGAGGCTTCGGCGTCTTCGCCGCCGCCTTGATCGCCTCAACCTGGGCGCGCTGCTCCTCAGGCTTCTTGGATGCCAGACCGCGGACCTGACTCGGCTTGACCGCGCCGGCCTCCAGCTCGGCCCTCACCTCGTCGTCGAGCTTGAGGAGAGCGAGCCGGTGCGAGACGTACATCTGCGTCTTGCCGATGCGTCGTCCGACCTCTTCCTGGCTGCCGTGCTTCTCCACCATCCGCTTCAGGAACTCGGCCTCCTTGATGGGGTCGATCTGCTTGCGGTGGATGTTCTCGATGATGACGGCGTCGTCGAGCTGGTCGTCTTCGCCGAGCCGGTCCTGGACGCGGATGTCGATGCGGGTCCAGCCGAGCTGGCGGGCGGCTGCCAGGCGGCGGTTGCCGGTAACGACGATCCAGTCGGCGCCCTCAACAGCCTTGGCGAGCTCGGGCTTGGACATCACGTAGCGGGCGTGGGAGACGACCGCGAGCGGTTGCAGCTGTCCGACCTCGCGCATGGTGTCCATGAGTTCGGCGAACTCAGGGTCCGCGTCGGTGTAGTCGTCGGCCAGACGGGGGTTCTCCGGGTTGCCGGTGATGGTGTGCATGAGCACGGTGGTCGGCGGTGCGACCGGCTTGTCGTCCGGTGTAGCGGTGGTTGCCTTGTCGTCCTTGCCGAGCAGGCTTGTGAAGCTCTTTTGCCTGTTGGACATCAGCGGCCCTTCCTTCCGGCGCCGATCTCCAGGGCGAGCTTGTAGAAGTCCTCGCGGGCTTCCATCGCTACTCGGTTCTTCTTGTAGCGGGTGACGACGAGACCTTCGACCGCCGCCCTCGTGTGGATCTTGTAGTGTCGGATGACGGTCTTGGCGAGGTTCCAGCCGTTGCCGAGAACGTACGCTCTGGTGTCTTCAAGGTCTGCCGTGCCGTCGCGGGGGTCCCAGTTGTTGATGACGACCCAGTACTGCTTGCCGAGGGGGCGGACGACCTGCTCGATGGTGTCGCGGGTGGGGATGAAGCCGAGCGGCTCGGGTTCGATGGGGACGATGATGTCGTCGGCGACTGTGAGCACGGCGCGCATGGCGTCGGCGGCGGCGCTCTTGCCGAACGGGTCGCCTGCTTGCTCTTGTTCGTCCTCGGGGAGGTCCATCCACCCGGGGGTGTCGATGAACGCGTGCTTGATCTTCTTGGACTTCTTCAGCTCGGGGAAGAAGTCGAGGTCCTTGCGTGTCTTGGTCTGCACGAACGAGAACGGCAGGTCGTCGCCTACCTGCTCGGACCACCACGTGGCCGACCCCTGCGGGTCGCTGGATACCGCGACGACGTAGTCGGGGTCGTCGGCGGGGGACTCGCCGAGCACTTCGGCGGTGGTGGCGGATGTGTTCACGGTGAGGGTCGACTTGCCGACCCCGCCCTTGCGGTTAACGACCGCAGTGATGCGTGCCATGGGTTGTTGCTCCGTAGGTTCCGTATGATTCCCGGCCCTTTGTGAGGCCGGTACTTCGGACCGGGACAGCATGGCACGGCAGGCAGGGGAGGGACTGGACGGGGCACGGTGCGTCGCTCATGCGGGTTCAAAACGCCGTTTTGAAGTCAGCCGTCGTCGTCTTCGCCCGCGGGGGCGAGCCGGTCCCACAGTTGCGTGAGCGTCAGGCCGCCCTCGTAGGCCGGTTCCTGGAACAGGCCCTGGTACGGGATGCGCGGCAGCTGCGGGCGCGGGCGGATGGTGGTGACGGGCCGGCGGGGTGGTGCAGCGGGTGTGGTCATCGTCGGCTCCAGGGATCAGGCGGCGAACGTGTAGGCGGGGCGCAGGGCGCGGATGTGGGTGTCGAGCCAGGCCCGTTCGGATTCCTCCTGGGCACGGTGCCAGGCTTCGCGTTCCTCGTCGGTGAGGCTGCGCGGGTCGACGTCCAGGTCCTCAAGCACGGTGGTGGCTCCGTCCGGTTGGTGCAGTGGATCGGTGATCACAGTGCCTGAGATTTAGGGAACTGTTCCCTCCGCTCCGCTCAGGCGACGTCGAAGGCGCGTCGTGCGGGAGCCGGCCCGTTCTTCTCCTCGCCGCGCTTGAACGCGAGGGCGGCCTGGCGGGCGCGTTCGCTCTCCTTGTGGCGTTGGGCCGCCTCGTCGGGTGTCTCCAGCTGGCGGACGGTGGTGTCGCCGGGTAGACGGTGGGCGCGCAGGGCGGCGTCCTGGCGGGCGATCGCGGCGATGAGGTAGGGGTCGGTGGGTCCGTGTTCGGGCCGGTGGTCGAGGTGGGCCTGGAGGGCGTGCTGGTAGCCGGGTGAGGCGGTCGCGCGGGTCTTCGGTTCCGGCAGAACCGGTGCCGCTGCCGAGACGTCGGGCCGCTCGTCCGCTGCGGGCGTGGCGCCTGGCGGGAGGATCCGCAGAGCGCGGACCACGCTCTGCCCGGTCTTCTCCCAGATTCGGGCGAGGATCTGCCGCTGGAACATCCGTAGCTGTGTCGCGTACGCGGCGGAGAGGGGCTGCAGGTACAGGATGCCGGTGTCGTGGGTGAAGCGGGTCGCGTACACCTTGTCTGCAAGCTCGGGGGCGATCTGCGGCCACTGGTCGAGGATGCTGCCGCCTTCCTCGGGTGGTTCCCAGCCGCGTTCGTCCATCATCTGTCCGATGACTGCGGACAGGCCTTGCGGGTCGCGGCGGCCGGTGCGCTGCACGGTCTTCCGGGTGGGCTTCTTCGCCTTGGTGGTCGGCTGGGTTTTTGCGTGGGCGCGGGCGGCGGCGAGTGCGGCGCGGGCCAGGTCGGCGCCGGAGGGTGTGGGTTCGCTCATGCAGGGCTCCCGTTGAGGAAGGCGAGGATGTCGGCCTCGGCGCCCGACTCGCTGCTGGCGGCGTCGGGGGTGTGGTTGAGGTTGTCCCAGCCTCGCGCCCGGCACGTGGCCTCGTAGGCGGCCTCTCCCTGCCGCAGCGCGGCCATGAGGTCGAGTCGGACACCGACGGGGGCAGTGAACGCGCCGGCGGCCGGGTTCTCCAGCTCAAACCGTTCGGCAGCAGCGGCCTGCAGGTCGGCGTGCTTCTGCTGGGCCTCGAGGGCGGTGGAGATGTAGGCGGCAGGGTTGCGGGGCCGCCAGTTGCCGCCGGGGTGCATTCCGTGGAGGTATTCGGCGATGCCGTACGCGTCGAGGCCGCGGTCGATGAGCGGCCGCAGCGCGAAGGCGAGTCGGCGCAGGCCCTCCGTCTGGGTCCAGTTCACCAGGGGCCTCACCTGCCGGGCGACCGTCACGTCCTTGGCGACCTGGAGGGGGCTGCGCCTCCCGCTGCTGCGGTTCTTCTTCGACGACTGGGTGGGGGACTGGCTGCTGCGCGCCGCCTGCGGGGTGTAGTTGCTCTTTTCCCCACCCTCTACCTTCAGCTTTCCCTCTTCTCTAACCAGGGTGAGGGAAGGGGTGACACGGCCCCCATCGGCACCCGAGTTATCCACAGGGGTCGTTTGGGCCGGGATCCGGGGTCGCTGGTCGACGATGATGCGGGCCTCGTAGCCCTCACCGACGACCTGGTGCCCCATCGCGTGGTCGTACACGGGCGGGGTGACCGCCCCGTACACGGTGGCGGTGCCTGCGTAGCCGCCCAGGCCGAGCGTGCGGCGGATGTTGGCGCGGGTGCCGTGCTCGACCCACACGAGGGCCCCGAGCTCGCGGAGGTAGGCGATGTGGCGCTGCAACTGGCGCAGGGACAGGCCGAGTCGGGCGGCGGTGTCGTGCTGGGCGTAGCGGACATGCCCGGTGTCGTAGTCCATGCGGTCGGCGAGGTCGTGGGCGACGCGTTGCGTGGTGGCGTTCGCGCGGGGGTGCAGGCCGGCTGCGATCAGCCATTCCACCGCGCGACGCCACCGCCGCGGGCCGCTGCGGCGCGACTTGGTGGCGTGCACCTCCTGGCAGGCGCCGCGCACGAGAGCGACCTGACCTGCACTGTAATAGATCTTCTGTTCGAATTCGATGTTGGGGGCGTGTGTGTCGTAAGGGGGTTTGGTGCACTGGGTGTCACCCGGGCGCGGGAACATTCGTGAGGAATGGGGCGTGACGGGGCGCTCAAGCTGACAACTGGGGTGCGCGTACTGCACTATGTACCTGCCTGGTTCCGATGGATCAGGGCATGAAAAGGCCCCGCTTCGGTGGTGCTGGTTCGGTGAGAACCTGAAAGATCGCTCAGCGGGTTGGCACCCGGTGGGCCTTAGCTCGTCCCTGGCAGGACGGGCCGTGATGTGAAGGCCGTGAGGCCGGACAGTGGGTGACACCACTGAACGGGCGTAAGCGGCCAGGCGGTTGAGGAAGACGCTCCCCGGCAAGGGAGCGGCAGGACCTCCCGCCGTAGATACGGGCTACGTCATCTGATCTCCCTCAATGGGCGAGGTCTGCCCCTGTGCCTGCTTGGCCAGGAAGTTGATGTGCTTGTCGATCGCACCCATCAGAAGGTCGATCTCCCACTGCAAGGCGGGGCTCATCCGGGTGTGGCAGCAGATGGTTGAGGCCACCGTCTCCCGCAACTCCTCGCGGGTCATCGGCACGTTGGACCCGGGGAGAAGGGCGCTCATCGCTCGCCCCCCGACCGCCGTGCGTTTACCCGGGCCCGCTCGTACCGCTCATGGGCCTCAAGGAACGCCGCCTCCGAGCCACCCATGTCCGGGTGCGCGGCCCGCATAGCCGCCTTCAACTGGCCCAAGTCCGGCGCGGGCGCGTAGACCTCAAGCACGGGCGGCTGGAGGTACAGACGTGCATCCGCCTCCCACCACCCGGCCGACTTCCGCCAGATCTCGCCAGCAGCCTCGATCTCGTGCCGATCGATGTAGCCGACGTCGCCACGGCCTTCCGAGCGGATGTAGTAGATGCGCTTCGGCGTCTTCCTGGTGACGCGGAAGGTAATGACCGTCTTCGGCACGTAGAAGCGACTGTCGTCGCCTTCGTGGTGCTCGGCCTGGATGGCATACAGGTACTCCACGGCGAGGAGGTCCCCGCCCTGGGTGCTCATGCGACGGTCGGGGTAGTGGTGACAGGGCCCTCGCTCAACGCCGAACATGTGATGTTCACGGCGGAGACTGAGGTCCCACTGTCTGATCGCCCGGATGTCCGGGTACGCTTCGCCATAGAGCTGGCACCTTCATTCGTTCGCACGGTGTGGTGTCGGCGGGCCCCGCGTCCAGATGCTTCCAACATCAGGACTGCCGTTGAATCGGCGAGCGGGGCCTTTTGACTTGTCTGGGAGACCGGCCGACCGCACATCTGAGTAGCCGTCTGGTCCATAGCGCAGTCTATCGGTTGGGGCTGACAATGTTCCCCGTGACTCGCGATCGTGTCGTACGTCCCGCGCGGCACCCTTGACTCACCCCTCATCGTGGCCCCGCCCCTCCGACTCACCGTCAGCCGGATGCTCCGACAAGGCCGTTGCCATCGACCGGGCCACCATTCCCGCCATCGCCGAATGGCCGGCCGCCGCCAACTCCCCGCGGAGCCGCTCCAGCTGGTCCCGGTAGAAGTACGGGCGGGCCGCCAGCCTGGCCGTGTACATCCCCACAACGAACGCCCGCTCCCACACCTCCTGCACCACCACCGGATCCGCCTCCGGGAACAAATCCATCGGCAGCTTCGACGGCCGGCCCGCCGTCTCCAGCTCGGCGGCCGCGATCAGCCCCGCCAGATGCTGGGCCGTCATCACCGCCCGCCCCGACAGGCTCAGGTCCGTCCGTGACGTCTCGAACGCCGCCAGGTCCTGCTCGGCGGCCGCGGTCTCGGGAGTGTGGAACGTGGTCACGCGGCAGCCTCCACAGGCGTGGTCGGAACAGACGGAGAGGGGAACACAGTCACCGAACCGCCCGGGCGGGCCTCGGCGTCGAACAGATCCAGCTCAAGCTGGCCGGCGATCGCAGCGAACTTCGACGGCTTCGGACGCACACCCCGCGTCCGCGACGGGCCGGCCGGACGCGTCGGCTCGTCCTCCCGCACCCGCGACAGCGCGGGCACCGTGCCGTCATCCCGGCGCACCACCCACCCCGGCGCCAGCAGCCCCCGCGCGGCCGCCTTGTCGATCAGCTCGTTCCGCGTCGCGGTCTTCGACAGACCGAGCTTGTCCAGGAGCCGGGACCGCTGCCAGTTCGTCGTCCGCAGCGTCAAACCGGTCACCCGGGCTATCACCCGCACATCCGCGTACTTCACGACCGCCCGCAGCACCTTCTGTGTCTGCTCCGTCGCGAAGTACTCATCCGGGGCCTCCCGCGGCACCTGCCTGCTCCGCGCCGCAATGACCTCCCTCGACCGGTCCAGGGCGCGCATCCCGCCGAGGATGCCCTCCCGCTCGATCAACTGCCCGTCCGCGCCCACCGCCCGGCCGACCGCCAGGCACTGCACCATCACCGGACACGACACACAGACGTCGATGGCGGCCTCCTCGCGGGCCCGGCGCACCGCCTGCGGCTCACCTCCGTCCCCGGACTGTGCAGTCCACGCATCCACCGACAGGCCCGGATTCCCCGCCGCACGCCGCGGATCATCCACATCGGGGGCGCACCCGCGGTACCGGTAGTGCGGATGCCAGGTCAACGCCTCATACGGCGACTTCGGCAACATCGTCTTGCTCGGGCTCACTGGTGGCCCCCTTCCTGCACAGTGGACTGGCTCGTAGACGGGACCGGCCCGCCCGCCATAGCGGCGGCACGGGCCAGCTGAAGTTCGCGTTGATGGTCGGCGTGGACAACGTGGTCGACGAGCCGGCGCCCGGCCCGCTCCGCCCTCAGGTCCTGCTCGAGCGCGCCGACACGACGCACCAGCCAGACGACAGCCCAGCCCGCGGCGAGGACCGTGAGACTGGCACGTATTCGGTGGGACACGGGTCCTCACCACCTCTCTATCTGGGGAAGGGAATTCGGGGGTCACTGCTGCGGCTTGGACGCCTTCAAGAACTCCTCGAAGGCGATCAGTTCCGCCTCGTGCACGACCGGCTCGCCCGCGTCAGCCGCTGCCTGCAACTGGGCGCGGTGGGCTGCCTCCCACGCGACCTCGCCCTCGAGAGCCGCCTCGTCGGCGCGCAGTCGGTCGATTGCCTGCTCCACGCTTCCCGGATACACATCCGTCGGGAGTACTCCGCGGGCCCGGGCACGACGCCGGCGCCACGCGGCGAACGCACCGACCAGCCACACCCCGCACAGGATGAAGACGGTGCCGAGGGCGATGAGCCAGTTGTAGAAGGTGTCTTCGTTCACGGCGGACCTCGTTTCAGGCAAGGGGGAATCCCCGACTGGCGAACTGGTGAGGTGAAGCGGGTCCGGTGGGGCGGACGGGCGGGGCACTCAGACGTCCCCGCCAGGGGTGTTACGCGGCCGAGGCCAGAGCGTCCTGCAGAAACGGCACCCCGGTGGCGGCGGCCACGACGTGCGCGGCCAGGAGGGGCGGAACAGCGTTACCGATCTGCTCGTACGCCTTGGTCTTCGTGCCCTGCCACGGATAGTCCTCGGGGAAGGACTGGAGGATCGACCCCTCCGGGACGGTCAACATGCGGCTCTTGTCGCCGTCCGTGAACACGTACTCGTTACGAGCGTGCCCGAACGCCAAGGTTGCGGCCGGCTCGGACATCGTGCGTACCGTGGCGTTGGCGCGGGCGTTGTGCTTGAGAACCCACTGCCCACCGGATTTGCTGGTAAGTGCGGGTGCGGGTGCGGTGTGCGGGTCAATCGTCTGCCGCGAACCGTCAGGCTGCTGATTCCGATTCGTGTGCAACGTCCACGACCGGGCCCTCGCCGTCAAAGCCTGCGACGGCTCATCCACCGGGAACTCGTTGCCGCCCTGCGTCTTGCGCTCACCGCGAGTGTTCACGATGAGGCTCGGGACCAGGCCGAGCGCGTCGGCCATCGTCACGTACTGCGGACGAGCCTCACCGAACAGATCCTCGGCCTCGATCTCCTTGCTGTGCGTCGGCGCCGGCGGGCCCATGGGACGCACGGCCGAAGCCAGGAGCACCGCACGCCTACGGGTCTGCGGCACTCCGTAGTCCGCCGCGTTCAAGACGCCCGACCACACGAACCAGCCCAGCCTGCGCAGCTCCTCGCCGTACACCTTCCACAGCGGCAGCACACCCGGCACCTGCTCGAACGCCGCCCACTCCAACGGGATCCCGGCGGACGTGTCGCCGGTGGTCAGCTCCCACAGGTAACGAGCCGGCTCCAGCACCAGCACCGTCACGAACGCGTCCTCCCGCGCCGCCGCCTCCACCTGGGCGACCGTCCAAGGCCGCTTGCCCTTCGCTACACGCTCGGCGTTGTCCGCCTCCTGCTGCGCCAACGCGACCGGGAAGATCCGCTCCCGCAACTCCTCGCGGCAGTCGTCGCCGCGCAGCATCCGCTGGATCCCGTCGGCGAGCAGGCCCATGACCCGCATGCCGAACTGCTTGCCGGCCGTGGAGAACTTCGTGCACGGCGGCGAGAACAGCAGTCCCCACACCTGGCCCACGAGCGGCGTCAGGACGAACGAGGAGACGTCCACCCGGACCGTCGTGTGCCCGGCAGCCCTACGCGTCTCACAGGCCGCCGCATCCCACTCCAGACCCACATCCGTCAGGCCCAGCCAGCGGCGTATGCCTTCCGACCAGCCGCCCGGGCCAGCGCACCCGTCGAGGATGAGGCCCTTCTGCTGCGGCGCCCACCCGGCGAACACGGCCATCAGGCGGCGCTCCCCTCGGGTGTCTTGGTGGGCTGCAGTTCGGTGATCCGGGCCTCGAGCAGTGCGTCGAACGTGGTCCAGTTGCTCTCGGGCGGCGGACCCTGCACGCTCCGTTCGGACACCGCGTTCTTCTTGCCGTCCAAGCGGATCTGCAGCAGCGCCGTCGGGTTGTCCCAGCAGTTCCGGTACTGCGCGATCAGGCGCGCCAGAGGATCCTCGTCGGGCGCCGAAGTCGGCGGAGCCTGGTGAGCGTGCTCGCGGGCCTGCTCCGGCTCCGTACGGGCCGGTGCCGACTGGCCGCCCTGTTCCGCTGCCTCTCCGCCTCCGGACTCCAGGATCTCCAGGTCGGATGACGTCCACAGATCCAGGGCCATCCCGAAGCGCATCCCCGCGTTACGGATCGCATCGCCGATGATCTCCTTCACGGCGTTCGCGCCGTCCTTACCGGTCGCGTCGCCGTACCCGATCCGCGTCATCCCGCACACCGTCATCCGGATCCACAGCCCGCGGTTCCCGTCGTACTGGGGAAGCCCGCTGCCATCCAACGCCAGCGGCAGCCAGTCCCAGAACGGATCCACGTTCAGCAGCCGGTTCGTGGCCTCGGCGTGCCCGATGTACTTCAGGCAGATGTGCGCCTCGGTGATTTTCTGGTTGTTGCAGCGCTGGCAGCGGATCTCGTTGTGGTTCTGGCACACCTTGGGCCAGCCCTGTGTCTGGCTGCACTTCTTGCACCAGGGCTGCGGCCGGTACCGCACTTCGCTGGTCGGGAACGGCTCCCGCAGCCGGTGCAGGGCCTCCATCTGCTCGGCCCGCGTGTAGCCGTACGTGCCGGAAGCGTTGGCCTTCTGCTCCTCCAGCCGCTCCAGACGGGCGACGAGGGCTTCCAGATCCGGGTTCGGGGTGTGCGAGGTCAGACCCTCCGCGATGCTGCTCTGTGCGGGGGCCTCAACGGCTTGCGCCATGAGGGTTTCTCCTATGGGGTTATGCAGGGTGCGGGGCGGCCCACCAATCCGGGGGCCGGCATCCCGCCCCCGATCAGTCGGTTCCGGCCGTCAGGCCGTACTCCTCGTCAAACAGCTCTTCCAAGCCCAACTCGTTCGCGAGCCAGCCCGTACCGATCGTCTGCGGCGACACCCGGTACTTCAGCGTCTGCTGCAACTCGGCCGCCTTCACCCGCACCGACGCGAACAGTTCCGCATCCACATACGGGCTCAACAGCTTCCGCTCGTACGTCGACCCGGGCGCTGCCTTCGGCACCGGCCACGGCTCCCACTCACCGGCGAGAACCTTCCGCAGACCCTCCTCAACGATCCGCCGCAACTCCGAGTCCGTGTTGTCCAGCCCCGCCAGAATCGCAGCATGCAACTGCGGCGGCACCGGCATGTTCATCAGAGCCAGATCACTCTTCGGCACCTCGTAGGCGACACCGAACTCCTCGCACAGCAGCGCCGTCGCCATCTTCGGCACCGTCGCCTTCGCCTCGTACCCCAGCCGCCGGCCGATCTCCGCGACCTGATCCCGCATCCGAGCCAGCAGCTCCATGTCGACGGGCACGTTCAGGTTCACGCGTTCCACGGCGGAATTGCGGGGGCTGCGCGGAATCTCGACCGGCTCGGCCTCACCGTCCAGGACAGCCCTGAACCGGTCGTTGAGGGCCTTGCCCAGCAACGCGGACACGCTCTTGCCCGGCTGCTTGGCCGCGCTCTGCAGAGCTGCACGCAGCGGCTCCGGCATCCCGATCGCCAGGTTCTGCGTCGTGTCCTCACTCAGATCGCCGGCGCGCTCGTCGTGCTGCAGCATCCGGAACCCGAACGGGGAACGCAGCTCCTCCAGCGTCGCGGCAACCTCGGGCAGTTGCCCCTCGACGGCGTCAGCGGCCAGCTTCAGGTGCTCGCGGACGGTCTCAACACTCTTGCTGCGGCGGGGCACGGGGCGGGTCCTCTCGGCGGAGCGCCCGGTGCGGCGGTGCGGCGGGCGCGTGGGGGTATTGGCCACGCCATCATCCTCCATAACGCATTGGTGGACCAGAGGCGGCTGGTGCCGTCCCGGTGGTCACGACGATACGCACAAACCCCTTGCTTGTCCATGCGTTATGGATTACGTTCTAAGTATTCCAACTAGCAAGCGGGGGCACCCACATGAAGCACACCCACAGCCAGCCGGCCACCAAAACCCTCGCCGACCTGTACCGCGCCATCGACCACCGCCGGGCAGTCACCATCACCTACCTCAAGCCCGGCGAGACCGAGCCCACCGTCCGCACCATCGAGATCGCCGAACTCCGCACCGCCAGCGTCAAGGTGCGCAAGGGAGAACTGACCGGCGGCGGCATCGTCATCGTCGCCATGTGCCGGCTCCGCGGAGAGCGCCGCGAGTTCCACCTCTCCGGCCTGATCTCGTACACCGTCCACCGCATCGGCTACGTGCTGACCATGCCGCCCAACACCACCTACGAAGCCCCCGTACCCGCGCCCGTCGACGACGTCCAGGCCCTGTTCTTTCACGAGCTGGCCCGCGACCGCGACGACGCCGACTACCGGCCCCGCGTACGTCTGGCGGCCTGACCAGGGCCCACAACGAAGAAAGCCACCGACTCCGCATGGAGTTGGTGGCCAATCCTGATGGGCGCACGCCCGATTCGACGGAAGTCTAACCCGGGAACGCGCCACCGATCAAGAAACTCTCCAAACTGGGGGAACGCTCAGCATGCAGCAGTACGCCGTCAGATGCGGATGCGGCCGAACCATGAACCTGTACGGGCGCGCCGGCCGCAATGCCTTCCGCTGCGGATGCGGCACACGCGTACAGGTGGTGGCGGCGCCCGTCACCACCCGGATCTGCACGTTCGGAGAATGTCGCACCCTGGCGACCACCAAGGAACCGCTGCGTTTCTGTCCCGAGCACGAGGAGCAAGCATCAACTCTGCTCGCCCACACCGCTGGCGCCGTCAAAGTGCGGGAACTGGAGATAGGCCTGACCCAGGGCGAGACGACATGGGCCCGCAGGTACGGATCCAGGATCCGGCGAGGCCCGCAGGACACGGCGCACGCCCCGACCGTCTACTTTGCCCGCAAAGAACACCTCATCAAGATCGGGACCACGACAAACCTGTATGTCCGGATGGCGACTCTATACACACAGGCCCTGGCAACAGAGCCCGGCGGCATCGTCCGTGAACGTCAGCTGCACCGCCGCTTTGGGCACCTGCTAGCCCCTGGGCGAGGACGCGAATGGTTCCACCCGGAGCCCGAACTGATGGAGTACATCAACGAACTCCGTACCGCATCCGGAATCCCGCCGGTCGGCAGCCCAGCGCCGCCCATAGGTCAATACGTAGAGATTGACACCTACCTGGCAGAGACCACCGAACAACGCCCTGTCCGGACACTCACGCAGAACGGAGAACCCCTGGCCGGTCGAATGGTCATGGAGAAGCTTGCCCGATCCCACCCTCGCTCGCAGGTGCACGCCGCCGTTACAGGTACGTGGCAGACCCGCAGACTTGCCGTGGCAGCCTGCACCCCGTCCAGGGAGATTGGTGCCGGATCAGGAGGTCTGGTTACCGCCTCCACGGTGCCCAGCCGAGACCTGTGTAACCGGCTTCCCTGCCTTGCCCGCTGGGACACGTTGACCGACTAACCCAGACCGCCGCCACGGGGGAAGCCCCAGTTCAGGATCGCGCGAGAATCGATGCCATGACCCGTCAGGAAGCCCTCACCGAGCAGCCATCCGGCCCCCGCCGGCGCGTCTGGTGCCGCGGCTGCCGCAAGGAACTGACCGACCCCGACAGCCGAACCCGCGGCTACGGCCCCGAATGCGATCCCGACACCCGCGCCGGCCACGAACGGCGCGACGCCGACCAAGACCCCATCCCCGGACTGTAGCGCGGGCCTCGGTGTACGTCGGGGCGCTGCGGATGTCAGGTGGTGTCGTCGTCTTCGGATTCGTCGGCGCCCGGGTCGGGGTTCATCTTGTCCCAGGCCCATCCTGCGCCGAGCAGGAGCGGGCTGACGACAAGCATGGCACCGCCGGCGTCCTCCAGGAGTTCCTTGGCCATCTCGCTCTCGACCTGGGCCTGTACCAGCACGGTGAAGACGAGGATGGCCCAGAAGGCGATGAACAGCTTCTTCTGCGCGGCCCAGGACAGGCCGGCGGGCTGGGAGGAGGCGAACGTGCGCGCGGTGTCGGCGAGCGTGTCGAGGAGTTCCTCATCCAGGTCGCCGGTGGTGTCGTCGACGTGGGCGGTGGCCTCGTCGACAACCCGTCGGGCCCACTCGCGCTGTTCGGCCGGCAGGGCGTCGAACGGGGAGGCGAGGACAGCGTCAACGTTCAGGCGGGAGACGTCCAGACGGAAGCCGTCGGTGTATCCGGCTGCCATGGCGCTCGCGGAGAAGGCCCTGGCAGCCTGGACGAACTGTTCGTTGCGTGCGGCGATGGCCGGGGCCATGGTGCGGGCGAACTGCTCGGCGTACCGGTTCGCGGTGCGCCGGGAGTGGCTGTGGACCGCGGCGGCGAACTCCTCGCTCTGGCGGCGCATGCGCTCCAGGGCGGGGCTGTCGATGATGGCGTCGGCCAGGCGGCGGGCCATCTCCTGGACGGGATCGGATCTGTAGGGCTGGGACATGCGGTACATCCTCACGGAAGGCGGGCCCCGGCCGGAAGCCGATCACTGAATCTCGCGGCTCAACACGGGGTGCCGTTAACGAGCGGCTCCCCAAGTGACAAGTAGCTCTGCGTGATTGGCGGGAGCGCCAGTGAGCTGCATCGTTCACGGAGCGGAGTCGTAGCTCCGGAGGTCCGGTCCAGACCTCTCCTCGGATCAAGATCACGAAGCGCTGACCTGGTCTTTTTCGCTACTTGTCACTTCGTTCGCTGTTCGTTAGCGGCACCCCAACACGCAGGGGGATGGCGCTCCAGCGCACTCGCCACATCCGTCGTAGCGTGCAGTCAGAAGCACCCCGGGGGGCACGGATCCCCTCTTCAGCCCCATGATCACAATTCTTACGAACCCTCACACGCCCCTACCCACCAGGAGAAGCAGCGCGCGCATCGCCCCGCACTCTTCCCCGGACAGAACCCACCACCGCGCCTGGACGGTCGGGCCTTGAGGGTTCGTAATAATTGATCTCCCGTATGATCACCGGGCACTATAAGAGCCATGAACCCCCGCGACCTGCTCGAAGCCTGGCTCACCGGTGGCACCCTGCGCCCCTCCACCGTCGGCCGCTACCAGCCGCAGGTCGACTCCTGGCTCACCTGGTGCGAGACCACCGGCACCGACCCCTACAACGTCACCATCCACGATGTCGCCGCCTGGTCCGCCGAACGCCTCGCCCCCCACCTCGACGGCCGCAGCTTCAACGGACCCGCCGACCTCGCCTGGCTCACCGAGAACGCACCCGACATCGCCGGCACCCACGACGGCTACATCACCGCCCTCACCGGCTACTACAAAGCCGCCCACGACCGTCGCCTCATCACCGGCCCACCCGACCTCGGCGAACTCCGCTCCGGCATCGACCGCGACGCGAACACCCCCAAGAAGCTCGACCCACGGGAGAAGGCCGCCCTGATGGCGTGCATCGGCATGTGGGGTCCCGACCAGGCCCGCCACTACCGCCGCGACCGCCTCCTCGCCTACCTGCTGCTGGAGCGGATGCGCCCCGGCGAGATCGTCCGCCTCGACGCCCGCCACCTCCAGGAGCAGTCCGACGGCGGCTACGAGGTCCGCGCCCCCGACTACGAGTTCGAGGCCCTCGGCAAGCAGTTCACCCTGGACCCGCTCACCGGCGCCGCCCTGCGCGACTACCTGCCCCACCGACCCACACCCGCACCCGGCGCCTACGAGCTGATCCTCGGCCAGGGCGGTCGGCCGCTGAACTCCCGCCAGCCCAACGTCATCGTCCGCGGCATCTGCGACATGCACCCCCTCCTCGCCACCCGCGAACCACCCGTCACCGCCGACACCATCGCCCACACCGGGCTCTGGGACACCCCCGAAGGCAGCTGACTACAGCACGCGGCGTACTCCCTGACCGATTCACCTCATCGGTGGAGTCCGGTGTTCCGCAGGAACCTTGTTGGCCCGCTTCCATGTTGGTCAGGGTTGCCCGGGACGGCCCGCAGATACCAAGGTTGCGCGGCTAACAGCCCCTCAGACACTCTCTGAGTCCTGGGCATTCGCCCACCTGCACAGCGGAGCTTCCACCCGACAGATGCCTGGCCGGGCGTCGGGCGGAGCCCCCTGCGCGGATCTCACACGATGACGAGGGAGACCTGCCATGAACGGTAGCAACGACGAACACCTGGACAAGCCCGGAAAGCGGCCCGCCCGCCTGTGGCGGCGCCTGCGGACCTGGCAGTTGCAGCAGCAGCTGGCCCGCGGGCTGGCGTACGGCGTCGGCTCGGGGGCGGTGAGCCTGCTCCTGCTGTGGGTGCAGTCCCGGTAGGCGGCGCGGACAGGGTGGGCGGTGCTGGTCAGTGCTGCGCCAGCACCGCCCACCTGGGCCGCACGCGGATCGTTAGCCGCCGATCCAACGCACGGTCGGCGTGGCACGGATAGGATCCCGGCCACGCCTACAAGGGGGACACCGCAATGCCGCGCGCCAAGACCACCCAGCCCGACGCGTCGGAGACCTCCGCGGTCGATCCGGGCTTGCAGAAGCTCATCGCCGTGTTCGCCATGGGCATCGTCGGAACCGTGGTCGGCACCGCCCTGTACGGGTCCGACAAGCACAGTGAGCGGGCGTTCCGTCTCGTGGAGTGGTTGAGGCGGAGGCCGGACCTGGAGGCGGAGCCTGACGGACGCCGGACGCCGCGGGCGAAGCGCCGCTGAACTCGCGTCAGACGAACTTGTCGACGAGGTGGTCGTACACCGCGACCGCGGCCGCCGCGTGCGCAGCCTTGCGGGCCCCAGAGTCGCGCCGGCGGATGTATCGCAGCGTGGTCTCGATCGCGGCATGATCGGCGTACTCCTGAATCTCCTCCACGGGCACCTTCGCGTCGTGCATGTGGGTCAGCTTGGAGGCGCGCAGCACGTGCGGAGTCAGGTCGCGGCCGGACAGGACGAGGGCCTGCTTGCCGAGGCGGGTGAGCAGGTAGTCGACATCGTGGCGGGACATCGCCTTGTCGGCGTCGTTGAGGAGGAGCGGGCCTTCGGTGCGGCCGACGGTGGCGACGTCGATGAGCTGGGCGAGCCGATCCGGGAGCGTCCAGACGCGGCCCTTGCCGCCCTTCCTGCGCAGGTCCAACAGGCGTACGCCGTCATAGTCCTTGAGCTGGCCGAGGGTGGCGGCGCAGCACTCGGAGACGCGGCCGGCGAGCGTGTAGATGAGGACCGGGACGACGGCTTCCCGCGCGGTGGCGGCGGCTTCGATGACGCGTTGCAGTTCGGGGACTTCAAGGATGGGTGTGGCGGTGGTTTCGTCGTGGGGGTCGACCTTGGGCCGGTCGTGCTTGGTGACCGGGGAGACGACGGTGTGGTCCTTGGTCTTCCACTTGGCGTACTCGGACAGTGCGGTGAGGACGGACAGGCGGCGGTTGATGGTGCGCGGCGCTTTACCTTTGGCTTTCTGGACTTTGGTCCAGGTCTCGATGATGCCGGGGGTGATGGCGCCGACGAAGAAGCGGTCGTGGCCGCCCAACTCCCGTGCGACGCCTGCCCAGAGGCGGATGTCGTCGGCGTAGGCCTGCTTGCTGGTGGTGGCGGGGACGGCTTCGGAGCCGAGCCATGAGGTGATGAGGAGGAAGGTGTCGCGGTCGCAGAGTTCAGCGAGGAGTTCGAGGCGCCAGCGGCGTTCGCCGAGGCGTCGGGTGCGGGGGTTGCGGGGTGCAACGGTGCCGAGGATGTCGCGGAGGTAGTAGAAGGCTTCCTCGGCGGCGCCAGGCTGGGCAAGTTCGGCGCGGGGTCTCGCGGAGAGGTCGTGCTCGGTCACGGACGCCAGCCCGGGTGATAGTTCGGGTGTGTCTCGAACCGGCTGCCCAGCTTCCTGGCGGTGAACAGCAGGCCGTCGATGTACGCCCGCGCCTTACCCATGAGGACGGCCGCGTCCAACTCGTCGAGGATCTCCTCTTGGACGTCGATGCTCGCAACGGCTTGTTCGGCTTGCTTCAGGGGAAGCTTGTGGGCTTCGGCCCGCTGTTCGGCGAATCGCTTCCGGAGGAAGGTGGTGAGGTCGTCCACGTTGGATGGCCCGGACGCGGCGATGATGCCGCTGATGACGCGTGCCTCAAGGTCTGCGTTCATGATCCCATCCTAGTCGTTCTTAACCCACGTTAAGCGGGTGCCGGTGCGGTCTTCTCCCGGATGCGGCGGACGATGGTCGGACGGGCCACGCCGAACGAAGTGGCGAGGCTGCCGATCGACTCGCCGTCCCGGTGGCGGCGGCGGATCTCCTCGTCGGGCAGGTCCATCCTGCGGTGTCCAAGCGGGACCTTGGCGCCGCCCTCGGCCAGGCGGCGGGAGATCAGGGCGGGAGCGACATCGAGGTCTGCCGCGATCTGCTGGATCTCCTGCCGCTCGTCGCGGTAGCGGCGGACGATCTCCTGTGTAGGGACCGGGAGTTCAATGCGGCGCGTGGTGCGGCGCTTCACGTCGTGGCGCTTCATCACGTTGATGATCGTGGTTTTGCTGCACCCGTACCGTTCGCCGATGACACGTGTCGGCTCCCCTGCCCGGTAGCTGGCGATGACCTCTGCTGCGGGCAGGGTGCGCACGAGGGGTTCGTCGGCCGGAGGCAGTGTGTGGCGTCCTGATGTGGCGCCGCGGGCGACTCGGGAGACCTGGGCACGGCTGAGTCCGGTAGCGCGGACGATCTCGGCTTGCCTTACGCCATCTCGGACGGCGGCGCGGATGGCGTCGTGCAGCGCACTGGTGGTTGGACGGTTGGCGGCCCGGCGAACTTCCTTGAGTGCGTCCGGAGTTGGGGCGTGGGTCATGCGAATAGCGTGGCACGGTTCCGCAGAAGTGTTCCCCCCGCTCCACCCGAGGGAGCACCCCGCGGAAATGACTGTGGCCCCTCCGCCAAGAGGGGCCACTACGCAGTCCGACCGTTCCACCGCACCTGGCCAGAACCATCAGTGAGGAGAGAGTAGCAGGGCGCACTGACAGTCGGCTGCCTCCGGCGCCCCAGTCTTGAAAGGGCGTCAGATTCTTCGTCAGGAGCGATTCTCCGCTCGGACCCGATCAAGCGGACGGACGTTGCCCCACTTTCCGAATCCAAGGATTTCTTGGATTTCAAGCATTGCCAAGACATTCAAGGATGGCTAAGTTGGGATCCAACGAAGACTGACAGGAGGCCCGCGATGGCCACGTACAACGTTCCGCTCACCGGGTGGGCGAATATCACGGTCACCGTCGAGACCGACGAGACCGACCCCGAGAAGATCGTCGAACTCGCCCAGTACGAGGCCGGGGTGTCGCTCTGCCACCACTGCGCCAGCAGCACCAACAACTCGCTGGACATCGGCGACGAGTGGACGCCGAGCCGCGACGTGAAGACCGGTGCGCCCGACATCTACAAGGAGACCAGCAAGTGAGCACCTCGGCTCAGCCCACCGGCCGCTGCTACTGCGGCTGCGGCAAGACCGTCGGCTACGGCCGGTACTTCGCCGCCGGGCACGACAAGACCGCCGAGGCCGCGTTCCTCGCCATCCACCACGACGCATCCGTCGCGCAGATGCTCCACGCGCACGGCTACGGGCCCGACGACGACAAGTCGGTTACCAAGGCGGCCGTGGACAAGGGGCTTTGGCTGGACTGCCCGCTCGGCTGCGGGTACCGGGGCGCGCGGGAGAGCATCAACAACCACGTCAACCGGCACCACCGCGAGAATTGAGGACAACGCCCATGCCCAACGAGGACAGCATGTTCGCCGTTTCGAAGATCGCCGATGGTGCCATTGAGTCCGGCACCATCGACCCCACCGACCCGATGTACGTCCACACACTGATCGTGTGGGCCCTCAAGAAGATCGGCATGTCACCGGAGGAAGCCGCCAGGTACGCAACCGCCCACCAAGAGCAGGCCGTCGAAGCCCACCTGACCGCCGAGAAGTGAGGACGTCTTGCCGTTCTGGAAGAAGAAGCCCACGAAGTCACGGGACGATGAGCTGCGGGCGGCCCTGTACGCAGCGAACCCGGCGCTAGCCGCCGAGGTCGACCGGGGTCGCGAACGCCGTGCCGCGTCCGACGAGCTGCACGCTCACGAGATTAGCCCCGACGATGCCGCGCTCATCCGCATGATGGGCGGCTCCCAGTGGGGCGACGATGCGTCCTTGACGCTGCCGTCTGGGAAGACCATCACCGGTAGCGAAGCGCGGCGTTGGCTCAACTCGGACACTGCCGCTGCTCCGTCTGGTAAGCGGGAGTTACGCTCGCCCGCATTCCGTAAGGCCACTCTGGACGAGTACGTCGCATGGCTGCGGCTTTACCTGGATCAGGGCGGTAGGCCCACCCACTACTACGACTACCCGTTCAGGGGTGAACGGTGGCTGATCGCCGAGCAGGACTTCACCACCGGCGGCGAGTGCGGCACGTTCTCTGCCGAGATCATCGTCCCTGAGGGCGTCGAGTATCTCGGCGGCGGGCGCGGCCACAACGAGCTCTACTTCATGGACGGCGCTCGCCACATCGGCCACGTCGTCCCCGTCTTCGACGACCCCGTCTTCCGCGCCCTTTCCAAGGACGTCCCCATTTTCATCGCGGCGAAGAAGGCCGAGCGTGCGCAATGGGAGCGGGAACACAAAGCAATGGCCGAGGAGTCTGTCCGGCGCTCGCGGCAGAGCGACTTGGGCCGCTACCTTCGGCCGTCGGACTGATCCACGCGCATGTAGTGGTGCCCCGCCTGAGAGAAGCAGGCGGGGGCACCGTCATGCAGCCTACGCGGCCCCTCACGCGCCAACGGCGGCCCACGGCCCGGCAAAGTCCGTCGCAGTGTTCGACGCCGGGGTGATCGTCGACGGGAGGGACGTCCGGCCCGTCCCGTTGATCGCGAACCGGTACCCGGCCGCCGACAGGCCCAGACTCGCCGCCACCCCCACCCCCGTCCACCCCGACGCGCGCGTCAACGTCGGCGGCACCGACCCGTTGAACAGCAGCCCCACCCAGTAGAACGCCCCGCCCGTCAGCGCCTGTGCCGTGACCGTGGTGGTCTTCAGCCCCGCCGACGTGACGTCCGAGTCCACGGTCGCCGACGCCAGCAGCGTCCCCGCGCTGTTGTACAGGCCCACGAGGTTCTGCCCCGCCGTCGGCGACGACCCCTGATTGCCCACCCACCAGTACAGCTTCGTCACGTTCACCGCGGCGGCAATGTTCACCCGCACCAGATACAGGGATCCCGCCGTCACTTGGGTCGAGTTCACGGCCAGGGCCGGGTCGTAGCACCAGGCGGCCGCCCCATGCGAAGCCGGTGAATCACTGCCGAGCGCGTACCCGCTGACGGCCAGGTTCCCGCTGATGGTGCCGCCCGCCACGGGCAGGGCGCCGATGTCAGCCGCCGTCAGGGCGTCGCCGCCACCGGTCGCGTGGCTCGTCTTGTGCGTCGTCGGCGTGCGCGAGTTCGTCGTGGACGGGTCGGTGGACCGCAGCGCGATCGTGGCTCCGGCACCGGCAGCACCCAGCGGGGTCGCGGTCGCCGGGTCCCCGGCCGGCCCCTGCGCTCCGGTGTCACCCTTGTCGCCCTTCGGGCCCTGAGCTCCGGCCGGTCCCGGGTCGCCTTGCGGGCCGGTCGCCCCGGTGGCGCCAGCCGTGCCGGCCGGGCCCTGAGATCCTGTATCGCCCTTGGGTCCTTGGGCTCCGGTCAGACCGGTGTCGCCCTTCGGCCCGGTCGCGCCCGTGGCGCCGGTCGCTCCGTCCGCACCAGCCGGGCCCTGGGCGCCAGTGTCGCCCTTCGGGCCTGCGGCTCCTGACGCGCCGTCCGCGCCTGCGGGTCCCGTCGCGCCGGTGTCACCCTTGGCTCCTGCCGGACCCTCACCACCCGCCGGACCTGCGGCGCCCTGCGGTCCCGCCGGGCCTGCGGGCCCTTGGGCGCCAGCCGCTCCGGGATCGCCCTTCGGGCCCTTCTGCGCGGCCAGGAACGCCGCCTCGTCCCCCGTGTTGCCCAGGGCCAGCCACAGCGCGTACGTCGACTGACCGTCCGTGCCATCGGTCCCGTCAGTCCCGTCGCTGCCTGGGGCGGCCGCCACGTAGACGACAGCCGTCTGCCCCGTCACCACGCCCGGGAGTTCGACGCGGATGTCGCCCAGCCAGTACGGGCCACCCGACTCCGGCACCAGGACGTACGTGGTGTTCGGGACGCCCGCGAGGGTGCGGCCCTCGGTGACCACCCACAGGGTGTCCCCGCCGGGTGAGGCGATGCCCGGGTTCGGCACCAGGTCGCACGTCCAGGCGCCGTCCGTGCCCGGTGTGATGCGCAGCGGGCGGACAACTTCGCCTTCCACGTCGGCGACGTAACCCACCGCTGGCGTGCCGGTGCCGTCGACCAGAGCCGCGGTCACCTCCACGCGTTCCGGGTGTGATCCGATCAGCTTGCCAGTCACGGTGGTCACGGTCGTGCTCCCTAGTGTCAGGCCGGGTCAGCCACTGCTGCTGGGGGTTGGAGTGGGGACGGTCGAGCAGATCTTGTCGGCTGCTGCGCGCACCGAAGCGGTGATCTTGCGGTCAGGTTCGTCGCGCAGTAGCGCCCACAGGGCGCAGGTGAGTTGCTGCTGGTCGGTGCGCTGAGAGGCGCCGGTGGTCTGTGCGGTGCGCAGTGTCGAGTAACGGTCCTGGGAGGCGGAGTTCTGCCAGACCAGCAGGGCAGCCACGAGGACTGCGGCGACACCGATGACGGCGATCAGCGGGGTGGTGTCGTGGCGTGGCTTGCGCGGGAAGGAGATGGCCATGGGGCTGCCTTTCAGGGAAGGACCAGGCGCAGCAAGCCCGGGAGTTCAGAGGCGGATTCGGACGGGCTGGACGTCGGGGTGGGGCCGGTCGTCTCTGTGCTGGTGATGCGGCGGCACACGAGTGCGTCCGGGTCGTTGGGGTCGGGCTCGAGGCGGTAGCCGTCGGGGCAGGTCTGGCCGTCCTTACCGTCGGACCCGTCCTTGCCGTCGCTGCCGTTGCTTCCGTCCTGGCCGCTCTGGCCGTTCTGCCCCGCCGCGCCGGAGGGCCCGGGAACCGTGGAGTCCGCACCCGGCTGCCCGTCCTCACCGTCCCGTCCCGGCTGCCCGGACGCGCCCGGAGACCCCGGGGAGCCGGAGGGGCCGGGCGGTCCCGGCACCGTGGACGTCGGCCCCGGAGAACCGGGGGTGCCGTTCTGCCCGGGCTCCCCCGTCGCATCCCGGCCCGGCTTTCCCTCCGGCCCGGTCACCGGCGTCCCGCCCAGCTCCCGGACCTGCGCGGCCAACGCGTCCCGCTGCTCGGACGCCTGCGCCAGATCATGCGAGAGGGTCCGCAGCGTGATCAGCACATAGCCGAGGAGGGCCACGCACGCCAGCACGCCGACCGCCCACACCAGATCGGTGCGGCGCCGGCGCTGCCGGAACGTGCGCGCCTCCCGCTGCTCCCTCTGCCTACTCATTTCGATCCCTTGCTCGCCAGGTAGACCTGCAGCAGGGTCAGCAGCAGCGGCACGACGAGCGCGGTCAAGATGAGACGCTTGTCGGACGCCCTGCGGGTCTCTGCCTCGCGCTGCTCCTGCTGACGCCGCTCGGCCTCTCGGGCCCCGGCCTCCTCGAGGCTGGTGATCCGCGCCGAGAGGTTCGTGATCCGCTCGTCCCGGGCGTGCATCTGCAGCTCGAGGAGGCTCGTGTCGACCTTCGTGTCCAGACGTGCCGTGATGGCGCGCATGTCCTCTTTGAGGTCGACGAATCCGGCGTCGAGGCGGCGAGCCAGTTCACCATTGGTCGGCTCGTCGCTCATGGTGGTGTCCCCTGTTCAGTCGCAGTACCGAGATAGGCAGCCGTCAGGCTGTCTTCTCCAGCGGGCTGGACTGCTCGGTGGACAGGGCCGGAACGGGCGCGGTGACCTCGCGGTGCAGAATCAGCGCAACCAGGCCCTCAACGGCGAACATCCACAGCGCCTGCGTCTCGGCGGGCATGTCGAGGCCGAACGCGAGGAACAGGGCGAGGACGCCCTGGCCCAGGTTCACGATGGCCGCGCCGACGGCGCCGGTCTTCAGAACGATCGCGGTGGCGACGGCGACGATGAGGGACAGGACAGCCATGATGGCGCCCTGCTGCGCGTCGGAGACCTCGAGGCCGTACGCGGCCGCGAGCTTGAGGACGATGGAGACGAACGCCAGGGTGTAGACGGGCTCTCTACCAAGCAACTTCACGGGATTCTCGATTCTCGGAGAGCCGCCGGGCGTATCCCGGCGGTCATGTCGGGTCAGACCTTCGGGATCTTCAGAGCGGCCCACGTTTTGGGGCCCGGGATGCCGTCGGCGTCGCCCTTGAGGTCGGCGCGGGACAGTTGGAACGCGCGGACGGCGGCCTTGTCGGCATTGGTCCAGTTCGGCCCCGGGCCGGTCTTATAGCTCTGACCGAAGCCGAGCGCGACGAGGCGGCGGCCCATCGCGGTGACGATCGGCGAGTAGCGGCCACCGTGGAAGAACGCGGCACCGGGGAACGGCTCGTAGGCGGGCGCGGCCGTCGCGGACAGCTTCAGGACCTGCCCGACCTTGATCTCGTCGGCGTCCTTCAGACCGTTCGCGGAGACGAGCTTGGCGACGGTCGTGCCGTGGGCCTTGGCGATGCTGGTGAGCGTGTCGCCCTTCTTCACCGTGTACGTGCCCGTGCTGCTGCTCGTGCCGCCGCTGGACGCCTGAGTCGTCAGGTGGGCCAGGCGGCCGAGGACGTCCGCCGCATAGTCCCCGCCTGTGGTCACCGAATCCGGCGACTTCCCCGCCTTGATGGCGTCCTTCACACCGGTGAGGCCCGCGTTGTACGCGGCGACCGCCGGCCCCCAGCCGCCGAGCGCCTTGTAGTTGGCGGCGAGGAGCGTCGCGGCGTCCTCGGCCTGCTGACGCACGTTCTGGTCGTAGCCGTCGGGGATCGTCCACCAGCGGTCGTCGCGCTGCCAGACACCGTGCCCGTGGCCGCCGTCACCGACCTTGTTGGTCAGGTTCGTCTCCCGGGAGCCGACCGCGATCAGCAGGTTCGCGGGCAGGCCGTGGGTCTTCTCCACGGTGGGGATGAACGACCAGGTTTTCAGGGCGACGGTCTGCTGCTTGAGCATGGTGGCGGCCGTCTCGCGGGACTTCGGAACGATGCTGGAGCCTCCGACGAGCGCCTTGGCGCGCTTCACGATCTCCGGGAGCTGGGCCACGATCTTCGGGCCGGGGCATGCAGTGTGGCCACCCCAGTCGGCACCGCCCATGGCGTGGTAGCCGAGGCCCTTACCGCTGGGCGACTTGGCGACCTGCAGCGGCACGTCGTGCACCTTGTGCGCCCAGGCGAGGACCTGCGCGTTGCGGTCGAGCTGTGCGTCGGTGAGGGTGTCGCCGCCCTTGCCCTCGTTCTCCACCGACAGCCAGGTCCGATTGCCACTGGACTGCGCCCACGCGCGATCGGCCGTGCTCACCCACTGGTAGAGCAGGCCGGTCTTGCCGGTGCCGAAGTGGGATGACGCCTGCGCCTTCGGGTTGCGGAACCAGGAGTCCGTGCCTGCCAGCGTGCCCGCCATGATGTGGACGACGACGCCGCGGACTTCCTGCTGGCCGCCCTTGGTGCAGTTCGGGACGGGACGGTACGTCGCCCCAGACATGAGCGCCATCAGACGTCACCGTCCTCGGCGTCGTCGCTGGCGGCCATGCCCTGGACCTGGTCCTCGGGGGCGGTGTCGGCGACGGGCAGGTTCTGCATGCCTGCCGCGTCTTCGAGGGTGATCTCGCCGACCTTGGCGCCGGTGAGGTCGAAGACCGGCACGACGCCGTTGTCGTTCTCTGCGACGGTGATGCGCTGTGCGTCACCGGCCTGATCCTGTCCCTCGGTGTCGTCGACGGGACGAGGGTCTCCCATGACGTGCTCCTGCGTTCTCCCCGCGCCCAGAGCTGGCTGTCGTGGCGGGCCACTGCTTGTGGCCGTCCCTCGGGGAGTGGAGCAGGAGGATGGAGGGTCATCCTGTGATCTCAGAGTACGGGCGGCAGGGGCCAGGTGTTGCCCCTGCCGCCGTACGTGCGGCTACTCCTCTTCGGGCTGCGGGTCGAGCTTTGCCGCGGTGAGGATCTTGCAGTCGTGGTGGCAGACGCTGCAGTTCACCCGGATGTACGCGGGTTTGCCGTTGTTGGAGTAGAAATTGGGCTGGGTGCTGACGATGTTCTGGATCGTGCAGTCCTCGGTGAGGCACGCGAAGGTGATCGAGTACCAGGTGGCCGGTTCCCAGGTGATGGTGTCGCCCGGGCCGGGCGCCTCCGGGGGCGGTTCGGGCGTTGTGGGCGGCGGCTCAGTCGGAGAGGGCGGAGGTTCCTCCGGGACGGTCCCCTCACCCGAGCCAGGTTCGAAATCTGATGCACTCATGCGCCGGTCACCTGCCAGTTCACAGTAGTAGCGGTCGTGTTCTCTCGGTTGACCCATACGAGCGCCGACGAGGACGTCGTAGATGACATAGCGACACCAGTGACGCCGGCAGCCGATGGGGTTGCGTTGACGCGTGAGCCGGGCACGGTGGTCGCGGCGGTGGCGTAGCCGCGGAATGTGGTGCCTGCCAGCGTTGGGAAGGTCACCAGGGCGCTGGTGGGTGTGTTGGCGGCGCTGGGCGTGATACTCACGGAGCCGAACGCCATATTCCCGGCGGTCAGGATGCCGGTGAAGGCGACGTTGCCGTCCTTGTCGATGCGGAACTTTTCCACGCCGTTCTGCATGGCTCTCAGCAGGTAGCCGGTATGCGCGGCGAGAGCTTCGATGTAGAGGGCGCTGTTGTTGGAGGCGACGGGCAGGACTTGCAGGCGGCCGCCGTTGAGGGTGGCGAGGAGGGCTTCCACGATGAAAGACGTGTCCTGCGAGGGCGCGTCGGTGTTCTTGTAGTAGAGGCCTGCGGTGGTGGGGAAGAGACCTAGACGCCCGCCGATGATGGTGGCGGGGCTTCCGGTACGGAGGCGTTCGATGATGGCGGCGTCCCGGGCCAGATACTGGCGCCAGGCCATGTCGGTGTAGGAGCCGGATGTGAACTGCCCAGAGATCAATTCGAGGTTGGCGTCACCGATCGAGGGTTCTGTTACCTGCACGAAAGCCCTGTTGCTCTGGCCGGCATTCGAAAGAGAAATGTTGGGGTAGACGGCGTTCGGGTTCAGGGAGAGGAGCGCGCCGGAGGTTCCCTTGACGATGAAGGCGGCCCCGGACAGGTCTCCGACCGGGTTGCCGGACGCATCGTAGAAGATGATTCTGTTGGCGTTGCCCTCGTTGACCGTGATGCGCTGCCCGCTGGCTGCGGTCTGGATGACAGCCCCGGTGATCGTCATGCCGTTGATCGCGGTCGCGGACAGGGCTGCCGCCGTAATCGACCCGGCCATGATCTTGTCGGCGGTGATGGCGTTCGCTGCGATCTTGTCCGCAGTGACGGCCAGCGCATCGAGTTTCGCGGTCGTCACCGCGCCCGCGGCCAGCTTGTCGGTGTTCACCGCGCCGGACGCGATCGTCGCCGTCTGCACCGCGCCCGCGATCAGCTTCGGCGTGCTGATCGCCCCATCAGCGATGTTCACGGTCTGCACGGCGCCAGTCTCGATGACCTCCACTGTGACCATGTTGACCTCGGCGGTGCCCGTGCCTCCGTTGTAGTTCGCGTAGAAGAGCGGACTGATGAACCGGGCATTGGCATGCAGCGCACCGGGAGTGTTCGGGGAGGGGGCCGCGGTGGAGGTTCCGTTGCCGGTCGCGTAGCCCTTCAGGTATCCGGTGAACCGCTGGAACCCGGCGCCCGCGGTCAGGTTCTGGGAGGCGACGGCCACGTAGTGCTGCGAGCTGGCGGCGGACGCTCCAGTCGTGTTGACGAGGGTCGTCCCGTCCGCTGCGATGCCTGCGACACCGCAGAACACGCGCTGCTGGGCGGTATCGCTGCCCGCAACGGTCTGCCGCACCGTGAAGCTGATCCGGTAGAGGACGTTGGGGTCGAACGGAATCAGGATGTCGGGCCGCCACGCTGCGGTCACGCCGCCGACGGCCCGCATGACGTAGCTGCCGGACTGCGCATCCGTCACCGCCACCGATGTCAGACCGGGTATTGCCACGGCGGTCGTGGTGCTCGTGCCCAGAGAGCGCCACTTCGCCGCTTCGGCGCCGGTGTCGTACAGCTTCTGCACGACGGATGCCGCGGTCGTGACCGACAACTGGCTGGTCGTCACCGACCCGGCGACAACCCGGTCGCCATTCAGCGTGCCGACAGCGATCCGGTCGCCCTGGATCGAGTTCGCCACCATTTTCGGAGTGGTGATCGCCCCGTCTGCGATCTTTGTCGACCCGACCGCACCAGTGGCGATCTTCGCTTGGGTGACGGCGTCGTCGGCGAGGATCAGAGAGTTGACCGCCCCCGCCTGGATCTTCAGGTTGGTGACGGCGCCTGCCGCGATTTTCGCCTCGGTGACTGCGTCCGACGCCAGCTTCAGGGCGGTGATGGTGCCGTCCAGGACGTCGTTGGCGACGACCGGCGCCTTGCTGACAGGGCCGACCTGGTCCGATGGTGTGGACGCGGTGCCGGAGGTGTTGCGGGCCACCAGCCGCACGTACACGGGATCGTCGGTGGGGACGACAACAGTGGCGCCCTGCGCCGTCTCGATCGTGGACCGCAGCGTCTCCGGGAGCGGCGTGAACCCTGCCGCAGTGGAGGCGTGGACCTCGATGCGGGACCAGTCCAGCGGCAGGACCGCCCCGTTCGCGAACAGGCCGTCCCAGGTGGCCTGCACGCCCCCGAGGTACGGCGCGACGGCCGGGGCCGAAGGCTGCGGCGGCGGGGGCCCGTTGACGGCCTGCACACCGACCGTGCCGTCGCCCTGGGCCCCGACGATCGCCCGCAGGCTTCCGGTGCTGTCGTTCACCTGGAGGGCGGCGTTCTCGATGCTGCCGCCGTGCGCGTACCGGGACCCCCGCTGTAGCTGTTCCACGGCGCGGCGCAGGCGGGCGACTTCCTCGGCCAGAGCACTGTTGGTGGGCATCACACGTCCTCGGGGCTGCCGTAGTGGAAGGAGTCGGCGCGACGCAGCGTCAGGACTGCCTGGTCGGGGCTGTCGCCGGGCTTAAAGGAATCAGCGGTGATCCGAGACCAGCCGGTCCACGACACCCACTCGTTGTTGACGGTGACTGGGACGTCGTCGCCGATCTGCCAGGAACCGAGCGGCGCAGACGGGTGGTCGCGGACGGTGATGGTCTGCACATCGCCCATGACCTGCCGGTAGCGGCGCTCCGCGGTCGCGCGGCGGCCGAGGGCGTCATTGCCGTTGATGGTGGGCAGCGCCAGCGGCGACTCGATGCGCAGGTGCCCGTCGCGGGCGGGGCTGACGGCGAACCGGCGTGCGGTTCCTTCGCCGTCGCCGGTGGCGACAATGACGTTGGCGAAGTCGTCCCCGGAGTACGTGACAGGGGTAGAGGAGACGATGTTGACGCCGGTCGAGAACGAGATGTCCTTGCGGCGGGTACCGAGGCGGGGGAAGCCGAGCTTGATGCGACGCCGGATGGTGCCGTTGGCCTGCCAGGAGCAAGCGTTGGTGTACTGCGGAGCCCCGTCTTCGGAGACGAGGTCGTCGACCTGGTCGCCAAGGTTCGGGGATTCGTACCAGAACGACGCCCACGGCTCGGCTGGCGTGCCCGCCTTCGCGGTCGAGTTCGTGGAGTCGACGGTGACGCCGAGGTTCCCGTCGGGCTGCTCCTGCGCGTACGCCCAGATGTCCCGGATGATGACGCACGGGTCCTGGTAAACGTAGGGGCCGCGGCCGGCGAGGTTGCCGTGTTCGTCGATCCGCCGGTTTAGGTACGACGACCAGCCCGCGCCTTCCATGCGGAACTCAGAGCCTTCGGGTTCAACGGACCAGATAAGGCCGCCCCAGCGCAGAATCCCGGCGGCTTCCGCGTAGATGAGGGCGATGCCCGGCATGAGGGAGTCGACGTTGGCTCTCACCCAGCGGGGTGCGAGGGTCGCGGAGAAGCTGCCGGGCCCGTTGAGTTCGCTGGAGAACTCCACCTGCGACAGGGGCAGCGCAGAGTGGAGTATCTCGCCGGTGAGGGCGTGCTGGGTGAAGTACCGCCACCGGGCCATCTACAGGGCGCCTTCAGTGAACTCGATGTCGATGTTGAACGTGGTGGTCGCGTCGACGCCGATCTTCGCGGCGTTCGAGGAGCGGGTGCGCATCCTCGATTTGAAGGCCTGCGTGGTGCCGCGCATTGCAGCGCCGGACGTGGTGGTCAGGTCGATCGTCTCGACCATCTGGACGGTGTTGCGTCGGGCGGCGGTGCCCTGGTTGTCGTCGATGCCGACCCACTGCGCGGCTTCGTAGGTGCCGAGCATGAACCGGAAGTTTCCCCAGGCGTTGCCGTCGACGAGGCGGATCCCGCACACGGTGAACACGACCTTCGCGTTGGCCGCCCAGGTGGGGATGGGAATGTTCTGCATGGTCAGGTTGGGGAAGGTCTGCCACGTCTCGGAGGTGCCGGAGATCTGCACCAGCGGGTCCTGCGCGTAGTACGGGTACAGGGAGCGTTCCTTGCGCGGGTTGGCGACCTTCCGCAGATCCTTGATCATGGCGTTGGTGATGGTCGCCGTCGATGAGGGGATGTCAATGCGGGCCAGCGGGATCGCCGAGTAGCCGTTCGGCACCGTGGTGGCGCTGGAGGAGACGTTGGAGATGACGTCGAAGAAGGCAGCCGTGTCAGGGGTCTTGTTGCCCTCGTAGTTGGGGTCCTGGACACGGGCGACGAGCATGTCAGAGCGTCCGGTGCCGCCCGTCGCGGCGATGCTGACGGAGTCGGTGCCGACGTTGTAGACGTTGTAGGCGCCCTGCCCGGCCGCGTACACACCATTGATGACCGCCGACCCGGCGCCGATCTGAACGCCGGCCCCCGGAGTGGAGAGTGCGGACGGCTTCAGGTAACCGCCCTGGGTAATGCCCTGGTTGCCTTGCGCCAGATCCTGGATCATCAGGCGCATCTGCTGTGCGGTGTGGGCGCCGCCGGTGACGGCGAACGGCGTCGTGATCAGTGCCATGCTCGGGGCCTCCTACAGGGCCTTGTAGGCGGGCCACCAGGTGACGGCCAGCGTGGATGTGAGGGTGTTGTCCGTCGCCGACCAGCGGATCTCGTTCACGCCCGGGGTGAGGACGAACTGGTCGATGCGCGAAGTCGGGGTGAGGGGGGCGGAGCCGCCGTTCTCGCGGAGCACGGTCCGCCAGCCGGGCCGGGTGTCGATCTCGACCCACTCCCCCGCAACGAGCGTCGTCTGCACCGTCAGGACCCGACCCGACGTGACGTGCGTGATCTTCGGGTTGGCGCACGGCCCGTTGACGCGGATCACCGGCCATGTCGGGGCTGTGCCCGTGACGGTGAGGTAGCCGGGCCGGCCGACGGCGGAGGCGTCACCGGCGATCGTGAACGGCATCTGCAGCGGGAACGTGACGCCGCCCTGGGTGAGGGAGCCGAGCGGCATCGACGTCGAGTCGGGCAGGTCGGTGTAGTACAGGTGGTCCTGGGCCTGGAACTCGATGTCGACCGGTCCGTAGCCGTGGATGATCGTGGAGGCGTCGGGTTCGAACTTGCGGAGACGGCCGCGGATCACCCGGCTGGGGCGTCCCGGGAACTTCAGGCGTAGGTCCATGGTCGTGCCGCCCTGTGCCCGGACCTGGGCGGTGTCCGCCCTGTCCTGCAGCAGCGCCCAGGTGTCGAGGACTGTGGCCGCGCTGGCCGTGGCTGCCTTGACGGCTGCATCGATGCGCAGGGTGCGGCCGGCGTAGTAGTCGGCGCCCAGCCAGGTGCCGTCCTCTCCGGGAGGCTCGACATCGCTGCTGCGCACCGTCGGCTGGCCCAGACCCTCGATCGTCTTGATGTCGACGGTCGTGCCGCGGCCAATGAGGACACCGCCGAGTTCGTGCTGGTAGTCGACCAGGTCGACGGGTGTACTCATCGGGCTCCCACTCCCCCGCGGGCCAGCCGGCGCAGCTGGTAGGCGTTGTCGGCGTCGATACGGCGGGCGGTCGCCGCGGCGTCACCGCCGGAGGTGACGTGCCAGGTCTGGTTGCCGACCATCGGCGCGTCCTGGCGGATGATGACGACCCGACCGGCGGAGGCGTCGGTGAGGCCGACACCGAACCGGGAGGCGACGTCGGACAGGACGGGCAGGGCGCTGCGGCGCTTGTTCTGGCCGAGCGGGATGAACGCTTCCCCGCCGGTGGAGGGCTCGGCGAAGGTGACGGCGCCGCCCGCAGTGGAGTAGATCCCAGAACGGATGCCGCCGTTGGCGTACGCCAAGCCCTTGTTGGCCTTGACGAGGTCGGCGAGGAAGCGGGTCGAGCGACCGCCGAGGGATGCCTTGATCTCCTTGCTGGCCTTGTTGGCGACGGCGATGATCTCGTCCTCGCCGAGCCCGGTGGTGCCCGCGACCGCGTGGATGCCAGTCTTCGACGTGGTGATCGCGGCGATGATGGCGACGAGTTCTTCGACCTGGTCGCCGGTGAGCGCATTGTTCGCGGTCTTCGCCGCGCTGTTGGCGCTCGAGGCTTTCTTGTTGTCCTTCACCGCGGCGGCGGCCAGTTGCTGGGCGGCTTCGTCGTTCTGCGCGGCCAACTGCTTGGCGAGGTCGCCGTAGCCGCGGGAGGCGAGCGTGGCGAGGTTGTCGGAGAACGTCTTGTTCAGCTTGTTCGCGGCACCCAACTGCCGCGTGTAGTCGGTGAGGGACGCCTTTGCGGTCGTCTGCAGGTCCCGCAGGGCCTTGGCCATGTCGTTGACGTACTTGGTGCTGCCCGTGGCCATCTTGTGGGCGAGCTTCTCGCCCTCCTTGCCCATCGAGGCGAGGGCTTCGGCGACGTCCCCGCCGACCCGGTCGGCGACCATTTCCAGGTCCTTGTTCCAGGCGGTCGTCGCCTTCGCCGCAGACTTGATCTTCTTCTCGACTGCGGTCACATCGAAGTACTCGACTTCCTTCGTGGTGACCTTGCCGTTCTTCCCCTTGACCTTGACCTTCTTGGTCTTGTTCCCGGCCGCTCCGGCGTCGGAGGCGGAGTACAGGGAGCCGGTCTGCGGGTCGTAGCGCCAGTCGGTGACGTCGCCGTCGGCGTTCCACTGAATGTCCTTGGGGTCGCCGCCCAGGCGCCGCACGATCTCCTCGGTGATGGCGCGGGAGCGGGGCCGCTTCGAGAGCGCGAAGGGGACGTAGCCCTCGCCCTGGGTCTCCGGCTCGCCCCACACCCGCCACGATCCGGCGGGAGCAATCTGCGCGATGTGGTTCTCGGCGCCGCCCGCGAAAGGCTGGACGCCGCCGCGCTGCCGCGTCGTGCCGGATCGAAGGCCGCCGTCGGCGTAGTAGTCGGCGATTCCTCCCTTCGCGTAGGGAAGCTGCCGCACCCCGGAGCCGGGCTTGCCCACACTCTTGTAGGTGTAGACGGTGGAGATGTTGACCGACCGGTCGCGGAGGCTGTTGATGGCGCCGCGCAGGCCGTCCACGCCGGCCCGCTGGGAGCCGGTCGGCACGGAGATGATGACGCTCTTGCCCTTGGTATTGCGGATCTTGAAGCCGAGGTCTTCAAGGCTCTTGCGCGCCGTGCCGGTCAGGGCGCCCATGGTGATGGTCCTGCCCTTGGTGGTGGCGACCTTCTTCTTGACCTCTTCGAGCTGGCTGATGGCCGACTTCGTCTCGGCGCTGACCTTGACGTTCTTGCCCTTGACGTTGCTCATCTGGGAGATGAGGCTGTCGAGTTTGCCGCGGGCGTCCTTCGTGGACGCGGTGACCTTGTACTCGCGAGTGCCGGGAATCAGCTTGATCTTGTAGCCGAGGTCTTCGAGCTTCTTCTTCGCGTCCCCGCTGAGTGCGTCGACCTTGATGGTCGTCTTGTCGGGGTACTGCTCCAGCTCGGCCTGCACGGCCAGGAGCTCGGCGAGGGTGGAGTCGACGCCCTTGGTCTGCAGGAGGATCGACACCTGGCCTGGTATCAGGCCGAGCGAGTCGGCAACCTTGGCTGCGTCCTTGGCGCTGATGTCGTACTTGCCCGCCAGATCGATGACCGCGTCACGCGACTTCTGCATTTCGGCTCGCGCGGCGGCTAGGGAAGTAGGCAGATCCTTGCCCTGCGATTGCGCGAAGTCGTAGGCGGCGATGGCCGCGTTGGATGCGCCGTCGGCGATGGTGTTGAACGTGTTGAAGAGGGCCTGGCCGTTTTTCGTGCTGGTGTCCAACTGGCCGTTTGCCTTGACCAAAGCGTTCCCGAATCCATCGGTCTTGGCGATGCCGTCCTTGATGGACTCGTTGGCGTTGGTGATGGCCTCGTTCACGCGGGCCTGCGCGGCCTGCAGGCTGACGGAGCCGCCGGACAGCAGGTCGAGGGCGTCGCGCAGGGCGCGGGTGCGGGAGTCGGCGTCGGCAGTTTTGTCGGCGAGGGCAGAGACCGCGTCCTTGAGGCGGCCGTAGGCGGTCGCACCGTCACCGGTGCCCTTGGTCGCGGCGTCGAGTTCCTTAGCGTTCTTCGCCGCGGTCTTCGCATCCCCCGACATGCCCTGCAACGCTTTCGCGGCCTGCTGGTAGGCCATGGCGCGGGCAGCTACGGCGTCACGGTCTTTGTCCCCGCGGCCCATGCCCTCGAACTGGCTCTGCTGCTCCTTGGCGAGGCCCTGGAGTTTCTTGACGAGGCCGTCGATGCCCTGGCCCTGGCCGAGGTAGGCGTCGGTGACGTCCGAAAGGCTGTAGCCGACGCCGCCCATGACGTCCATGAGCTTGCCGTTGACGCTCGACAGCTTCGTCGCGGAGATCGTCTGTGCGGCCTGCTGGCGTACCGACTCGTCGATGACCCCGTTGGACTGGCGCAGCGCGGTGGTGAGACCGTCGATGTTGGCCTTGTGCTCAGCAGCCTTCTGTGCGGCGGCCTGCTGTGAGGAGGCCAGCAGGCCAAGGCCGACGGTCGCACCGGCCAGGGCGACGCCCCAGGGGCCGCCGAGCGCGCCCACGAGGCCGGAGCCGAGGGAGCGGGTGGCCGATCCGGCGGCCGCACCGATCCCGCGCAGCGTTCCCGCGAAGCCGGTTGCGCCAGTCTGCGCGGTACGGAACGCATCCCCCATGCGCGCGATCGCCGGGACGCGCGCCTGGAGTACGGCGAATGCGGCACCGTAGCGGGTCAGGGACTGGCCGGCGGAGGCGGCCAGCGACCGCTGGACCGCCATCTGGTCGCCGAGGGAGCGGAACGCGCCGGTGACGCGGCCGGACACGGTGGTCGCCAGGTTGCTCATCGGGCCCTGGATGCGGCGGATAAGGAGCGCGGCGAGGACGAACTGCTGCATCGGGCCGGGAAGCGCACCGAATGCGGAGACGAGGCCGCCGACGACGTGTCCGATGGGGCCGAGGACGCCGGACAGGATGCTGACGGCGCTGGTGGCCAGGTCGAGGGCCGTGACGACCAGGTCGAGGCTGGAGGCGACGCCGGATCCTCCGCTGGTGAGGTCACCGAGTGCGTCGACGACGGGTTCGACGCCGTCGGCGAGGTTTCCCAGGACGTCGATGGCCATCTGCCCGGTGGACAGCAGCAGGTGCAGGAACGCGGCGAGCGCGTCACCGCCGAGGTCTTTGAACCCGGAGGCCATGTCGGAGACGGCGTCACGGATTCCGCCGAACTCCTCGCGGGCTGCTGCGGCCAGGTCGGGGCCGAACAGCGTGGCGGCGTCGTTGAAGTACTTGAAGAAGTGTTCGATCTTTGGTGTGGCGGAGGCGAGCCCGGAGGTGATGCCGCGGGTGACGTACTCGATGCTGGGCGCCATCCCCTGGTAGATCGTCAGGCCGGTCTGCTTGGCCTGGGTCTTGAGTTGCAGGTAGGCGCCGGCGAGGCCCTTGCCCTTTGCGGCGGCGATCTCCGAGGCGGCGCCGGTTTGAGAGACGGCGCCCATGAGCGCATCGAAGGAGTCGACACCCTGGTGGGCGAGCGCGATCGCACCGGCCATCGCGGGCTTGCCCATGCTCTTCTTCACCGCGGCGGCGAAGTCTTGCTGTGTCATGTGGTGCTGGGCCTTGGACAGGCCGTCGATGACGTAGCGGAGGCCCTTGAAGTTGCCCTGCGCGTCGAACGCCTCGATGTTCATGGCCTTGAGGCCTTCGACCATCTGCGGGGTCGGCGAGGCAAGGTTGGCGAGCATGCCGCGCAGCGTCGTACCGGCGGTCTGGCCGAGGATGCCGGCCTTGCCGAGCATGCCGACCGCGGCCGCCGCCTCCTGCATGTTGACGCCCATGCCGTGCGCGACCGGACCGGCGTACTTCATCGCGTAGTAGATGTCGATGATGTCGCCGGAGGCGGCGTTCGCGGTCGCGGCGAGGGTGTCGGCCGCGGTGGTCGCCTGGTCGGCGCCCATGCCGAACTGGTCCATCATGTCGCCCAGATATTTGGCGCTGTCGGCGGCGTTGACCTGGGCGGCGGAGGCGAGGGTGAGGGACGCGCCGGTCGCGGAGATCGCCTGGTCGGTGCGGAAGCCTGCCTTCGCCAGTTCGACCATGGCCTCGGCCGCGTCCGCCGCGGTCGCCCCGGGGAGCTTGAGGTCGTTGCCGAGCTGGTTCGCGGTCGCGCCGGCGCGCAGCATCTGCATCTGGGTGGCGCCGGTCGTCGCCCCGAACGCGTTCATGGCCTGCTGGTACTCGCCGCCCAGCTTCATGACCTCGGCGCCGCCGATGGCGAACGCCCCGCCTGTCAGCAGGGTGGCCAGCCCGGCGAGCTGTCGGCGGGCGTTGGAGGACTCGCCGGCGAAGCGCCGCAGTCCGCGGACCCCGTCGGGGCCGAGGCTGTTCATGCGGGTGCCTGCGCGCTGTGCTGCGGCGGCCAGGCGGAGCAGGTCGCGGACGGCGGTGTCGATCTGCCCGGACATGCGGGCCAGCTGGCGGCCGGTGGTGCGGGAGTTGTCGCCGAGACTGTTGACGTGCCGGTTCGCGGTGCGGGCGGCGTCGCCGTAGCGGCCGAGCTGGCGGGCGGCGGTGCGGGCACCGGAGCCGAGGGTGTCCAGGCGGCGGCCGGTGGTGCGCGCTTCGCGTCCGAGTGTGCGGATGTGGCGGGAGGCGGTGTTAGCGGCATTGCCGAGCTCGCGGACTTCGGTCTTGGCGGTGCGGGCCGCGCTGCCGAGCGTGCGAGCGTGCTTCGCGGAGGCTTTGAGGGCTTGGGCGAGGTCATTGCCGTGCCCGCGAATGTCGACACTGAGGTTCCAGTTCGCCACGTCCCGCCCTTCCCTTCGTGTCGTTCGTCTACGGAGTGCTGGTGCCGAGGTCCTGCATGACCTCCCGTGCCGCGATCACAGACGGCGGCAGCAGAAGGACTTTCATGCCGGCGCCGGCAGGGCCTTCGGGGATCTCCTTCTGCTTGAGGGCGATCTCCTCGCAGCCCATGCACTTGTGGCTGACGGCGATGTACGCGTCGACGTACTCGCCGTTGTCGTCCGCCCACTCGGACTCGCGGGTGCCGCACTGCGGGCACACGCCGCGCATGTAGTCGGCGTAGGCGAGCGCCTTGTCGCGGTCGAGTGGGGTCCAGCGGCCGTCACCGACGCCCCGGAACCAGCTGTGCGGGATGCGGTACTCGCGGCACAGGTCGAGTTCGCGGCGTAGTCGGGCATCGGTGGTCAGCCTTTTCCCAGGTCCATGCGGACGTTGGTCTGCACGCTGAACGCGGTGTTGAACAGGGCGGACGCTTCGCCCTCGGCCCACTCCGACAGGTACGTCTTGGCGTCGTCGACGGTGATGCCGTCCAGGGAGGACTGGGCCACGAGTTCGGGGCCGAGGGCTTCGACGTTGAAGGCGTAGCCCTCGTCGGCCTGTTCCTCGGTCGGGGGGTGGCGGCGCTGGAGGTCTTCGAAGTCGGCGCGGCGCAGCGCCTGGAAGGTGAGGCGGATCGCGATGTCATCGAAGGCGGCCTGCGCCGTCTCGAGGTCGCTCTTCGCCGTGTCGAGGTCGGCGGTCAGGGCCTGGCTGCCGGGGTCGGTCTTGAGGTCGCTCTCCACTCGCCGCACAACAAAGCGGGCCTCGTCGAGGGCCTTCTTGACATCCGGGTCGTCGCAGATCGTCAGGACGGACGTGGGCCGGTTGCGGTTGCGGAGCTTCTCGCGGGTCGCCGTCCAGTGCGCGTCGGCGGCCACGGCGTCGGCGGGCGGCTCAGGAGTCGTCGTCTGCTTGCTGGTCATCGGTGGGGTCCTCCGTCAGGGGAAGGGACCCGGCCGGGCGCCGCACGGCGCCCCTTCCCGAACGCTGTCGGGCCCGGCCGGGAGCTGGGAGAAAGGGGTGAGCGGGGGTGGGTCAGCCGCCGGGCGTGGTCGTGGTGACCGCGACGGCGGGGCTGGTACCGCCGGTGAACGTTCCGGTGGCGGTCATCTGCGGGACGTTCGCACCGTCGTAGGCGCCGCCGAACGTGACCGTGACCGGCGTGCCGGGCAGCGGGCCGCCCGCGCAGGTGACATCGCCCGGCGCGACGTTCGACAGGGCCTCCAGCGCCGTCTGAACCGCGGACGCGGTCGCGTTGTACGCGATCGCGCTGGTGGTCTGGCTGTTGAACGTCAGCGTGAACGTGCCACCGGTCGGCGTGCCCGTGATGGTGACGGTCTGGACCTCGTCGGTGCCAGCAACCGGGACCGGGGCGCCCTGCAACGGCCGCTCCGTGATGGAGCAGGTCGCCATGAATTTGGCAGCCTCGTTGTCCGCCGTGTACTGCGGGGACTGCGTCGCGACACGGATCGGGAAGACGTCCATGCTGTTGTTGCCGGGGATGTCGCCCTTGCGGAGGATGACGACGTAGGCGTTGGTGCCCTTGGCGAACATCTCCTCGAGGTCGGCGTCCTCCTCGTCCTCGTAGAACGTGAACGACGACTGGTCGGCCTTGTCGCTGCCGGGGATCGTCGAGTCGTAGGTGTCCGCCATGTCCGGCGTCTCGATCTCGTTGTTCGTGACGGTCCAGCCGTCCATCGCCGCGATGTACGCGGAGAACTCGGTGCCCGCGGACAGTTCACCGCGGGTGGGCAGCAGCGTGTCGGAGGCGATCGCTGGCACGAAGTAGAACCGCGATGTGCCGCGGCGCATGTACTTCTTCGGCTTGCTGAGAAGCGGCATTTCTGGGCCCCTTGGTCCCGGGGCCTTCGAGGTCTATGGGACCCGGCCCCTACACGTGTGGTGTGTGGGTGGCGGCCACCGAAGTGGTGGCGTCCGCGTGGGGTCCCGCCGCGGTGCGGTGATGCCTGACCCGTGGGTCAGGCGGATTGCAGGTCGAATGCGAACCTGCTGGCACTGGACATGATTCCATCTGGTGCGTCTGGTGTTCCCCCTGCTTCGATGTCCGGGCGGCGGGCGAGGATCCGGCCGCCGGGGACCGTGAGCGGGTGCAGCCACTGCCGGGTAACCGGGTCGCGGCCGAGGAAGACTTCGCGGGCCGTGTCGGCGAGCCACTCCATCTGGTCCTGCGTTCCGTAGGAGTCCGGGTCGGACAGGTCCCGGCCGGACACGGAGCGGACCTGGTAGATGAGGGTGGCGTCCTCGTTGAGGTCGCTGTAGTAGGCGCCGGACGTCTGCCGGTCGATGTAGTCGAGGATGTAGTAGTGGCTCGGGCTGCCCTCGGGCATGGCGCCGCGGCCGACTGGTTTCCCGGATGCGGTCTCCAGCAGGGTGGCGAGCGCGTTGGTGACTTCCCGTGTGCTGATCACCGCAGGATCTCCGTGAGCGCGAGCCGCATCTGGCTCATCAGCGTGTTCTCGATGAAGCCGAGAGCGGGCTGGACGTGCGGGAACGGCGGCTGGTTGTAATTGCGGCCGATGCTGTCCGTGCCCACGAAACCGAACTCCAGGCGCCGCCCGTACGGGAGGTCGGTGCCGAGGGTGCAGATCGCCCCGTGCGGGATGCGGCGGGTCTGCGTCTGCCAGGAGTTGCGGTAGGCGCCGGTGATGACGTTCGGACCAGGCCGGCCGGAGGCGTTGCCGCGGATGCGGGCCTGGCCGAGCGTTCCGGTGTGGGCGACTCCGCGTTCGATGGCGGGCCCGATCCGGGTGGCGGCGTGCTCGAGGCGGTCGGCGAGTTCCTCCGGTGTCACGGCGTCCCCTCCTCTGCCTGGTTCTGGTCGAGGGGCGTGATCCGTACGACTTCGGTGGTGGCGGCCCGGCCGGGGTCCTGCACGATCCAGGACCGGCCGAGGAGTGCAGTGTTCGTCGGGTTGTGGACTTCGAGGACGGTGACGACGGCATCTTTCGGGGCGACGGGCGCCTCGAGCGGCGTCAGCAACCGGTAGCGGGACTTGGTCTCCTGCGTCCACGGCTGTAGCACGTTCGGGGTCGCGGAGATCTCCGACTGTGCGGTGCCGCCCTGCACTGCTCCGGGGCCCTCGTAGAGGATGTCGGAGTCGGGTCGGGTGAGGTTGCCGGTGCCCGGGTCGAGGGTCGGGCGGCCGGTGGCGCGGAGTTCGATGCGGACGGTGTCGACGAGGAGATTCGTGCCGATCCACTGTGTGACTCCGGCGAGGGCGCCGTCGAGCCCGGTCATCGGATGTCCCCTCCCCTGGCCCACTCGGACAGTTGCCGCAGGATCGCCGCGGTCACCTCGTGCTTGCCGCCGTCCAGGTCGGGCCGGTCGAGGGCGGCGCGCTCGAGGGCGGCGGGGTCGATCCCTGCGAGGAAGTTGGCCATCGTCTCGCCGGGCGGCTCGGTGGTGGCGACGGCGACGCGCGCGAGGCCTTCCCACACCACCGTGTCCTGTTCCCGGGTGTGGAGGATCAGGGAGGGCAGGCCGTCGCGGATGTTGTGCTCGAGCTGGTAGGCGATGACGTGCTCTTCGATGTGTTGGCCGTCGATCGCGATGCGGGCGCCGAAGGGCTGCGCCTCGATACGGACGCCGTGCGCCTGAGGTGTAGTGGGTTGCTCGGTCACCGCTCCTCCTGGCTGATCTCCGCACGCATGCGGGTGAGCTGGAAGTCGAGGAGCCCCATGATTCGGTGGTGGGGCGTCTGGCCTCCCCCGTCAGGGAGGAGCATGAGGACCTGGGTGATTCCGTCGCCGTCCCCGTCGTAGCGCTGGACGGTGGCGAGGACAGCCCACTCTGTCAGGACGCCGTCAGAGCCTTCGAGTCTGCCGACCTCTTTGATCGCCTCTTCGAGGCGCGCATAGGCAGCCTTCTCTTCAGAGCTTTGGTCAGCCATGTCGGTCCTCCTCAGCAAGTTCACGACCGTCCAGGGAGTTGTGGACACAGATCCAGTTGATGGACCCGTCCTCTGCCTTCTCGGGCCGTTCTTGGGGACCGCAGACGCACTCGGTGCCGACCGCTTCGTGTTCGATCAGGTCGTTGATCGGTGTGACGTGCAGGGTCGTCATACCGAGTCTCCTGAGGCGAGGTTGGGGCGGTCGTTCAGGTCGGGGCGCGGTACCCACTGCCGTACGCAGCCGTGGTGGGCGGTGGGGAAGGCGGCCGCCTCCTCGGCCGAGCGGATGGTGCCGTCCGCGTGGTCGGTGTCCGCGTGATTCGTGAATCCACACTCGGGCCCGTCGATGCACTCGAACCACAGCGCATCCAGCTCAAGACGGCCGGTGTTGATCGCGGCGGTGTTCGCGGTGACGACGCCCTGCCACGAGAGGGCCGACTTCGCCCACGCGTCGACGGGGTGTCGGGCTTGGTTGGAGTAGATGACCGTGCCGAGCGGGTGGTCGGCGATCAGGCGGGCCGAGTCGATGTGGTCCTCGGTGTAGTTGACGGTGATCTCGCGGGCCGCTGCCTGTGCCGCGCGCGCGAACGCCTGGGCGCGGCGGACGGCTTCCTGGATGCGCTGCATGAGGTCGCTGTAGAACGTGGCGGTGATGCCGGTGACGGCGGCCTGGTGGTCGGCGGTCCAGGTGAACAGGGCGGCGGCGCGGTGGGCGCGCTCGAGGGCGCGGATCGCGCCGTCGCGGTAGGCGATCGGCAGGTCGGTGGCCGCCCACCGTTCAGCGAACGCGCGGGCCTGCCGGTCGAACTCGGCGACCTGCCCGTTGAAAGCGACCGTGGCGGTGCGGATACGCTGCGTGGCGCCGGGCCCGCGGTGGATGCGTTCCAGGGCGCGCACGAGGGTGTCCTGCGCGGTGCTGAGCCGTCCCCAGGTGCGGGTGAGCTGGTAGACGCCGGTGGCGATGAGCGCGAGGAGTTCTTCACGTCCGTCGACGGTCCGCTGCACGGGGGTGCTCATCGGCGGGGCCTGGCAACGAGTTGGATGACACCGAGTGTTCCGTCGCTGTCCGAGCTGTCGTCGTCCTGAGGTTCATCCGGAGCGGGCGGCTGCCCCGACTCCAGGATCGTCAACTGCCGCTCGTAGGCCTTGATGTTCTCCGTGTAGGTGACGCCGACGACGGAGGACACGTTCACGGCTGCGGGTTGGGCGCGCAGGTCAGCGAGGCGGGAGCGGATGACGGAGATGGCGACGGCCCGCGCGGTACGGAGTCGGGTGTAGCGGGTCTCAAGGTCGGCGACGTCCGTGGAGGCGCCGAGCTCGTCGAGGAGCCAGGCGCGGGTGGCGCTGTCCATGGCCATGGGGGCTGTCCTCCGTCGCAGGGGGTTGGAAGGGTGGCGGGTGCGGGCCCGCCGTGTGGCGCCCCACCACGGGGGCGGGCCCGCACGCGCTCTCAGTCGCCGCCGTTGCCCTCGTCGGCGGCGTCCCGGCCCCGGGCCGGCTTGCTGGCCGCGCTCTTGCGAGGTGCGGCGGTCTTCTTGGCCGCCGAGGCGGCCTTGCCATCGGTCTTCGCCTCGTCGGCGGCTTCCGTGGTGCTGCCGCTATCGGAGGTGTCGGCGAGCGTAGGCACCTCGCCGTTCTCCCAGCACGCCGGGTTGGTCACGAGCGCCGCGTATTCGGGTGCGGGCTCTTCTCCGGCGTGCAGGAGGACATCGCGGTGCTTGACCGGGTCGCGGACGAACACGGATCGCACGAGTCGGGGCATGGCGATCAGTCCTCGTCCAAGACGGTGGCGCTGATGTGGAAGTTGTTCACGTACAGCACCGGCATCGCGACGGCGTTGGCCGTGGTGGAGAACTGCACCGGGTTGGACTTCTTCTCGTAGGAGACGTAGATACCCGGCTCCTGCGCGGCCTCGAGGCCCGGGTTGTCTCCGGAGTCGAGGTTGTCCTGCTCTGCGGTGATGCCGTACTGGGTCTGCGCCCACTGGTCCGGGCTCGGGGGGATCATGGCCCACAGGCCCTCGGGGGTGACGCGCTTGAAGACGTCGTCGTCCCACACCTGCTCGTCGTAGAGCTCGACCGGGGGCAGGTTCCAGCGGGCGCGCACGGAGTTGACGTCCGGCGGGGCCAGCGTGGTGGAGGGGGTGGTCTCCGGGCTGGAGGAGTTCCAGAACGCGGTGCGGTACTCCAGGTTGGAGGCCAGCACGGACAGGGCCCGCTCGCTGGTGATGACGCGGGCGGGCTTGGGGGCGCCGATGCTCTTGAGGTAGCGGATCCACGCCATCTCGTCGGTGAGCGGCTTCGCGCCGTCCTGGTCCCACGGGATCGCGGCGACGGGCTTGTTCTCGGCGGGCACGTTCCAGTCGACGTCGAGGCCGACGCCGGGCAGGTTGACGATGCCGGTGGTGAGGAGTTCACCGGCCGCCAGCTCCATCGCGATCTTGATGGAGGTGAAGTGGCGGTCGAGGTCGCTGTACAGCTGGTCGATGAAGTCCTGGTCGTCCGCGCCGCGCTTGGCGGTGTGGAGGATCAGGGAGAGCTCGCCCATTTCGAGGGTCTGGCCGACCGGGGGCAGCATGCCCTCGTTGACGACGCGCTCAGCCTGGCGCTTGGCCAGCGCGTGCGGCGCGTCGAAGGCCCGGAACTTCGCGGCGTTGACACGCCGCTTGTTCGACTCGATGCGGAACTTCGGGCCGTAGATCTTCCGCTCCGGGATGACGCTCTGCGTGAGCGCGTACGTGTTCGGAGTGGGCAGACCGTTGATGTAGGCGTTGATGTCTTCCGGCGTGACGTTCCGCAGGAGACGGTCGAGAGTGGAGCTCATGGTCGGTCTCCTGTCTTACCGGTAGTGGATGGTGACGCCGGGCGCGACGCTGGTGACGTCGGTCGGGTCGAAGGGGATCGGACACTTGTCGGCGTAGACCTCGCCGAACCACAGCAGCGCCCCGGACGTCTTGGTGGAGCCGGGCGCGAACATCGACTCGGTGGCGAGGAAGCCCTGAAGGACCTCGGTGCCGTCGGATGCGGTGGCGGCGCCGCCCGCAGTCGTGGTGGTGACGGTGACGGCGGGGCTGGTGCCGCCGGTCAGGCCGGACGCGGACGCGGTCATCTGCGGCTGGTCGTCGCCCATGAAGCGGCCCACGAAGGTGACCTGGACGGCGGTGCCGGGGTGCGGGCCGCCGGATACGGACACGTCACCGACGTTGATGTTCGACAGCGCCTCGAGGGCTGCCTTCACCTGCGCCGCGGTGGCGTTGTAGGGGATGCCGGCGGTGGTCTGCCCGGACCAGGTCAGCGTGTAGGTGCCGCCGGTCGGGGTGCCGGTCACGGTGACCGTCTGGACCTCGGACGTCGGCCCCGAGTAGGGGGCGAACATGCCGGTCGCGGTGACCTTGCCGAGCGGCAGGCCGGACTTGAGGACGTTGCGGGGCTGCAGCAGGTTGCCGGCCTCGTAGTGGACGCCCGCGACGAACTTCGTCAGGTCCAGCCGGATCGTGTTGGTGTCGTTGGTTCCCACGAGGGAGGCGAGCCACGGCCGTTCGGCGGTGGCTTCCTCGCTCGTACGCATGGGCTGGAAGTCGTTCACGGCCCTCTCCTTGGGGTGATGACGGTGCTGAAAGGCGGCACCGTTTCCGGCGCGTCCACGTGGGAGAGGTCGTGGTCCCAGGTCGTGCGGATGGTGCAGGGTCAGGCGTCGGCGGCGATCTTTCCGCGGCGCTTGAGCATGGCGAGGCCCCGCTCGCCGGGCTTGGGCTGGTTGGCGCCCGGGCGGGGGATGCCGGTGCCGGGCATCCCGGACGGTGCTGGCGGGACGGCGCCCGGGGCGGGGCTCTGGGCGCCGCCGAACATCTCGGCGCGGCGGCCCTTGAGTTCCTCGGCCGCGGTGGTGATGTCGTCGTCGGACGCGTCGTCAGTGACCCGGATCAGGGCGGCGGCGTCATCGAGGTCGGCGCCGGTCGCGCCGAGGGACACCAGGACGGCCCGGACTTTGGTGTCGCGTTCGCGCTGGGCGGCGGCGGCCTCGCGCTGCTCGGCCTGGGTGACGCGGGCGGCCAGGTCGTTCTCCTGCTGGGCGAGGGCTTCGGCGCGGCGCTCGTCCTCGCTGAGCTTGGCCTTGCGGGCCTCGTCGGCCTGCTTGAACATCTTGCCGAAGGCGGACGGGTCGAACGTGTCGAGGTTGAAGTCCTGAATGCCGGCGGCTTCGGCTATCTCGCGGATCGCGGCGTGCCGTCCGGCGCGGCGTTCCTTGGCCATGTTCTGGCCGAACCGCTCCTGGGTGATGATGACGCCGTTCTCGTCGCGGAGGGGTTCGACGGCGGGCGGGTTCTTCTGCGCCTGCGCGGCCACATCCGCCGGGGACGGCTGGGCAGGCGGCTGCGGGTCGCCGCCGTCGTTGTAGAACACCGGGGAGAAGACACCGGTGGGGTACGGGTGGGCCCAGCCGGCGTGGCCGGCACGGGCGGAGTGCTGCGCGGGGCGACGCATCTGTCCAAGTCCTCCCAGACTCGTAGTGCAACTTCCAGGCCCCGCGCCTAGATCCAAGTTCAGCACAGATCTCACGATGTGTTCCCCCCGCTCCCCTGCGCCGGGTCTTCCTCCGTCGCGGGGGAGGCGGTCGGGTCGGTTGCGGGCAGGTTCGGGGTGGGCGGTGTCGGGTCGGGGTTGACGTCAATGCCGAGGAAGTCGCCGACCGCACCGGTATCACCGGTGGCGTCGGCGAGGGCGCGGGCCTGCTCGAACTGGCGGGACTGGATCCGTTCGATCTCTTCGCCGATGTCGTCGACGGGGAACCCGACGGTGGTGAGCATGCGGATGGCGGTCTCCAGCGACATGACGCCGTCCTTGACGGCGGCGCGCACCATGTCCAGGGTGGCGGCCTTGTCGGTGGGCTTGTAGGTGCCCCACACGAGGTCGACGTCGACGACCGGCCCGGTCCAGTCGGGGTGCTGGCCGGCCTGGTAGAGGCGCTGCACCATCTTGAACAGCAGCTGGTACTTGTGGTCGCGGGCCAGGTGCAGGGAGTCGAGCAGCGGGTCCATCGGCCCGTAGGACAGTTCGATGGAGAACCCGGACGGCGCCTTGGTCGGGTCGAGGGTGCCGAGCGCGACGGCGGGCATCCGCCCGTTCACGGAGAGCCGGTCGAGGAGTTCGGCGGTCTTGTTGCGGAGCTCGGCGAGCATCGGGGACGTGTCGAGGGGGATGAGGTTGCCGCCCTGGCCGAGTTCGAGCATCAGTCCCGGTTCGATGTGCATGCGCCGCTCGCCGCGCCGTGTTTTGTTCTCCGGGTTGATGACGCCGATCATCGGTGATCCGGTCGTCGCGGAGGCGAGGCTGGAGTCGGTGTCCGTTCCGGCGATCTCGTCGAACAGTTGCATCAGCAGCGACAGTGACGACTCGCCCCAGTGCCCGTCCTCCGGGACCGTGTTGGGGACGTGGACGACGGGGAGGAAGTCCAGCTGCAGGTCCAGGTGGTCGAGGACTTCGCCGTCGGGCCGGGTGATGAACCGCGCGTACCGGTAGTCGAGGTTGTAGACGTCCTGATCGGCTTTGATGTCGTCCAGGTCCCACTCGGCGTCGGTGAGGTAGCAGGTGAGGGTGGACGGGGTGTCGTTCCACGGGTACTGGCGGCTGATCTGCCAGGTCTCCGGGGTGTAGACGTCACCGCCGGTCAGGAGGGGGGTCTGGCCGTCGTCGGCGAGGGCGGGCACCCGGGCGGGCCGGTCGCCTGCTTCGGACAGGGTTCGGGTGCCGATGGGGGCGAGCTGGTAGGTGATGCGGCGCAGCTTGCCCTTGGTGCCGGTCTTCGGGTCGGGGTCGATCTCCCACGCGAAGTGCACGGTGGTCGGGTAGTCCGCGGAGTCGCCTGCAGCGTCGGGCAGGTCGGGGAAGTAGAAGCCGGGGTCGACGACGGACAGGCGGGGCCGCTGCTTGTCGGCGTCCCAGGCCAGCGTGTACACGCCGTCGCCCTCGCGGACGGTCTTACGTTCGTTTTGCTGCAGGCGCAGCGTGAACAGTTCCTTGCGGGCCCAGTCCCGTAGCCGTTCCTGGACCGCGGCGGCGTGCACGGCGTCGGCATCCGGGGTGGAGCCGTCGGCGGGTTCGGCGTCCTCGGCTCCCTTGGCGGTGATGGTCTGCTCGCGGCCGAGCAGGTGGGAGGTGAGGGCGGCGATCCACATGGCGGGGTCGCCGAACTCGCGGCGTTCGTCTGCGGTGGTGCCGTCCTGCAGAGAGGCGATCTCCCAGGCCTGGTTGTGGGCGTAGGCGGCGCACAGCGTGTAGGAGGCCAGCCTGCGGCGGTCGTGTTCGGGGACCCAGGTGCGCATGGCGGCGGGGAACGCTTCGCGGTTGGGCTTCTTGTACGCCGGATCGGCGAAGACCCGCTTGTAGTTCAGCGGACTCCACCGGTCGACGATGAGGCGAGGAAGACCCACCACTGTTCCCTTCTGGAACTCTGTTCGGCCCCGCGCCTTTGATCAGGATAGGAGCAGCGGACCCGGGTGTTCCCCGGTGATGGGGTTAGCGGCGGCCGCGGGGGGTGCGGCGTTCGTAGGTGCCGTAGATGCCGTCGTCGCCGTCGAGTTCGGCGAGTTCGGTCAGGGCATGCACGCAGGAGTCCATGCGGTCCGGGGAGTCCAGGCCCGGCATCCAGGTGACCATCTGCCGTTCCAGGGCGTGGAAGACACCAACGTGGTGGACACGCTGCTGCTCATAGAGTTGGGCGATCGGCTCGGCCCGCAGCCGTTTTCCCTGCTTGGCGTTGACGGGGATGATCCGCGGCATCAGCCGGCCGTGGGTGACACCGCGGCGTTCGAGTTCCCGCCACGCCTGGGTGAGGACCTGGCTGGTCATGTCGCCGCCGTAGTTGGACTCCACGACGATCGCGTCGGCCTGCCATTCCAGGGCGAGGAGGCAGGCGGTGGTGCCCCATTCGTCGGCCCCCATGGCACCGGATTTGTCGTCCAAGACGTAGAACTCGTCCCGGATCTCGGGGTGCGTGTGCTCAGGCCCTGCGCTCTGGACGCGGGCGGAGGCGGCGGCGGTGATGCCGACCTCGTCGTGGCCGCTGGTCGAGCCGCCGGCCGGGTCGACGGCGACGACGATGCGGTCCAGGTCGATGCCGCGCAGGGCCGCCGTGGATAGGCGGTTGGAGTCGATCCACGTCTGTTTCCACACGCCGCCCTCCAAGGGTCTGGGCTGCTGCTGGTAGAGGGACCACCACACGCGTTCGCCGACGGACTTGCGGATGCGGGCGTAGTCGTCGGCGTTGTACCGGGACGGCCACAGGGCTTCGCCGGGCTGGCGGCCCAGCGGGTCGTCGGCGGTCAGTGCGATGGCGGGCAGGTCGATGACGATCCAGTCCTCCGGTTCTTCCTTCAGGAGCCGTCCGGACAGGTCGTCGTCGTCCCAGCGGGTGTTGACGAGGAGGCAGGATCCCTGCGGTTCGAGGCGGGTGAGGAGGACGGACTGCCACCAGTCCCAGACGCGTTCACGCTGGGTGGGTGATCCGGCGTCCTCGGAGCCCTTGAAGGGGTCGTCGACGACGGCGACGTGCGCGCCGCGGCCGGTGAGCGCGCCGCCGACACCGGCGGTGACCATGCCTCCTTCGTGGCCGTCGATGTCGAACCGGTTGGCGGCCTGGGAGCCGTACTTGAGGCTGATGCCGAGGGTTCCCGCGTTCTCGGTGATGGTGTTGCGGACCCAGCGGCCGTGGTCGTCGGCGAGGTGGGCGGCGTAGGAGGCGAGCATGAACCGGTGTTCGGGCTGTCGGCGCAGGTACCAGGCGGGCCCCCAGCGTGAGGTACGACGTGACTTCCCGGCGCGGGGCGGCATTGTGACCATCGCTCGGATGCGTTCCCCCGCGGCGATTCGTTGGTAGATCCGGTCGATGATGTCGAGGTGCGGGGCCTGCATCTCCCGCCCGCCGGTCAGCACGGTGGACAGGGCACCGGGGCTGCGGTCCATGGCCATGACGCGTTCGACGTGGGCCAGGCGCAGCCGCAGGTCGGGGGTGGCCCGGCGTGCGATGCGGCGGCGTTCCACGAGCGGCAGGGTCCGGTACCGGTCGAGGGCTTCCGCCTCGGGGTCAGTTGCTGTCATCGGGCGTGTGGTCGGTCCTGTCCGGGAGCCGGAAGTCGGTGGCGGGACCGGGCTCCCCCGCAGTGTTCATGAGGGTGGTGAGTTCGGGGAGGGTGCCGCCGAGCGGGATGATGCCGCCGTCCGGGCCGGACAGTTCGGCCTTGGTCGGCATGTCGAGGCCGTTCAGTTTCGCCCGGCGGTCCATGAGGCGCAGGACGGTGTCGACGGCCCGCATGTCGAGTTCCTCGCCGACGACGTTGCCGTCGCGGTCGAGGACGGGGCTGGGTTCGGTGGCGTGCGGCCACGCGGCCCGCAGGAGCGCGTCGAGGCGTTCGTTCTCCTGCTGCCGGTACACGGACACTTCGGCGGCTTCCTCGTCGCGGTTCAGCTCGAGGGCGCGCAGGAGGTCCTTGGAGGCGTCACCGCGGCTGGAGTAGCCGAGCTCTTCGGCGATCTTCTCGAACGTGGCGCCGGCGACGCGCATGCGGATCAGCTTGGCGCGGCGTTCGGCGGTGAGGGCTCGTTGGGCTTTGGAGGGTGGCATGGCGGTCGGGGCTCCCGCTGTGTCGTTGTGGTCCAGGCCCCGCGCCTGTCACAGATGATCGCCGATTTTCGGTTGGGTGTTCCCCTGGTGGCGGGTGGGCTGCACCATGCGCCGTATGGGACACATGGGCAGGGTTGGGGCCGCTGTGATGTTGGTGGCCGTGTTGGGGCTGGGTGCGGTCGGCTGTGGGGGCGGTGACGGCGGGGGTTCGGGTGCGAAGCCGTCGGCGACCGTCTCGAAGCGGGTGGTGCCGCGGGATGCGTTGGAGGCGTACGAGCGGGCCACCGTGTCGGGGTGTGAGGGGGCGGAGAACTGTCAGGCGTTCATGTCGCGGAAGCTTGCGGCGGCGGAGAGGGTGCGGGCGGCGATGAAGGCGAAGGACGCGGACCGGTATGCGGAGCCGATCGGGTTCGTGGATGAAGCGGACCGGCAGGCCAACCACTACGGGCGGGGGAATCTGGCGGCGAAGGGCAACATGCTGGCGGTCAGTACGCCGTTGCAGCGGATGGTGGCGTGGTTCCGGGAGCATCCGGAGGGCTGACCCTTGGCGGGCGTGAAGCAGCCCCACGACCCGGGGGGGGTGGGGTCGCGGGGCTGCGGGCTCGGGCGCGGGCCCGGGGGTTCGGGGCTTAGCGCCGGTTTTCGTTCCGATGTTCCTCAACCCCCGGGTTGGAGCCGGGACCCGAGCGGTCTGTGGCACGGCCAGGGGGTTGAGGGGCGCGGGGACGCTGCTCTCCCCCGAGGCCGTGCACGACCATCGTGGGGCACGATCCGCGGTTTGTCTCAGGCGGTATCCCCCTGCTCCCCGGTCACGCCCAGGGCGGGCGGCCGCCGTTCATCCACGCCGCGGTGTCGTTGCCGTCGAAGAGGACGACGCCGAGCGCGCGGGCGGCTTCGTGTGCCTCCGTGGTGTAGCCGCTCGTGGTGACGATCGCGGCGTTCGTGCATCCGGCCTGGGTCGCGGCGCCCGCGGTGGTGCGGACTGTTTCCCCGCCGACCTTGTTCTTCGGGCTGTAGCGCTTGCACTGGATCAGCCAGCGGGTGCCGTTGGTGAGGTGGACGAGTCCGTCGCATCCGCGGTCGCGGGTCTGGCCTGTGCGGGAGGCGTGGGCGACGAGGGGGCTCTGTTGGGCGCGTTCGACGACGGCGTCCTCGAAGCGGTCGTGGTGCATGGTCTGGAGGCGTCCGAGGGTGGCCTGGCGGGGTATCGCGGACCGCTTGGGGATGCGGGCGGCGATCTGGTCGACGTGGTGGAAGAACGGGGCGAGGCGTCCGGGCCGGAACGAGGTCACGACTGCGAGGACGGCCAGGACGAAGACGATGATGAGGGCGGCGATGGTCTGGGCGGGCCAGGTGACGTAGGAGAAGTAGCCGATGAGGAGGGTGAGTCCGATACCGCTCCAGGTGATGCGGGGTAAGACGGCACGCCGTCGGCGGCTGGGGGCGGTGCGGATGTGCTGCTGCTGGATGGTCATGGGTTCCCCCGAGGTCTAGTTGTGGATGTTGGTCTTGCCGAGCCACTTTTGGTGGACGTGGGTGGTGTTGAAGGTGGTGGGCCCGCCCGTGCCGCGTCCTGCGGAGGGCAGTTTGAGGGCGAGGATGATGACGGCGAGCCAGAACAGGCCGCCGCTGGTGACGCCGGCGAGGCCGGTCATGGCTTGGCCGACGCCGTAGCCGACGCCTGCGGCGAAGGCGCCCCCGCCGACTCCGGCGCCGATCATGCGCTGGGCCATCGGGTCGAGGAGCGGTTGCGGGGTGAGGTCGCGGGCGGGCAGTGCCTGCATGGGCTGCACGTACTGCTTGGGGACGGCGACCATGACGCGCGGGTCTTCGGCGGAGGGGACGTAGACGACGGCGGGGCGTTCGTCGTATAGCTCGATCGCGTTGTTGGTGGGGCGGGTGGCGGGTGTGTTGGGGGGGTGGGTGGGCTGCCCGGCCGTGGTGGCGTTGGGCTGCTGGTACGGCGCGGGCAGACGGTTCACGGGGCGGGGTCTCCTGTCGTGGTGGGTTAGTTGGTGGGGGTGATCTGGTAGGTGCCGCGGCTGACGACTTGGACGATTCCGGCTTCTCGGAGTTCGGCCATGGCGTTGTTGACGCTGGCCGGGGCCGCGTCGATGTGCTTGCGGACATCCTTGAGGGGGCGGGGTTCACCGTCGGCGAGGACGCCGAGGATGCGATCCTTGATGGTTCCGGCCGACGGCTCGTCGTCGTCCTCGTCGTCGACACCGATCAGTTCGCGGGCGGTCGCGGTGTCCTCGCTGGCGGGCTCGTCGTCGCCGGCGAGGAGTTGCTCGGCGAAGGCGAGCCACTTCGCGTATGACTTCTGGAAGACAGCGTCCTCTTCGGGGGTGAGCCTCGGGATGGGGCGGGATTCCATGAGGGCGATCAGCCCGGGGTAAGTCTTGTTTTCCTTGCGGGCGAACCAGGTGCGGGCAGTGAAGAGGCTGCCGCCCTGGATGATGTTGGCCATGCCTGCGGTGATGGGCCCGTTCTTGGCCTCCTTGCCTTGGAACGCGGCATCGATGGTGCTGCCGCCGCCGATGTTGAAGTAGCGCGGGATCGGCTCGGGGTACACGCCGGGCGGCAGGACTCCGTCTGTGGCCATGTGCTTGGTGGTGCTGCTGTTCGTCCTCCCCAACCAGACGGTGCCGTTCTTCGCGTTGGCGCGGATGCGGTCTTTGTCGCCGAGGTCGGCCAGGTGAATGGACTGGGCGGCGAAGCGAATGCCCTTGCCGAGCTTGCGGCCGGTGGACTGGTTGTCACCGACAAGGCCGGTCACCCACTTCCGGAAGTCGCGCGGGACGGTGGCGTCGGCGGACAGGATGCGGTTCAGCTCGTCGAGGGTGTCGTTGGCGATGCGCCAGGGCTTGAGCGGCTCGAAGCTGCCCCATCCGTTTGCGGCGCTGATCTTCTCCCGGTATTTGCCGAGGTCGTTGGAGGCGGCGATGGTTGCGGCGACTGCGGCGATGCCCTTTCCGAAGTGGTAGATCCGTCCGTCGGCTTCGGGGATGGACATGCCGTCCTGGGCGTCTGCGGCGATCGACACGATTCCGTTGATGCGTTCGGCGGCCAGGATGGTCAGCAGGGTGACGGACTTGCCTGCGCCAGGGGCGCCGACCATGAGGTCGGTGACAGCACCCATAGCCGGGTCGTACAGCGGGATGCGCGCCTGGCGGCCGTCGGGGCGCAGTCCAATGGCGATGGTGCCGTCCGCGTCCATGGTGAGGTCTTCGATGGTGGCTTCGCGGACGTTCAGCAGTGGGTGAGTCTTGTAGATGGAGATGAGGCCATCGCCAAGGCCGTCTGTTTCCACCATCACGAGGGAGGCGTCGGCGACTTTGAGGGCGCGGGTGATGAGTTTCTGGTTGAGCTGGATGATCTGGTCTTCTGGTGCGCTGACGCGGTAGGCGACCCGGTTGGTGTCGGCCCGGAACGCGTTGAGGATCATGCCTTCGGTGGGGCCGCCCTTGCGGGCGAGCTTTTCGTGCCACCAGCGTTCGGCGGGGTGCGCGGCCTGCTGCTGGACCTGGTCGAGGGTCGGCTTTGCGGTGAGGAGCTTGCGGCCGGGGCCGGAGTCCTTGATGAGCTGGAGTTCGACGGTGCCGGGGGGCAGGTCGAAGATGGCGGCGAGCGCGTCCGCGGACAGGGTGGGGGCTTCGTCGCCGGTTTCGGCGATGACGATGCCCCAGAAGTCGGGCAGGAGCTCCCCGGTGGCGGGGTTGGTCAGCTGGACGACGCCGGTGAGTCGGCTGGTGCCGGTCTTCTTCGACGTCTCCCACTGTCCGGTGCGGTAGTCGGCGTAGGAGGCGGGCACGGCCGGGGTCGTCTGCTGGTCCTGGTCGTGGAGGGGGGCCGGGGCGAGGGCGGGCAGCTGCTCGGGGGTCAGGTTGGCGGCGTGGGTGAGGGGTGTCGTGTACGTCATGACGCCGCCCCAGACCGGGCCGAGTGCGTACTCCCACCAGGAGCTGCCGGGGGTGAGGAGGGCGGCGAGGTAGGTGCCGGATGCGGTGAGGGCGGGTGCGAGTCGTTGCGCGGACTTGAGCAGCCGCCAGCCGAGCGGCTCAGCGTCCCACTTCTTCGACAGCCACCAGGCGCCGCCGATGCCGGTGAGTCCGGCGGCGATGTGCGCGGGCCAGTAGTCGGTCTGCGGGCCGATCGTGATGCCGAGGGTGGCAGCACCGTAGGTGAGCCGCTCGAGGGCCTTGCGGCGGCGCAAGGAGCGTGCGGACACGATCCGCGGCGCGCGGGCGGTCGGCTGCTGCGCGGGGGCGAGAAGCAGCGGGCTGGTGGGCTGGAGGTCGGTGGCCACGGCCATGTCCTTTCGTGTGGCGGGTTAGCGGGAGGCGGGGGTGAAACCGGGCTTGGGCTGCTCGTACGGGGAGGCGTTGACGGCTTCGTAGATGCCGCCGTACTCGGTGTCGTGGGCGTCCTTGACGCCCTGGGCGTCGGCTTCCATCTGGTCGGCGGCCTGGGCGACTTCACCGGAGGCGTCGGCGACCCGCTCGAACGCGGCAGCAACCTCGTGGGCCTGGGCCTGGAAGCGTCCGTCGACACCGGCCGGGGCGAGCTGTTCGGCGAGGCGGCGGGCCCTTTCGGCGTCCTTGCGCATGAGCCGCTGCAGCAGGTTCAGCTGCTCCTTGAGGATCGCGGCGGCCGCGGCGAGGGCGAGGATGCGCAGGCCGAGACTGAGGAAGTTGAGGATGCCGCCGATGGCGCCTCCCCAGGACCACTTCTCGGGGGCTTGTTCCTGGGTGGCGGGCAGGTTGGTGCCGGTGGCGGCCTGGACTTCGGCGCTGGTCTGTACGGAGGTGGGTTCGATGGTGTTGGGGTCGTCGCTCACAGCGCTGCTCCTCAGGTGCGGTTGTGGACGGGGGCGGACGGGGTGAGCAGACCGGCGTCGGCGGTGGCGTCGGCGATGGGCCGGTAGGCGTCGTTGAGGTCGTTGTCTGCGGTCTCCGACATTTCGGCTGCCTCGAGGCTGGAGATCTCCATCTCGTCGGACATGGCGGCGAGGAGTTCCATGGACTCGGACAGGCGGGCCATGGAGCCGGTGAACAGGGCGCCGATCAGGTTGTTCTCCACGGCGAGTTCCTCGGCGAACGCTTCCAGGGTGGAGGCGAGGCTGCGGGCCCGGTCGGAGAGTTTCGAGCACTTGGCGTGGGTCTTGAACGCGTCGTCCTTGAAGTCGCCGTACTCGTCGAGGGCGTCGTCGAGGGTGATTTCGGTGGCGTGCTGGGGGTCCATGTGGCGGGACTGCGCGGTGACGGCGCCGGCGCGGCGGGCGGCCTGGTGGCGGGCCTTGACCAGGCGGGGGTCCTGCGACGGAACGGGGGCGGGTGCGGGAGGCATGGGAATCGGCTCCTTCGGGCGGGTGGTGCCGGGGCGTGCGGTGTGCGGTTCGGGCGCGGGAGGCAGGGCGTCGACGCCGCGGGTGATGGCTCCGGCCGGGGTGCCGCCGCCGTTGTCGGTGGTGGTCGGCTGGTCGTCGCGTTCGACGGTCCAGGTGGTGGGGCCGGTGCTGGCGGCGTTCTCGAAAGGCGACTTGCGTGCGCCGCGCGGGCCCGGGCCGGACGTCGGACCGGTACCACCGTCGGTCGGGGTGTCGTCGGCGGTGGTCGCGTCGCCAAAGCGGTCGCCCTTGAAGTCGTCCCCGCGGCGGTCCCAGGCGGCTCGGGCGCGGTCGCGGGCCCTTCGCCAGGAGTCCTTACGGCCCGGCCCGGTCGAGGCGCCTTTCGGGGCTTTCGGGGGCGTGGTCGTGCCTGGGCCCTTGGTGGTCTTGGTCGTGTCGTCTGCGGCGGCGGTCTTCTTCTCGCGCTTCTTGTCGTTCTTCCACAGCGGGGGCACGCCGCGGTCGGTGCCGCGCTTGGTCCACCGGTCGTCGGCCGACCGGGCGGTGTCGCCTTTGACGGCGTCCCACAGCTTGGTGCGCCCGGCATTGGCTGCGGCGGTCGTCTCCTTCGCGCGGCGGGCGTCGTCCTTCTTCTGCTGCCTGGCGTCGGCCCTGGCTGCGCGCTGGTTCTGCTTGGCGTCGAACTTGCCCTGGCGGACCTGCTCGCGGCGGCCTTCCTTCGCGTCGGCGCGGGCGTTGCGGATGCGGTCCTTGGTTGCCTGGCGGGCCTGCTTGGGCGCGTACTTGTTGTCGCGGGCGGCCGCCTGGTCCTTGGCCTTGCCCTGGAGGCGGGCGGCCTGCCGGTCTGCCTTGCGCTGCAGGCGTCCGTCCTGGCGTGCCGCGGCCCGCTCCTTGCGGTTACGTCCGCCACCGCCGGGGGCGCCGGCGGACGGGCTGCCGTTCTTCTTGCTGGCGCCGTTCTTGCCGCCGTTCTTCTTGAGGCTGTAGCCGCCGGACTGCGACGTGCGGTGGGGGGACTTGGGGGGCTGCTTCTTCGAGGTGCCACTGCCCGAACCGCTGGTCTTCTTCTTCGCGCCGCCGGATCCGCTGCCGTTGCTGCGGTTCGTCTTGGACGTGCCACCACTGCCGCTGGTGTTCTTCTTCGCGCCGCCGCCGGGGCCGGCCGAACCGGAGCCCGTGCTGGTGCGGTTCTTCTTGCCACCGCTACCGCCGCGGCCACCGCCGAGAGTACTGCCGCCTCCGGTGCCGCGGGACGCCTTCGAGCCCGAACCCGTGCCGCTGGCGCCGCCCTTGCTGCCGCCGCGTCCACCGGTTCCTGCACCGGTGCTCCGGTTGCCCGTCGCGGCTGAGCCGCTACGGCCGCCGAGCGTCTTGCGCCCGTACTCCTGACCGGAAGGAACCTTGCTGGCGTTCTTGGCGCGCTGCTCGGCCGTCTTCCCGCCCAGGCTCTGCATGGCGGTGGCGTGCTTGTCGTGGGCCTTCTGCGCGTCCAGCTGGTGCTTGGCCGCGGCCTGCTCGGCGCTGTAGCCGTGCTCGGCCATGGCCAGCTGGTGCTTGAGGCGGGCTTCGCGCAGGGGTGCGTGTTCGGCGGCGCGGGCCATGCGGCGCTGGCGGATGTCTTCCGCCAGGGTCACGGAGCCGCGGAGCGCGGCGACGGCAACGGCGAGGGTCGCGGCCAGGGAGAGGGCACCCAGGCGCGGTCCGGCCGCCGGGCCGTCGTTGCGGAAGGTGTCGGGCAGGCCGGGTTCGGGGTTCTGCGTGGTGACGACGGGCGCGGTGAGGGTGGTGCCGGGCAGGGAGTCGATCAGGTCGAGGGGGCTGCGGCGGGCCCGGTCACCGGTTCCGTTTTCGGGCGGGATGGTGGGCTGTGGCGGGATGACCGGGCCAAGGCTGTCGTCAATCTGCGTGGGGGCGATGGGGGTGAGATTGAAGCCGGTTCGGCCGGTGCGGCGTCCGAAGCTGATGACGTTGTCGCTGCTGGTGTGGTCGTCGGTGCTGCTCATCTCGGCCCCCTTTCCGGGGTTGACAGTGGGTGATCGGGTCGGGCACTCTCACGCGCGCGCGTCGCGCGCGCTCATTGGGGCGCATCGTCACCTCGTTTTCGGGTGGGTGATGATGACGATTCGTCACTCCGTGTGAGGCGAGTTGTGGTGCTGGAAGAAGCTGTGGAGGTGTTGGGCGAGGGCGTCGTCGAGGGGCGGCTGGCCGTTCTTCACGGCGTTGCGGGCGAGCATCCGGCACGCGTCGAACCAGACCGCGACACGCTGTTCCGGGGTGGTGGCCTTGGACTGCTTGTCGTTCCAGAAGTCGGCCTGGTTTCGGCGCCGGTTGGCTTCCGCTTGGGGGGTCATCCGGTCTCCCCCATGTTGAAGACGTGGGCGAAGTCACCGAGCGGGTCGCTGCCGGCCGTGGCGCTGGTGTAGGCGTGCGGGTGGGGGGTGTTGTAGACGACCTGCGGGGCGGCGGCTGGCGGCTGCGGGTATCCGGTTCGCGGGTCGGCCGCGAGGTGGTGGGCGGACTCGGTGAGGGTCTGCGCAGTCAAAGCGTGGGCCTTCTCCCTGGTCAGGGCCCTGCGCTGGTCTCGCTGCTCCTTCTTCGCGAGGGCCGCGGCCCGCCGGGCGGGCAGTTCGATGACTTCGCGGCGGTGGGTGCCTTCGATCGCTTCGAAGACGCCGGCGGCCTTCTCCAGAAGGGTGATGGCCTGCTGGAACTTCTTGTCGACCTTCTTGGCGCGACGGTTCGCGGAGCCGGGCTTGTCGCCGTCGATCTGGGTGGTGGCCAGGCGGTTCTTGATGATGAGGGCGATCTGCCGGAGCTCGCGGGCGTCGTTGATGAGGGTGTCGCGCTGGTCGCTGGTGAACGCGCGCATCCCGCTCGCTGTGGTGATCTCGTTCAGGTCCATGGGTCTGTTTCTCCTTACGCGGACTTCGTGTTGCGGGCTGCGGCGTACAGGTCCTGGGCGGTCTTGAGGCGGTCCCAGGCCGTGGTCTGCTTCAGACCCAGTCGGGTCATCACGTCCTCGAGGGACACGGCCTTGGCGTCACCGGCCTTGTGCATCCAGGACAGAACGGCGTTGATCTGCCCGCGGCGCCAGTTCCTGCCAACGCGTCCCTGGAGGTCTGCCAGCCCGTCGAGTTCCTGCGCGGTCTCGCCTGCCTGGACTGCCAGCGTGTCCGCCAGTGCCAGCGGGAGGACTGCCAGCGCGGTCTCTACGCCGTGCCGGGTGCACAGTGGGAGGGGCTGGGTGGTGGCAGGCGCCGACTGGCAGTTGATGACGGTGCACTGGGTCGGGATCACGGGGTGCCTTTCACTGGCAGATCGGGTTGGCAGTCAGGATGCGAGGCGGACGGGCTTTGCCAGGTCGGTGTGGCCGGCTTCGACGGCGAGGGTCCTGAGCTGCTGGGCTCGGGATCGGGAGACGTCGAGGGCCTTGCCGAGGGTGGCGTCGGAGGGTGCCTTGCCGTCCTGCTGCTTGAGGAGCTGGTAGACGTCGACGACGTGGTCGATGTCGACGGGGCTGGCACTGGTAGCAGGGCTGTGGCTGGTGTTGGCACGGTCGCTGTTGGCAGGGCTGGCAGTGGCTGGGCGGGGGTTGCTGGCAGATCGGTTGGCAGATCCGGTGGGGGTGTTGGCACTGGCACTGGCAGCCGGGGTGGCAGCCGGTGTGCTGGCAGTGGCGGGTCGGCTGGCAGGTGTCTGGTTGGCAGTGGCAGCTCGCATGGCCTGCGCGGCGCGGGTGGCGGCGGCTTCCTTCCGCTCGGCCTCGATGCGGGCGGCCTCTGCGGCGTCCTTGGCACGGCGGGCGGCGTCTGCGGCACGCTGCTGCTCGTCGGCGATACGGCGGGCGTTGGCGATCCGCTGCTGCTCCTGCTCGCGCTCGAACGCGGCCTGGGTCTGCTGGCGCTGGAAGTCGGCGGCTTCGTCGGCGTCCCGCTTGGTGCGGGCGATCTCGTCGAGGCGGGCCTGCGCCTCGGCGTCGGCGATCCGCTGCTGCCGGTCGGCGTCGGCCTTCTCCTGCGCCAGGGCGAGAGACTCCCGCTCGTTGGCGATCCGGTCGGCGTCGGCCTTCGATGCGGCTTCGTCGTCGAGGCGCTTCTGCTCGCGGGCGTGGGCCTCCTGCTCGCGGCGGCGGGCGTTCTCGGCCTCTCGCTTCTCGTCGGCGATGCGCTGGGCTTCGGCGAGCTGCTTGGCGGCCTCTTCTTCGGGGAGGGCGAGGGCGTCGGTGATGGACAGGCCGTCCTTGGTGGCGAGGCGCAGGACGAGGAGCTTGTCGGCGGTGGCCTTGCGGCGCCAGCCGAGGCGTCCGAAGTCCTTGCGGAGCTGGCCGATGAAGATGCGGCGCTCCCGCTCGAGGCTGAGGACGTCGTCCCACTTGCGGATGGCCCACAGGCGCTGGCGGCGCCACAGGATGAACGTGCCGACCGGCTTGAGGAACCAGCAGGAGACCGGGGGGCCTTCCATGTGCTTGTCGGCGGTGATGTCGGCGATCCGGCCGACGGCGTGCCGGGCGGCTTCGACGGCGATGACGAACAGGAGGGGGATGACGCCGTGCATGCCCATGCCGAGCTTGTCGGGGTAGGCGGTGGCGGCGTTGAAGGCGATGGTGGCGGCGGTGAGGAGCCAGGCCCCGTAGCGGAGGACGGGGAAGGACATGCGGAGCCAGGTGAGGAGCAGGTCGAGGGCGAGGAAGGCGATGATGCCGGCGTCGACGGCGACGGGGAATGCGCGGGCGAAGCCGCCGAAGTGCTTTTCGCGGGCGAGTTCGGTGACGGCGTCGTAGGAGCCGATGAAGCCGAGGGTGGCGATGGTGAGGACGCCGGCGCCGATGATGCCGATGAGGATCTTCTGGGGTTTGGTGAGGTTGAGTGCGGTCTTGGTGGGGGGTGTCCCCGGCGCGGTGGGCGCGAGGGTGCCGTCCGCGGGGGCGGGGCGGTGCGGCTCGTTGCCGGCCGGGGTGGCGTTCATGACGGGTCGTTGTCCTCTCTGAGCGGCGGGTCGGGTCAGGCGTCGTGGGCGTCGTCGGTCTGCGTCTGCCGGGTGGGCCAGTGGACGGCGAGGAAGGTCGCGGCGATTCCGGCGAAGATGAACGTGATGGTGATGAGCAGTGCCATGAGGGTCGGTGTCCTTTCGGGGTTCAGGCGTTGATCGGGATGGCGGGGTGCGGGGCGGTCTTGTTGGTCTCGGGGAGGTTGGCGCGGGCGGCGGTGAGGTAGCGGTCGGCGTCAGCGTCCGTGAGGTCGTAGCGGTGGC